TGTGTACTTACCTTCGGTATCAGTAGATCCGCTTCTTCGTAGTATCTTCTTTATCAGAGTTAAGTTTAACGCCTTGCGACTCTATTCTAGAAAGCGAGTTGCTGATGTCTTTTAAGATATCAGTCAACACTGCAATCTGAGAAACAGTTATAAGAAGCGCAAGTATAAGCAGCACTGCTGCGATCATGCAAATAGCAGTTAGTATTTGTTCCATTTCGGATCCTCCGTTTTCGTATCTCTATCGGGTTTAGACCATGGGCAGGTTTTGCAGTCCAGATCGCAGCCTCCTCGACGCCGCATAACTCGGCACATGTCTTCGCAACTAAGTTCCTTGCTATGCTCATATACCGGCGCGGATCCTCTAGCAGTGCGTCGATGTTGTATATTCATTTTGTTGTTCCCCCCGCAGAGTCTTATCTGCATTATGATTTATTTCTGTTATATAAGATTAGTTGCTCTCTGATGAAGTAGCTGATCTATCCTGTATTTCATCAAGCATCGTCTGCATCTGATCTACTTCTTCCTCGATAGCATCTACTTCACTGATAACACTATCGAGTTCACGAGATAGCTTGACTGCAGGAACAATACAGAAAATGGAAAATACAACAATCAATGCCACCGATACAATTATCATGTATTTGATTCGATTGTTAATGTTATCTACATGCTTGTTGGTGTTTTCTATGTCCTGTCTGTTTGTCTCTACTTGGCAGTTGACTTCTTCTACCGCATAAGTAAGCCGCTTATCTAAACTCTCTATCTTATCCTGAGTGTCATTTATTGCATCTGTTACTGTAGGCGCAGTAGGTATTGGTCCATATCCTATCTCCATGTTTTCCTCCTATTTCCTAGTATCGCCATGTTACTGTGTCTGAGAATCTATCTACTTCACGCATCGGAACTACGCCGTCTACGTACACTCCATACTTCTCTAGACGGTCTAGCTTGCGTCTGATGTGCTCATATGAGAATCCCCATACCCCAATCATTGAATACATATCAGGTGTTTCTACACTACATTCAATTCGCTTGATCAATTTACTTTTCATCATCGACCCTCATTTGAAACGGGATAAAGATATTAGCTGACGTAGTCGATATCATCCACCCATCTGTGTGTCGCATAGGGCTAAGACCTATTCCGACAATCTCGGAGTTTCTTTGCACTTCGCTTTGATTGTATGAATTGATGATGGTTGCTAAATCATTGAGTGTAATGTATCGCTTTGTTGCCATGTTATCCTTATCCTTCCAGCTGAATCGGCTCGCGTTTTCTGATTTCGAGCTTCATGTTGATGTCTTCGCTTAAGGTAACGATTATATCACTCCACGTTGTATAATCTGATAACAGACATTCTGTCTTTGAGTTATAGCGTTCCTTGAATCGATTGCACATCTCTTCTGTGAAATCAAATTCGTCTATGAGTGTGTGTAGTGTCATCACAAGTGTGCAGTCTACTGCGCATCTCTCTACATTTTCCGAAAGGGCTTGAAGCTCTTTCTGGCTTACTCCTACAGGAATTTCTTCATGTATTCCTCTTATTTCACACTCATGACGGAGTGCGTCTAGGCCTCCCTTCTCTGCAATGCGAAGTGCCCACTGCATTCCGTCACGTCTTGCTTGTTCTTCTTTACTGATTCTTGCCATTGTTACTCCTACGATAATATTATTCAGTCTCTTGCAGACCTACTTCTTCAATTCCATTGATGACTGATCTTGCGTAGTCAGCTAACTCATTCTGCTCATCCTCGTTGTTAGTAGCTGACATTATTACAGTACTGCATGCACGAGTCAATCCCTTGTTCATAGCGGCTAATCGCTCCTGAACCGATGTGTTATACTGGAATCTAGTAGCCTTATTTATGTAATCTTCTACTAGAATCCTCTTAATTAGTTCCTTTGTTGTCTGTAGATCCATTGTTTGATATCCTTTCTAGCTGCTCATTTACACATACAACAAACTCTTTATTGGTTTTCGGCTTCGGGCATTCTTCTACTGGACGATAACTTACTATCAAGCCGTAAAATCCAGCGCGGACAGGCTCTATCTTATATCCTAGCAGACATCGCCCATGACTAGGGCTAGGACTACCGAATGCTTTGCAACCAGAACACTTACGCTTCATCTCCCAGTACCTCCAATATGTTATGAATCAAAGTAGACGTAGCTGCCTGTGACCAAGGCCATGGAGTGTTCTGCCATTCATTAACTGCTTGATATATCTGATCCAACTTTTCCATGTCAGCAAGCGCTTGATCTCGATAAAGACATTTCTTCTGTTGAAAATCGTCGTCTCCTGTAGGATGCAATATTGCATGGATAAATGACATGGCCTTTTCACGGTTTTGATTCTTGACATTCCATACGCTGCTCATGTAATCTCTTGTCCTCCTTATCTAATATCTCCTGGAATCCTTCGCTACTCTTCTGCTTATGATTGCTGTATGAGGATCTGCTATCATGGCTGATCATAGCCGATACGCTTTGACATTTTGGTATCATTCTTTCGTTATTCCTCCTCTAGCCACTTGACGAATCCTTCCCAGTAGCTCTCTAGATATTGTTCATAACGATCTGCAGCTTGCTGAGCTTCTTCTTCAGTTAGATCGCATCCATAACATCCATCTTCGTCATCGAGGATGTCGTCTTCATCTACACCTGCAAGGCAGTCGAAGTCTATTTCATTCGATTCTGCATAGCGGCGTTCACAAGCCGCAGGACATTCCATACACTTCATCGTCATCACCATTCAATTACTGCAAGTCGTTCCAATGCTCCGTTCTGCACTATCCATGTAGACTCATTAACACCTGCTTCATGAATAGTTATTATTGAACCGCCGGATAACTTAGGCAGCATATCAATCAATTCCAACCATGTACAGCCTATCGTTGTTATCATTTATCTACTCCTCTACTATTTCATAGTACCCATCAATTAACTGGACTGTGATATCATCTCCATACTGTAGAGAATCATCTCCGTAGTTCAAAACAAATACTCTAGACCCGCTATCTAGCTGAATTTCAACAGCGTTGTCTTCAGTTCCAATGACAACTGCATGCTCAGGTTCGTTTGATGGATTTGGAAATGCAGCTATCACTACGAAGATGGTAAGTGCAGCAGCTGCTATCAAGCACAATACCCATACGAAAAACAAATCATCTTTTTTCATCTATCTACTCCTTATTGATGTATGCTTCTTGAAACTGCTCATAAGTGCAGCTATTGACATCTTCGCCTTCAGGGACATGCATGACCCATACAAAGGCTACAGATGAAAGGGCTTTCTTTAGCTTGGCTGTTCCACGCCTTCCTGCTTCGTCACCATCTAAGCAGATGATAAACTCCTTAGCACCTAAATGTCGTAGCTGGTCTATCTGATAAGGCGTTCCTGTGCCTAGCAATGCAACTGCGTTGTATCCATACGTCACACATGTAAGACAGTTGATAACAGACTCACATATGATAACAGATGTAGCATTTTTAGGCAATTCAAACAAGCCGTATACTGGTTTAGTTACGTTTGTAGGGTAGTTGAAGTACTTGCCCTCGATGGACCGTCTACAGAAGAACAATGTATTCCCCTGCTGGTCTCTTACAGGGAATGTGATGCAGGGTAGCTCTTTCTTTCGTCCCGGTGGGACATGATGTGCATCAAACCCTACATCATACCTTGCGATCACTTCATCTGTAAGTTTTCTTTCGTACATGTAAGGAACTGTATACCTATATGATGCTAATTCATTCTCAGTAATATACGCCGGTTTCGCAGACAATCTAGCACGAACATGCTCTGCCATAAATCGAGTCATGGCCTGACCCATAAGCTCATCTGGTATAAGTGATTGAACTGCATCTGGATCTGGTTTGAAGCCTGGAATGTTTTCCTCTAGCCACTTGAGTCCTTCTCCGGACATGTTCTTCCTTTCCAGGATTTTTGATATGCCAACTGGCAATGTATATGAAGCCCCGCACGAAAAGCAGTGAAGAAATCCGGCAGGATACAGCTGTCCGTTCTTATACTGGTCATGAAGTAGAATTCCACATGACGGTTTCTTCTCATTTCCGTCACTATGAAACGGGCAGTAAATTGTGTACCAATCCCCTGACTGCTTCGCAGGTCGGATTAGCCCTGCTGCCTCTAATTTATCAATGACGTCTAGCATATCTACTTGCATGTGCTATTCCCTCCGGTGTTTTAACGATTATCATAACGATTTTATAACATAGAAATAGTGCGTATCTGGACGAGAGAATACGCACTAGATCTATACGAGAGATTTATGTCAAGTCCGATGGGGAGTTGGCATCTTTAATGAAATATGTATGATCAGCTGTCTTTGCTGATGCTGGAAGTGCCTTATACTGAGCAGCTGTTAATACTTGAAAATCCATTCCAGATGTTACTTGTACGAATTCTGCTTCAGTGTCGTCCCAGACGTATAAGATAGCTCTCAGATCACTAGTTATAACGATGTAGATAACTGCACCTGTATCTGAAGCCGGAAGTGTAGTTCCGAGCCATACACCAGACATAGGATGACGTGATCCGCTCATATCATAATAGCATTCATCAGAATCACTTAGATAGATTAACTGTCCGTTAGTTATCGGCAATGAATCCAATTTAGCTTTAGTTGTTGTAGTAAATTTGACATCCATTGTGTTGCCCTCCTGTATCTCTATAAAAGGTGACATAAAACAAGGAGCCGAAAGGCCCCTTGTCTTGTTTCGCTAATGAGAGAATTCAATGGAACCGGACTTCTTAGAATGTGGTCCAAGCGGTTGCTGCGGTCAGTTCCTGCTTAGTTGCATAAGTAGTGCTGATAGCATTGATGTCTGCTACTGGCATTGTGATACCTAAGTTAGCTGCTGTGATGTTTACGTTACCGTCGCGGTAATCAGTCTCAGCATCTCCCTTGATACCTGTTACGGTGTTGACCTGAGCACCTGCTTCGATACCAGCTAACTTGCTGAAATCAGAAGAGCTCATCAAGCCGTCTGCAGAAGCAGTAGCCAGCTCGTATGTGGTATCAGTGAACTCAGCGTCTGCCGGAACAGAGCAGCCAAGTGTGAAGCCTGTGGACTCAAGAGTACCATCTGCCTTGAACTTAGGAACTTCGCCGTCTTCTCCAGTTACTCTCTGGATTACGTCTGCTGACAATGCGTAAGCGGATAAGTCGATAACCGGACCTAACTTCTCGTATACAGCGTCAGCTGATGCAGTAGAAGCGGTGATGCAAGTATACTCACTGTTGTCCTGAGATACAACGTAAGTATCACCTACTTCTGCCTCTGCAGGAAGAGCAGATACAGTAGCTACAACGCCCTTGAATCGAAGGACTGCTGTGATATCGGACTTCTTAGCCAAGTCACTCCATCCATCGATGGTGATGGTCTCTGCGTTTCCGATACTTGGAGTCAAGGTTACCTGACCCTCGTCAGTAGAGCTGATGGAGTATGTAACTCCTACAACGTCGTTGACGTTAGCTACACGGATCCAGGTGTATTCGTTCCCGCTTACAGCTGAGCACAGGTACAAGTTGCCGTTGTAAGCATACAAGCGACCGATATCGCCTGCGGTAGAGCTGGTAGGCTCTGCGTTGAGTGTCTTGGTACTCTTTGTGTACTCTTCGCTACCCATGAAAATCTGATGGGTGTCTGTAGTAAAGTAAAGAGTATCCTCACTTTTGGTGGCGAGGCTTGTGTAGTTAGCAAGCACGCCTTTTGCGAAAATTACTGCTGACATAGTGTTTCCTCCTCATAGAAGTTTACATTGTTTATATACCCTTCCATGCGATTGCATCTTTGACAGCACTCTCAGTAGCTACTGCATTGATGCTTTCGCTGGATAAAGTATCACCGCCTATGGTGAATTCAGAACGTTGTACACCAGTTGAGGTGGATGTAATAAGTTTGTCAGTCGGGCCGTCACCTACAATTCTTGCTTCTACATCATCTAGTCTGTTATTTATCGCGTCTAAAGCATTCTGGATTCTCTGCTCACTCGCCTGGATAGCTGCTACAATAGCTGCTTCAATGACGTTAGCAGTAACTACTCCTGAATCCCCTATATCATGAAGGACACCGGACTGATAAAGAGCAACTCCGGTTCCTCCGTAAGTAAAGCCTCCATCTCCATTAGCTACTAAAATGTAGCCTTCTGTGATTTCTGCTTTATCTACTTTGTTGTGAATATCTACATACAGACCTGTCGAATCAACTTGAATTGCGTTGTTCTCTATTTCTGCGATCTGCACATCTGCTGTTATCTCGCAGTGGTCAGAAGATACATTTACACGAATGGTATCAGTAGTTCCACCAGTGTATACATCGACTAATCCATCTGCGTTGCCTACAATCTCATGGGTCCGCTTACCATCTGATACAGTAAGCACGAGAGAAGGACCCCATGTACCGTCAGGTCTTTCATAATTCTCTTCATAGCGGACACCTACTACAGATTCGCCGTTAGGAAGAACAACTACAAAATCCTCTCTTCCATATATAGGAAGACGTAATGTTAAGTCCTCTACGTTGTATATTGGATCGTGTACTACTCCTGCGAGCTGTACCTCTCCGTCTGTGCCATCATAGCGAGTGACAACTAATGCTTCCTTGCTATCTGACCATACAATATCTACTACGCAAGTATCAAGCTCCTGCTTGATTTCATCGCGCGTCATATATCTGAATCCTAAGGTAGCCGGAACCCAAGTAGAATTGGTGCTATCCCATTGATAATATTCTACAGTTCCCTGACCGTCAATGTCGTTGACACGGACTACCTTTCCGTCAATAGTATTACTATCGGCGAGCTTATCTCTAGCTTCTAAGTCATCTACTGTGATTGTTGATCTAGCAATCATCTCCTTATCTTCAGGAGTGAAGATGACAGGAAGTGGAGCTGGTGGAGTTGGCGGACCCGGCGGACACGGTCCCGGAGGGAACGGTCTAGGAGTAGGCCCATCTACTACTCGGAGAGCTACTAAATCCTCTGTGAATACAGGCATGGTAGTGCCTGATGGCAGTGAAGAGAAGTACCAACCCTTTCTTCGCTTTCCGTTATATTCGTAGTTACCGAGCTTGACAATCCACTTCACCTTAGGCAAGCGATACAACACAACAATACTATTTTCAAAGATCTTAGTCTGTGTGCCAGGCACAATTATGTATTCTGTACTCATGTTCGCACCTACTTAATGAAATATATGTCATCTAAATCGGGTAGCTGAAGCGGCTTGACGTCGATTCCGTTGCTATGAGTGAGATACCATCCGCATACTGGTCGATTACCTGCGAATGAATACCACCCGTATCCAACAGTCCAGCTGTCAGTGCTGAATCTGCCTAACCGAACAACCTGTCCCGGACGTAGACAACATGTTGAATTTGGTATACTTAGCGAAATGTTATTGTCCATAATTTGAATTCTCCTACTGATATTTAAGGTTCGCAATTATACACAAAAATAGGAGCATCGCTAGGATGCTCCTGGTAAGAAATATAAGAAAGATGAGGTTAGTAACTAATACATCAGGTCATCGCCATATTCAACAACGAAACTATCTAACAAATCGTTCAGTGTGTCGAAAGTTGCTTCTCCATCATCGAAGTAGCTGTTATACTCCGTTACGTAGTCGGAATCGTCTAAGCGCCCTGCTGCACGAGCTTCATCAAGCTGTGCATTAGCATCGTCTAAGGAATCTGCATGGAACTTGCCGTTGCAATCGAATCTATCTGCTTCCATTCCGGATTCTGGATCGCCTCCGTCATATGACATCAGCATGAATGTGTTTGCATTGTCATCGCACATGATGTCTGTTGCTGAGTCTACATCTAATGTGTTAGGCATCGCATGAGCTGCTTCTTCCTCTTCAGGATAGCTCTGATTGAATCGCTCGATGGATCCAGGAATACCTAACTCCTTGATAACCTCTTTCCATGCTGGCAATTTAGAGTCAATGACATATACGGAATACGGAGGCTCGCCTACATAGTCTACATCTGGGCGAAGGCCATACTTGACAAACAGAGGGAATGACATATCTACGTGACCGATTCCATCTAAGTCGTAAGTTTCATCCCACTCACGGATCTTGTCTGCGTACTTATCAGCGTCAGCTTCAATCTGGTCAGTTAGTCGATCTACCTTGGGCTCAATCAAGTCGAAAACTAATTCAGCTCCATAGTGCTCATCCTGCATATCGATAGCAGCGTTGACAGTATCGCAAGAATTGACTTCTTCCATGTATGAAAGTGTTTCTTTGAGCCATGCGTCTCCATCTTCATAATTCTCAAGGACTGGATCAGATGCATGATTGTTCTTCCAGTAATTACGAAGTTCCTGCTCAGTCCAGACAGCACCTACTTCACCTAACTGGCCCTGTGTATCCTTATAAACACCCGAAGAAGCTTGTACGGAAGAACTTGTATCTTCTAATTCATCAATCTTCTCATTGAATGCATCTAGCATATCTACGCTAGTTGCACTATCTACTCCTTTTCGAGCTAATGCCTTGCGGAATGCTTTGAGCATGTCGTCACAAGTGCCGCTCGTAGCTAATACAACTCGTTTCATGCTACTCCTCCTCCTCTGCAGGTGCTTCTGCTCCGGAAGCTAAGATAGCAGATACCTGTGCAATAGCTGAATTGATTGCATCATCGAGAGTATCTAGAATCATCTGAGCATCTGCTGGATATCCGTCTGCTGAAATCTTGTTGATTCCGTCAATGACGAAAGCGAAGTTATCATCAGTTACATCTATAGCAGCTTGCAACTTATCATCTACTGTTGTTTCTTCAGCAGCAGTAACACGCTGCTTAGGACTTACTGTAAATTTCTTCATCACTCTACCTCCTATACTGTCTCTACTGGGTAAGGAATGTATCTCAGCAGCTTATCAATGCCGATTCGCTCATCTGTCTGATACTGTTCGATTGGCTGACCGTCTTCTCCTGTCGTAGTGATATGTACGGTAGCAAACTTAGGTGTCAGCTTGTCGATGCGAACGACGTAACGACCTGAACTAGATCCACGATAGTAATCTGTCTCTGGGCGGCCTTTCATCTTGATCCAAGCTCCGGACTCAGCAGCATCTTCAATAGCAGCTAGTCTCTCTTCCTTATCGAAGTTAGGCTTCTCGCTGTCCATCTTGCGAAGCTCGTCGCTATTCTCCTTATCAATATAGTCACTATACTGAGGAACTGCTTTATCTAAGATAGGCTTCCAATCAATCTGATTGAGCTTCTCAATTACTCGTACAGATTCCTTCAGGTCCTCAATCTGCTCAGGAGTAACTGCTTGTAATCCTGACCAAGAAGATGTCTCCTTAGCTACATGGCCATCCTCATCGAGCTCAACGGTCATGCTCCAACGCAATGCTGCATTCTTGCCCGAATCTCCCAATTGGTTATTGTGCTCCACCTCAATTCGATAGCGCGCACTGCTCATGGAAAATCCATATCCAGCATGGATGTTGAGGTCAATAGCTACAGGACCAATAGCTTGTGCAGTTTCCTGCTCGATATCTCGCATGATAGCCCTATCAGCTTCTCGCCATGCTTTATTCTCCGCATCGTTCTTCTCCTTGAGTGGTCTGTAGCGATCTTCCCACTCTTTACGACGCTGACGGACATCGTCAACTCTAGAAGAATAGATCTTCATACTTTATTTCCTCCTACTCTAATAAGTAATCCAATATCTCTGGATGATTTCTGATGTCTAGCGTATCATCCACAATGTACTTCGCTGTGCCTTCCTTCTTTGAAAGAAGAGCATGGACCTTCTCGTCTACAGTGTCTCGTGTTATCAGTGTATACACGTTTACTGACTGTGTACTACCCGGTCTATGGCATCTGTCTTCACATTGCTCAATATCCGAAGGGTTCCATGGGCTATCATAGAATATAACGTTTCGAGCAACTGTAAGTGTATGCGATGTACCTAATGCGCCGACGGTTCCTATCATGATACGATAGTTAGGATTGGTGATGAACACTTTCTTGTGTTTTTCACGAACCGCAGGCTTCATCGTGCCAGTATAACAACAAATCTTGTATCGCTGGCTGATGAACCTATATAAGGTGCGAAGCGGTTCTACCCAATTGGAGAAAATAACCACCTTTTCGTCTGGATCCGCCAGTATATCGTCCAGTAATTGCAACAATCTCGCAAGCTTTGCATTCTTTGACAAGTAGGTCTTGTCTAATGCGATTGACGGGTCAACAAGCTCCGGTGATCCGTTTACCTGACGCAGTCTCAGGAACTCAGAGAGTGGATTCAGCGAGTGCTTGATCTTCTCTTTTGATCCAGACACCTCACCTGATATCTTAGCATAAAGTCGCTTCTGACAAGGTGAGTTTTCAATGTATTCTGTGAAATGGATTTTAGGAGGTAAGTCCAGGATGTCCTTCTTCAACCGTCTGAGCATATTCGGCTGAAGCATATCCTTCAACTTAGGGACATTTCTGTATCCGATGATTTCATGTCCTCCGAATCCTCCGTAGATGCAGTACTCTTGACACCACTGCCAGTAGCTGTTTGATTGATGTGCATCAACAAGTCGCATCGGCAAGAAAGCATCTGTAGGCTTAGATGTGATTGGCGTACCTGTCATCGGAATCCACATAGCTTCTGTTGTAGACTTCTTGACTCGTAGCAACTGTTTTCCTTGCATTGATTCCATACTGGAATTGTGATGAATTTCATCTAAGGCTATCATACCAATCTCTTTAGAGTGAATCATCTCGATTAGCCTATCAGCGAATGGATACTTCTTCCCTACTCGCATCCGAATTGCTTCGATATTGACTACTAAGAAGAAAGGTAGCGGAGTGGATCCATCATTGTACATTGTCATGGATAGGAGATCATCAAGCTTCTCCTGAGTAGTTGCTTCTTGCTTCCTGACGGTGCCCTTCCGAGTCAATCTAGTGCCTAGAAGGTAAGGCGTTTCCTCTCCGTTAGTGTGCTTCACTATATCATCTATCCAGTTAAATTTAGCACTGTTAACACATGCGATAATCAAGCAGTGTTTCATGTTGTGAAACTGACGCATGTATAGTCCGATATTCATTACCTGACACGTCTTAGCTGCGCCCGGCTGGTCAGCTAGTATGAATCCAGATCGCAATCCATTCTCATATCGCCATTTTGCAACTTTCAGCGAATCTATCTGATGCTTGTATGGATACAGCCCCTTCTGTACGCGATACTTATATTCAGAGACGTCGATGTTAGGTATCTGGTTAGGGCCATCTATTGACGCGTTGACGTTTATATTCTCGTTTGACTGGATAACTACTTGCTTCTCATATTGTGTCCCCTTGAATTGAGCTAACAAAAAGCCCAAGCGCGCAGCAGGGATTGTCCAAAACTTACCATCTGGATTCCATGTGCGGCCTGGGGCTTGCTTAACCAATTCAACTATGTGCGGATCATATGGAAAACGTACTTCGTATTTATCTCCTGATTGAAGTATACTTATCATATTGTCTCCTACATGTGTTTATGCGATAGCGATATACAGCAGAAAGTCGCTTCCTGGCATGATGAAAACACGATGCTCTTCCCTTACTGCAGTCAATGCTTCTGAATAGTAAAGAGTAGGAATCTTATCTGAAGGAATCCCTACAACCTGAAATCCAGCTGCTACATCAATGAGTGCAGAATCAACTACTACTTGTGGATCTGCGATTGGTGCGACCATGAAGTCGCTATGGATCTCTCTGCATGCTGCGATAACAGAAGATAGTATCTGCTCGTTAGTCACTTGTGTTGCCCTCCCTCTCAAGTACAGAAATGTAAATTATTCCGCGGACAATACGCGACTCCTCGCCTTCTGATAGAGCCCCAGTATTATACTCAATGAAAATCTGGTAGTCAGTTTCTAGCTCCTGATATGACTTCATCGAACAGATACGATAAAGGTCATCTTCTGTGATGTCGTCTCCAGGAAAGAGTGATAACCGAAGTACAGGTTCGATCATACGTCCCTCTAAAGAGATGACGGACTTGCCTACCTCCTCTGATAGAGAGAATGTGGAGCATATCTCGTGAAACGCATCAAACACGAGCTTCATGATTCTTAACTTTTCTTTCTCTTCCATTAGTTGTTCTCCTTGTTTTCCTTAGTGACATGTACACTAGTAGCAATGAACTCAGGATAAAACTTCCTCATCAACATAGTCTTGATGAGCTCCCTGAGTGCTGCTTCCGACATGTCCTTATTCATAGTAATAGTTACAGTGTATCTCATCTCTAGTTCCCTTTGTCCTAATGCTCTCGCCACGCATTGATGCCTTGAAGTTTGCAGTCCATATCTGCCTTACCTTGAAAATAAGATTGCAGAGCAAGGCGAATAACGTCGGATACACGCCCGCCGATTCTATCTGCTTCCTCTTTCATCAACAGGAATTCCTCGTCCCCTACTCGAATAGAATATCTGTGATTGCGATCCATGTGCAGCCTCCTGCTAATTAGTCAATGGAAACTAAGCAAACGTCTCCGGATCCTACTCTTACAATGCGCACCTGATGGTTCTCAATATCCTTGAATACCTCGACTACGTCTTCGAATGGAATTCCGATAACGAAATAAGCATGCTCCCACTCCTCAAGCTCCCCACTGACTACTGCAGCAGCTCCGGTAGCTTCTACAATGACAAATGAATTGTCTACTTCACTTAACAATCCTGCGATAATTTCTCTCTGATTCATGATGTTACCTCACTATCATCTCTTTGTTTCTTGAAGGCTAGGACTTCTTCCATGTCCAGGCGCTGCTGCTCAAGGTGAGCGAGCACTTCCGCCTTCCTCTCCTCATAATCGAATGTGAATTTCTTAATGATTGCATCTTCTACCATGCGCTTCACATCATCGATAGTATGCTCAGGAGTACCTTCCCACAACCTACCTGCGTTCAGGGTTGAATTAGGATCTACATGGAAGTCCATGAATGGTCCCATATAGACATCATAAGCGTAGCGAACAGTCCGCCCTACAAACCTATCATCTTCCATCTGCTGCAGGGTTGTATGATCTACAATCCAGATTCCGTCATATACCGTACCGCCAATCTCTACAACAGCGTCGCAATGACTTGACTTGGATCCGTCTGGAAACTCCTCATAATCATTCCATGTGATCTTCATATTACCACTCCTCAAAGAAATCTCCGCTAAACTCCTGAGATGCGTTCAATCCAAGGTTATATTTTTCGTCTAGCTTCTGGAACATGTTATGTCCATTCCATCCGTAGTCGCAGTCAACTAAATCATTCTCTAGAATCTTGCACCACGTGTTGCATACTTCATACATCAAAGATGAACTGATGCCTCTGTGATTTGTTGCTTTCTCAATGCCGAATTCGACATCGTCTCTCAGCTGCTTGATGATGTTTTCTTCGTTCCATTCAACTACAGTTCGCTTTTCTTCCCCTGTATAAGTGTATCCTAACTCCTTCAGCTGCTCGTCAGATGCAAACTGAACTAAGCGACGCCCTACACGGTCGTCAAGAGTAGTTTCTAACTCATCCATGTGAGACAAAACCCATTCAAGTGATTTCATGTGTTGTTCCTCTCTTCTTTTTCGCACGTTGATCTCAAGTTACGCTTACTTAACGATTTATTCTAGGTCATCTTCTTTGAAGGTAGGTGCGTCGTAGTGTTTACCGTCTACACATCTATATCTTCCATTATATCTAGCTTCGCACTCGCAGCAGCTATCTGGAATGTGAGTCCGCTCTCTGTAGCAACGATCAAACAATGAGCAGTGATATGTGCATAGAGCAGGGTCACGCATAATTCGTTCCCATTCCATGTCCTCTATGTCACGCTCTTCTACTGAACTGTACTTACGGTATATCTCATAACTATCACCTGATGTCTTCAACTGAAAGATGCCCTCAATTACACCAAGAACACCTACTCCTGCATGAAATATGCCTAGAATGATGAATAGTCCCCATGATATACTATCATATAGAGAAAACCAAAAGAATCCGATGAAACAGAAAAGTGCTGCTGTTCCAAGAGTCTTTGCTCCTCCGTTCTGAGCGTTTGCTATATGGGATTCACGCTGCTTAGCTTTGATCCTATCTTGTAGCCATGCCTTCTCTGATTCGTAGAATTCATTTCTTGTTTGTTTCGCCATCTAACACACCTCACTTTCTTATGGCTGCTTACCGAATAAATCTCCCTTCGATACGAGCGAAGAAAAGAATCTAGATGTCTTTGCATTGCTTGCAGCTTTATCAAGTTCGTCACCGGCTAGTCCGAACTCAGCTAGTTTCTCTCTGACCTTAGCTTCCCACTCCTTATCGTCCATTTCAGTATTCGATAATAAAGTTGCGAGCTCCACGTTTCGGACTGCCTGTTTGTAGCCGTCGCTTTTTGATCTAACTTCCTGCTGCTTATCAAAGAACTCTTGAGAAGTAATTATTCCCTTTGATTCTAATAGCGTTGCTAGCGCTGCGATATTAGTTGTCACCTCTGTCAGTGCAAGCACTAACTTATTCTCATCAATCATCTTCATAACTTTCCTTCCTCTTTCATCTTTCTAGCGTGCATTATCGCACTATTTAATTCGGCATGTTGCTCCGGAGTCAATCCCTCTAAGAAAACAGCTACTGCGTATTCCGTTTCAAGTGGCGAACTATCTAGAGCGCAAAGCAGAAGCTCATGCAAAGCTGCAGATACTGAGCTTCTATCTCCTACTAAGCTCCAACATGTTGCTCCGCTTTCGCCGTCATGCATCATTGAAATGTATGAATCAGGCTGAAATTTGTTCAATACATCTAGCTGAGTCGATATGGCTTCTCCGATTCCTTTCTTGATCTTAATCTGGTCATTCATTCAAGTTACCCTCCATATTCTTCTACCTGTATAACGATTCAGGTGTCCATTCCCAAGTGATAGTTCCTGAGTCAAATACCCTCACGAATCCGTGTTCTTCCATTATCTCTCGCTCTGTCCGGGAGATATCAATGTTAGGATCTTTCAGAAAATCCTTGATGTGACTCTTCTGTGCGTTGACACGATTGTACGCTCTGTCGCTAGCTACTTCTACCCAGACGTATCCTGGATCACTTCTTCTAATCTCTGTGAATCCTAACGAAGGATACAATGTGCCTGATGTATGCGCTCTATCTGAAAATGATATTACACCCGAAGGCGAGTACTGGTCGATGAAATGTTTAAATAGCCTAGATGCACCACCGGTAACTGTTGTGCCTAGCTTGGAGCAGAAGCGCACTAGCTCGAATGTCCCGTCTTCTGCAGGGGAGCCGATAGTTGCCCGCATCTTTCCAAAGGTCATAAGAGAAACTAATTCGCCTTCATAGTATAGCCCGAGTCGTATGGATGAATTAGCAGCCCCTTGGCGATGGTTAGCATTGAGAAATGCAGAAGCTTCAGGTCCGCTAACTTCGCTGATTGTGCATTTCCTTGCGTAAATCTTAGAGCTATTGGATTTCAACAAGTTAGAAATCATACCAAGTATAATATCTGACTTGTGTGTCCATTCATATCCAAACACATGGAATAACATAATGCCCTTCTTTTCGCATTCATCCGTTTTGTGCATATGGTAGCGAATCGACTTAGGTTCCCCTCCCCATGGGTCGAAAGCAGATGAGTTATGCGTACATGTAGGATTGCACTCAATAGCAAATTTCATTTCAGGGACTAGTATATCTAGTTCTAATGGAGTAATAGTTGCTCTGTCATTGTGCACAATAGTGACATCAGGCCTGATAGAATGTATGAATTGCCCGATCTCTTCTTCCATCCTGCTCTTCCTTGTGCAGATAGCTCCCCACCCCTCCCTGGATGTTAAGTACAGATCAATGGTAGATAGGTCTACATTAAAATATTGACTCAACGCCTGTGAAGATGGGGGATATTCAAAGTGTGACTCAGTGAACGATTTCGGATCATCGATGAATTGATACCATTCTTCAATTTTACTAATGTGCTGCTGAGTATATGCCTTCCGGCCATATAATCTCTCATTAGTAGCAGCTGCTTTATCTTGAAACTCCTTCAGCATCATTGGATGCGCGGCTCCGTACTTAGCAAAGTTAGTTTCTCTCGTCTGCTCCTTGATATCCTCATTTTGCGTAGCCCACGGAACCCCGAATCGCTCTATGCAAGACTCCCTGGATTTCTCTTTAATAGCCTCATTCTGGAATACATTATCTACTCCATAGACTCTTTGGACTGTTTCTTTCCTCTTTTCTAGAACCTCGGGTGATTGCAAGTGATGCTCCACACCATACTTTTCTAAATCAGTTTCTTTGACTCTCTCCTTGTACTCAGCTGTCTGTGTGTACCACTCTGTTCCGTATCTCTCGAGATTTGTTTGCTTGATGCGTTCGGAAATACCATCAAGATGCATGATATTTTCAACACCGTACTTCGCAAGCATAGTCTGTTTGAGATTCTCTTTCATTGCATCTACGTCTTTATTGCGAGTTGCTTCTATATATCGGCATTCTTTTGAACAAGTCTTGACGGTTTTATCTTTACGAGGCTCAATGACGAACTCTTTCCCACATACTACGCAAGTCTGATAATGAGTATCCTGACAGTATTCATCTCTAACCGTCTTAGGAATGAATTCCTTTCCGCACCACTTGCAGATCTTTTTCGACAGCTTCGCAGATGCTTCTCTCTTTTGTTTTATCATCTTAACCTGACATTCAGGACTACAAGTAGCTTTCTGACGAGCAACTGTACAGATTCCAGGATACTTCTTACCGCAGATAGGACAAGTAAGTTCAATCGGCTTGTTACATGATTGCTGACGTGTAGACTTCGGATGAAACTTCTCCCCGCATACTACACATGTTCGAATGATGTTTGGTCCTATACCTGGCATAATTGTATTCCTCCTGTGTAAACATAACGATTTACACACTAAAAGCGGCCTACCTTTCGGCAGACCGCTCATTGTTGAGATTCACGCGAAAATATGGAAATTGTTGAAGTTCTTCTAATCTAATAGGTGAGAAGGCTATTAGAAAGTTCCTAAGATCTTACCAGATACGCAAGTAGCTGGGTTTACGATCTTGCAGCCGAACATTGTTGCATGACCCTGCTGGATGGATGCATCTGCAAGTCCGATAGCATCAGTAGATGCGATAGGCATATACATTCCGAACAGGCCGGAATTTCTACGAATGTCGTTAGACTTGCAGGACATTACCCATTTATTGGACTCGTAGTTCGGATCTACGTAGATGTCGAACTGATCCAACTTACCGTACTTGTAAGGTCCTACGGTATCTGCGATGTCTGCTGCCTGGAATCCATCGATCATTGAGATGAACTCAGCTGCGTTAGTACCTACTACCAACTTGTTCGGACGAGTTAATCTTGTTGCCTGGTAGATAGAAGCTGCTGCCTGGCCAAGTTTTAACTTGAACATGTTGAGGTAATCAGAAGGTACTACTGCACCGGATAATACTGGAGAAGCGTCCCAGTTGAACTGAGGATTGTACTTAGCTGCTTCATCTAACTTCTGGAATGCAATCTCGTTGATCTCAGCTGTTAACTCGGAGATAGCTGCTTCCTTAGCAGTGTCACCTAAGTTAGTACCGTACTCGGTAGAAGCTGCGAATGCAGAGAAGATGCTCCAGTAGCAAGCGATCTCATGTGCTTCTGCTACGATATTGAACTCATCTAACTGTAAGTAACCCTTTGCCATCTTAGCGCCATAGTTGCCATTTGCATCTGGACCAACAGTCTCGTTATCATACTGATAAGTAGCGGAAAGCTGACCAGTTACACCTGAGATAGCACCGGTTGCGTAATTGATGGTACCTGCGGAAGTACCAGTAGCGTCAACTAAGTTTCCTGCACCGTCGTCAACTAACTTAGTAACAGCACCGCCTGCTGCGGTAACGGAGATGGAAACAGATCCTGGAAGTACTGGAACGTATGCAAGAGTAGCAGCATCTACTGCTTCATTCTTAACTACGCGTCCGGTGAAGTTAGGATCAATACCCTGACGGTTTACAAATGGGCTAGAAAGGATCTGACCCTTAGCGGTCTCACCCTTGGTGTTCTCTGCGATAAACTTGAAGTAAGGAACCAATTGCTGACGGGACTTCATTGCAACAGTACCGAAAACTTCCTCTACTAACAAGTTCTGAACGAACAATGGCAACATCTCAAGGAAATCTGGGCGAGCCATGATGTTTGAGGTGTTGGTTGCTGCTGTTACAGCAGACATTCTCCGGCAGTTGTTCTTCAGCTGCTGAGCAAACTGCATCTGGGCTGGTGTCAACTTAACGTTGTTGGAAGCGTTTACAGCTCTGCGTGCGCGACGATTAAGTGCCTGGGAGTTGATGCTTGTTCCGGCATTGATTGTCTTGCGAGCAGGAGCGGACTTCTTAGAAGCTCTTACTACCATAATCTTTACTCCTTATAATTGAAAATTTTGTTTACAGGGTTATTAGGTCCGCGGTGTATTCATCATCTACGAACTCCTCATCAAGGTCATCGACCTCATCGAGAGAAGTGCTAACGCGAGGTGCGATATTAGCAGTAGATGTTCCTGCGGATATGATATCCTTCAGCTCCTTGACCGAGGTGGTAGCAGTTACTGGGATATCTCGAAGACTTACGCCAAGTGCGTTTGCATACATATTAGCATACGCCTCCTGATAAGATAAGATAATGTCTTCGGCTGCATCAATTCGTTGCTGCAACTCGGCTAGCTTGGAGTTAGCAGTTACTAGGCTAGAATTTAACTTGCTTGTTTCGGTGACAGTTTCATCTAACTTGCTTTCTAGCTCCTTGATTCGAGCATCCTTAGATGCGATTATCTTCTTATTGGCTTCGATCTTATGTTCATATGTAAGGTTAGCCTTTTCCATGTCGGTTGAGGCTTTCACTGACGTCTTCTTCAATGCAGCGATCTGACTCTTCAGGTCATTGTTAGACGCTGTGATTGATTCCTCGAAATCATGCATCTGTGTAGTAGCGATGCGCTTGTATGCACGTAGCTTTCTAGAGCATTCAACACGAAGTGCATCAGATTTGCACTGCTCATCGATAAGTGCGTTCTGGAACTCTGTTGCTTTCTGATGCTCCTGGAGGTACATATCTGTTAATCCATCAATCTTCTTCTGCATGAAGTCGATTACTTCTGGATCCACTTCTGGTTCTTCGTTTCCCATATCTGCATTCTCTTTCAGCTCGTTGATACGGTCCTGAATGGTTGCAAACTCATCAGAGCCTTCATCGAACTGTTCCTGAATAACTGCGAGGGCTTCGCAGCTTGTAATATTCTTAAGCTCTGCGTTGATAGATGCGCATACCTTCTTGAATTTAGCTTGCTTCTTCGTATCTGTGGAAGCAGCAATCTCTCTGAATTCAGGAATGCAATCTTCGTATGCCGGGAATGTGACTAAGTCGAATCCTCTGAATACGAATGTATCTGGATCTACTTCTCCGTCTCCTGATACGTCTCCTGCACCTCTGATAGAGATACCTAACCGGATTCCTGCATCTTGCATCGTCTTGACGATACGTCCTACAGGAGTATCAAGTAAGTCGAAAGTACCAACTACATCATCGTTGTCTTCAAGATGGCACTCCGTCATTGTGATGCACGCATGCTCATAATCTTGGCAACCTGGATCCTCAGGATGGCCCAGGAATCCGATGTAGTGTCGATACTCGATTGCATTCTTATATTCGTCAGAGGCGAATAGTTTTTCGAACAGCTGTCGGCCTAGGCGCATATCATTGTTGTTTGTTACACTTGCGTCACAACACTTGCCCTGAAACTGTCCGATAACAGATTTATTTGCCATTGTTTATATCTCCTCTCTAGCTATTCTTAAGCGCGTTAGTAGTCATTCTTACAAGTCCACCTACTGCTAACGTCTTAATCAGCTCCTTTATAATTCCACCCTCTACAGGTTGATTATCGATATCTACGTCAATGGAATCATCTTCACGGAGTGATGTGTACCCTTCCATAGCTGCATCTTCGACAGCATCGAGTACTTCATCATCTACTTCTACCTCTACAGCAGTGTCAGGCAATATAGTATACTGTGCGTCGTCGATAGACACTACAACTCCCTCTTCGGTTTCGCTCAATTCAATTGACTTACCTTGTAACTCTTCTATCTCTAATAGGAATGAGAGAAGGGCCGCTGGAGTGAATAACAATTGATCTTCCATATCGTTTGCTCCTTATCTGCTCTTGATAAACATGAGAGCTGCTCCTACCTCATCATCCAGTGAAGATAGATCCAAATCATCGTACAATGATTCGTCTTCACGATAGAGGTCCTCTAGGTCATTATACACTGTCTGCAAATCAGATGTTAACTTGCGAGCTAATCGAGCTCCTTTCTCTGTGCTTGCAGTTACTTTTCTAGATGATGGTTTGATAACTTTTCGCATTGAAACGTCTCCTTTCTATATTTCAACATGCCACTGCATGTATCCTTCTGTAGGGTAAATTGCATTGATGCCGCCTAGCTGGTCGATAGCACCTAACTGGATCTTCCAGATAACCTGTACAACTTGATTGATGCCTACACGAATAATCTGTCGCTTAAGCAAGTCGCGATTCTCTGGCTTCGACATGTCCCAACTCTCTTCTGATGTAGGAGATATGCGATAGCCTGCAAGCAATCCGTTGTCTCCTTCTGGATAGTAAGTAGCTGTGTTCCACAAACCTACTTCACTGATGAAGATGTGATCCATTCCAAGCTCTCTGAATTGCGCAAGAGCTCCTGTAGATATCATCGCACTGTATACAATGTCGATTGTCTTCGGATGCTCGGATTGATACTCTGGTATCATCTCTCTGTGTGTGATCTTACCTCTCGGGAATGATGATGAGATAAGCTCGCATCCGATTGTATGCTCAGATGCTCTGTCCTGAAACATAGGACCGAGTCCAAAGTATTCTCTGCTATTGATGTAGTAATCAGAATAGCCATCGGAGCCGAATCCTGGTACTTTTGACAAGTAGTCGATGAATCTTTCTTCTTCTGTGCCTTCAATGGTACCTACGCCTGTCGGCAATCCATTCTCATCTTCGTCCTGGCTAGACAACCCCATCGTACCGAGTGAGATGTGTGTAGGCAGGAAGTTACGTGTGTCACGGACTGCTGTTGTGTTGCCTAGCAGATAATATCCGATGCCCATGAGCAGCGTGTTAGTCGCTGCGTTGTGGCCTACGTGCTCAGATACTAGCTTTCCAGTAGGCTCATCTATAACTCGAATAGAAACATTCTGTGTTACTCCGAGACTTTTTGCTAATTCTAAAATGCCTGTTGCCATATTGTCTCTCCTACGGTATTTCGCAAGTAGTTGATTCCTCATCATGATAGAATTCTTCTACTGTCCTAGTAGAATGTATTCCGTCATATACTCCGATAGTGTAGCGTCTATCGGCTACCTGTCCTTCTCCTGCGGTTGGATCTATACGTCTATGCAAGTCTGGATGTGTGTATCCGAACTCGTCTAACGCTATATCTTCTTCTGTTGCAGGAGTTGCTACTCCTTGTGCTGTCTTTGGGAAATTATCCATAGTTCATAACCTCTCACTGATATTGAAGGTTGATTACTCATCTGGATGGACGTCTACAACACTGACGTGTCCGGATTCATCTACCTTAGTGAATTTAGTGTTATTTGGACTCATTTGAATTGCATCGCCGAAGCAAGCCATTGCAGGCCCTAATGCAGGCCGTGGATTCATCAGTCCCTTTGATCTATCTAAGTCGATTGTTGATACATCCTGATTCAAGTCTTCTTCTGACTTCAGATCGTATCGTAGATTATACTGAGGATATTCAGGTATCTTAGAGTATCCCTCTGGGTATTCAACTGTAACATCCTGCGGACCATATCCCTGTGTGAATATCTCCTCTGGCAAAATAGACCGAACGATATGCTCATTGTTGCACAGCTGTAAGGAATACAATGATCTATATCCTGGATCGATGAGTGTAGTAGGCTCACCTTCTGCTTTTGAATTGCGGAACCATGGTCTTCCTTTTCTAGGTGCGACGTATGGATTGCCTTCGTTATCAACCATTTGCTGCATTGATGCGAAGTCGTATCTGCGATAGTGGCCAACACGTGTAGGTCCGATATCCATTGCGATGTTATTCTGATCAGTAAGTCGAGCATCTACTGAGATGCGTGTCTTGGAATCTAATCTAACACCTGCGTGAGTGAAGCAATACATGCCTATCGGTCTAACATACTCTAAGCAAGCATCGGTTGGTATCTTATCTGAGTAATATACAATGTCGATGTATCCCTTGTCATGATTAGCTGCAACGTATGTGCTGTTGATAGGAACAGAAGTATCTTCAAGTCTATCTTCCATGATAGGCTCTTCCTGTGCGTAGTTGAGTAAGCTGAATTGCGCCATGTTAATCTGTGCACCGAGAGTAACTCCGGTTCTGGATCCACGGTTCCGAATGAGTGATGCAAAGTGAAGTATCACTAATCTGTTGAATGCAGCTGTTAATCTATCATCATACTTGAATCCAACAGTAGACCCCAGCAGCCAGAGTAGCTGTCTAGGGCACCGAAGTGGATCTAGCATATCTATCATGTTTTCTGTTTCGTCCTGTACCTTTGTGAGGCATTCGCCGAACCACTTCAGAAAGAAGCGGAAGTCGGAGCTCTCTTTGTAGGCTTCAGGAACAGCGATGTCTGTGAAATTCATCTGCGCCCTCCTTACTTGATTAGTGAGTCAGATGCGATTCGGATAGGATCGCTTGCTAAGTCAGTAGGCTCTAAGTATCGTGCGAAGCTGAGCATATTGAAATACTCTACGTCGCAATCATCCCAGGTGATTACAGAAGTAACTGCGCTACCTCCATCGAAGAATGCGATGTTGTCGTCTGCGCCTGTTACTACCTTGAGGACCTCAGGGACTGTAGGATACTGACCATATGATCTGTTTGCAGGAGCGAAGAAGATTGCAAGTGCCTCTTTGACTTCTGCGATAATCTGCTTTCCTACTTCTGCGCTTACAGGGGACTTAAGATACAGCTGACCTACAACGAAGAAGTTGAATACACGTGTGAACCCGAAGTCAAGCGATACAGCCATTGACTGCAGCGGCTCGAAGTCTCTCTCAACAGATGTGATAAACTTTTCCGGTGGCTTATATCTAGTGAAGTTAGTTTCTTTTCTAACCTCTGCCTTACTTACCTGGCCAGCTCCGAATGAGCTATTCTTGAAATCATTATGAATTGCGAAGCACATTGCTGTGTATGTCTTGAAGTTAGATGCGAATACAAACTTCTGTGGATCTGATGGGTCAAATCCCAATGACAATGCAGCGCTCCAGTCGAAGGATTCATTTCCTGCAGGGAAGTCGTAATTGGTGATATACTTTTTCTTCTTCTGGCTCTCTGTGAGAGTCTCATCATTGTATACTGACAAGTTGTATTCAAGTACCTTCTGGCAATCTACTACTAGTCCACAATCAAGTCCTGCTTCTCTGTTGAGGAAGCGATTGTAATCTGGAAGTGTGATTAAGCTGTCCCAAGTGTTGATATAGTTTCTACTATTGATATATGCCTCATGCGCCGTTTCTGGACTAGCACCCGTAACTGTATAGGTGTTAGGTAATTCAACGGTATTTGCGAGGTTAGAAACTGTTATATCGCCTGACTCGAATGTGACGTCGTTTGACTTCGCAAACAGGAGGTTCGTCAATACATCTTCGCCGACACATCCGATAACGCCTGAGCAATCTATCCAGTAGACGATGAAGTAGTTATTCTCGTAGTTCTCTAACTGATTCAGATAGTTACTGATAGCTATCTGTGCGTTAGAGTAGTTATCGTACATGACACAGAATCTGGGCTCAGGTGTCATGAAGTCAATTGATGACGGAACCTGGATCCACTGTGTATCTAAGTAATCATCAGATGATAGTGATGACTTAGCTTTCAGCCAAACACGTGTTGTGTCAACATGTTGTGACGGAAGTGTGATGATACAGTTGTTTGCTTTCACGTCTGCAACTGGAACTGTGAAGGATCTCAACTCGCCTTCTACAGCTACTCTTGTACATGACTGTCCTGGCTTCAACGTCACTATGTCGTTTCCTGAGAATACATCTAAGTCGGGGGCTACTGTCTGTCGAGTGCTCCGGCTGCTAGCTGCGCCGTAACTAGATGTCATCGGAAGTATGTTGTAAGTGATTACTCGGTCCTGATTAGTGATATCAGTGTATGCATTCAACGTACAGAAATTAGATCCGTTGAATCCTAAATCAAGAGTAAGTGAGCTGTCTGTTGTGTTTGTTATTGTTACTTCTGTTGTAGCTGCACGATAGAATCCCAAGTCATATCCGATGAGTGCGAAGATCTTCTCTGCATTCTTTCTCTGTGATACAGTAGGTGCATACAGCTCATTGATGAGTAAGTCTAAGTTGATTGACAGCATATCGCTGCAGCTAGCTAGGAACTTACCTAATACTACTCCTGGGTCTGATTCCGCTTCCGGCTTCCACAGCTCAGTGAGTGTCGGAACGACTTCCCAGAAGTCTTTCATGATAGATTCGTAATCTCTACTAGAATACTTCACTATTCCTTTCTGTGTTTCGCTCATATTGTCCTCCATGCCTTATAGATTGATCTCTAATGCTTCGCCATATATGGAATAGACAGTAAGTGTTAGATTTAGCACGTTGCCTGTCTGCAATTCGTTTCCTTCTCCTGTGTAATCTAAGCCGCGTGTAAGCGTCGTCTTGTCTGGATCCACGCAAGGTTCCCATATGCGAAGCTGCTCGACTATTCTATCACGCATCTCTGCGATGATATTGTCGTTGTTATACTGAAACAGATATCGTTTCAGGCCTACTCCGTATGTGGGATTCATGTATAGCTCAGTCGGTTCCGTTGTTAGTAGTAGCTTGACTCTACTTACAATTGATGCAGAATCAGTAGCTACACCTGTTCGATTTCGAGCTACATCAAACATGCTCGGAAAGTTGATTGAACATGTATTCATCTACTTGCCTCCTAACTCGATAGTATTGTTCCTGTATAGTAGTTACCGCCAGTTAACCCGATGACGATATAATCGCTACTGTTAGTTCCGTTTACTGACTCAAGTGCTACAACCTCACCCTCATTCGGTAGATGTGGGAGCAGCAATGAGCTATACCACGGGAGATCATCGTCACGTGTATATCCCTGTCGGGTATTCGCTGTTTGCTTGAATGGGCCATGGATAGACGGAATGCGTACCTTCAGCTGCATCGTACCGTCGTTTGTATACTGTTGTGCTTTCACATATCCGTATATTATCATGTTAACTTGCCACCTTGTTCCAAATGTCTACTGCGTAATCTTGACGTGTCTTTGATTCGTTATCTACATCTGCAGGTACCTCGAATACTCGCACGAAGTAATCTGCTCCTGATTTGGCTCCAGCTAATGAGTTAGGAACTGACATCAGGTACGACCACACTGACTTGTATCCCGTCTGTAGCTCATGTATCAAGAAGTTTAACTGACCGCTCAGGTTGTTAGCCCATTGTGCTCCGCAGAAGTTCTTCATGTTAGTGAATCTTCCTGCATTAGGTTGTGTATCGTGCCACTGACATAGACCTCCGGAAGTTCCATGATCACCAATTGCAGCTGTGTTGAATCCTGACTCACGTTGAATATTCGCTAGTATTGCTACTGCTCCTGCATTCGATAACCCCTTGGACTTCAGGAATGTGTATGAATTCAACATGTTCTGTGTTACATTTACAGAAGCAACAACTGCCGGAGCTCCTCCTGCTATGAGATCCCCTAATCCGCCTGCAAGTGAGCCTCCGCCCATCAGCTGAGTCATATCTAGACCGCCTCCGAGTAGCTCTTGTTGATAGTATCCCTTTACGGTATTTGTCCAGAAGTCTACTATCAGCTCTGCATCTGATTGGTCTGACGTGCTAAGCTGTGCTCCGAATACAGAATACATATTCTGTAAGAGACCTGTATAGTTTATGGCAGTTAGCTTTATTCCGGTTTGTGATATAGAAGGTTTCATCGCCTGTGTGAGATATCCTATTTCTCTGGCTGCTGCATCCTCTTCGCGTACACCTTCCGTATATAGACCCTGTATTGTTCTATACTGTATCACAGACTCTGTTGTTCCATCAATCTGTTCCCAGTTAGGACGATAGTATGCGCTTATCACGTTAGCGTGTTTGCTGTATGTAGTCTGGATTACTTTCTTAGATTGCACATCCCCTTCAATGACAGTGATTGTCTGATTATTCACCTGTGTGACGATACCTGCACCATCGGCTACATATGTTTCTACTTTATCTGAATACTTCTGTCTTCGGAAGAGGACGATATCGCCTACCTCCGGAATAGCATACTTGCCTTGTGCGTTACTCGGTAACCATTCACCCATGTGTCGTAACACTCCGATTCGACCGATGCTTGTGCAGCTAGCTGTATCTGGAATGACAATATTCAGCGATGATCCGGCTTCCGATGAGCATGCTGCTACAAATGCAGCAGACCACCCGCCATTAGTCTGTATGTTCATCTTGTTACATGCCCACTGTGGACCTTCTCCTACGTGTTCCTCTGCTATGCGTAAGAAGGTCTCAAGTGCGCTTTCGTCTATTGCACCTTGGCACATAGGGTTCTGTATGAATCCCTGGAACACTAATCCCTCTTCTTTGTCGTCCCAAGATCCATATCGCTTTGTGCGGACTGTTGTTTGGAACACGCCATTCTTGACTTCCGATGTTGTCAGGGTTCCGTTAGCATCTAGTGACTCAACTACGCAGACGAATCCTTTATGTGAATGTTTCTTGCCTCCGTAGAAGCACATGATTGCACCTAGCATTGGAGCCATGTTCCTGACATATCCATCTTCCGATGTTCGATACACAGTATGTGCACTTCCCTGTGTAGTGAGAGAATAGTCATTCATTATCTCTGAGAATCTTCCCCATGCGTATGATTCATTTGTAAGCGGTGGATAGCTGAATGGAGATTTACCACCCCATTCTGTAGGAGTGAACCACAGGTCTGTCTTTTCTTCTATCTCTCTGAGCTCTTCCGGAGTAGGGTCAGTGCTCGCATTCTTCTTTTTCTTCTTCTTATTCTTCTTATTCTTCTCTTCTTTCTGCTTTTTCAGATCCTCAATGAGTTGTGTTATGTTCACTACCGTAGGAGCTTCAAGTCGAGGTCTGTATGTACCATCAACTGCGCTGTATCTGTTTCCTGGAATCATCTGTAAAGCAGACTCACCGATATCAGCGATGATACTAGCTCCGGAACCGATACTAGCTGTTACTTCATTGTCAGCTCCTGCACGAGGGTTACCTGATACTACAATCTCTGTATGTCCGCTTCTCCATAACACATCTCCGTTGAATGGATTCGACAAGTCTGTCTTTACAAACAAGCCTGTGTTTAGAAGTGCGTTTATCTCAGTAGATGTAGCGAAGTTTCCTGGATCCACTCCACATCCTGCAATTACACATGCCCTCACAAGTGATGAGCAGTCGCAGTTTATCGGGAAGCTTGCGTTGATTCCGTATGTGATAACAGCAGTACGGCTTTCCGGACCGCTTCCGGTATTCTGTGAGTATCCGATGTTATCGTTGTTACATGCGTTTATCATCGCGCTAGCCATACCAGCTGCGTGTGATGGGTTAGTAGGGCGCAGTATACATGACCACCCAGATGCAGAGAAAGGAGCTACTGATACCTCTTTTCCTGTAGTGTCTCCTGGGTTACCGTATATCGTTCCGTTTTCTGATATGTGCGCGCCGCCTTGCATTAGCTGTCCCATAAATCATACCTCATTAGTCTAAAACTTGAATATCGCGGGAGTTAGGAGGGAATCTAGGCTAGATAAATCATCCATCGGCGATATGAGCCATACAGAGAATCTATCTAGATACTCTTTGTATCCTAATCGCATCAGCTGATCTCTACTTGCGTAGAATCCGCATTTATCTTTTAGTCCCCATTTCAGAATATTCTTGTAGTATACATCAATTACTTTTTGCCTCGATTGAGGGGTTCCGGAGAGGTCTAGTTCCAACCACAGGCCTAACTTCGGCGGATACTTCGATATGACGAAGTAGAGCCAGTAGCATTCGTCTTTAGCTTCCTGCTCTGTGTTAGCTCTCACAGTAGCGTATAAACCGTATGGCATCTCATCTTGATTAGCTTCGGCTACTTGACTCTTCAATGATGAATTCATGTATGTTGCTCTTACATTGTGTCTTCCGTCGAATCTACTACCCGCCCAAAACATTGTACCTACTACACCGAAGGTACGCATACGCTGATAGTTTACCCCTAGTGTTCCGGGAGTTACTGTAATCATGTATGGCTTGATGTTACCTACTGCGATAGTAGACTGTGCTTTCAGTGCTTCTGTTCGGTTCTGTGCTTTAGTTGCATCTTGCAATCGCTCTGTAACTATTGCTGCTATCTGACTGAATCTGTTAGAAAGCCATGTTCCTGGGCAATTCACGCTAGCAAACCATTTGTGCATTGTAAGGGTACTAGTGGATTTGTTACCTGTGTAAACAAGCTCTAGCATGAAGTTACGTCTACATATGTCTGTGCATAGATCCAACAGTGCGTTGTATGTCGCATCTGTTAGCTTCCCCTCTTTGATTCCCTTAGGGTCGTTCATACATATGATGTTAACAGCATACTCATCATTAGCTACGCTACCTGTAGACCATGACCGGAATTCCTCATCTACGAATAGACACACTGTTCCGTCTGATGATATGCCGTAGTGATAACTCGACTTCTCTGCTGCCATCACAAGCTCAGATAGGTCATAACAGTCTCCGGAAGCGTCTGCTGAATGGATAGTTATGCGATCAATGAGTGTATCTTCTCTTCTTTCGGTGTATCTACCTGCTGTTCGATTGACGTAGTTTGCTAAAGCTGAGTTACTCATCTAGGATACCTCTGTTATCTGCTTCGAATTCGTTTCGCTGATCATCTGTTGTATAATCAGCTATTACTTTTCCTTTCGGAATAGAAGTTACCATTGTCATAGTAGATTGCGGCATGTATCGGCCTTCTAAGATGTCGATAGGGTCTTGTTTGTAGTATGTGTGATTGTAACATCTCACAGGGAACTTGCTATCCCCTTTCCATGATGTGCAGTATTCTACTACTACATACTTTTGTGCATCTCCGAGCTTGATTCCGGGAACAATGTCCTGATTCGCATCGAATTGCACGTTGTGCAGATGTCCGTAGCGAATGAGCTCATTGTGATTGACCCACACACATACTTGCACGTATCCGTCTGTTCCATGACCTACATACGCAATGCGACCGTGTGAAATACTGAATACAGAATCGCATTCTACTCTGTATCCGATTACACACGGTTCGGTTGTTTCTATTGGTTCTAAAGGGCTGTTTGATGACCCTGTTAGCGTCTCAATCATTTCGTTTACCTCCAACAGTTTTAGAGTTCAGTGAAATTTACACTATTTCGTTGTATTATTACACCATCTGAATGTCTTGCCAAGTCGGATACACATATCCAAAATCGACTTTTCCTGGTGATTTTATATTAGGTGTAGTATGGAATGAGCTCACACGTCCCTTTGAGCTACCTGAACGATAGATTCCCATTCCTGCAGCTGTCTGATTTGCGCTGCTGATAGATAATCTTTGAAGCTTTAATGTAGTTACAAATGTAGCTCCGATACTGTGTGATACACTCATGATGCTATAGATACCTGATATCGGTGATAATGTGTTTCCGGACATTACTACAAGTGAAACAGGCTCTGCTAATGTGTATCCCTTAGTGGATCCAGCTACTGTTACTGTGAATTCTCCAGAAAACTGAGTAGCTAGGGCATTGATGTCGTTTATGATGTTAGCTGTTTGGTACACATCTGCAAGAGAAGATGACCAGGAGTTAACTACTGTTGTATCATTGATGATAGTGTTACCTGTATCGTCCAGTGTGAATCCAACAGTTGCGAAGTTCATATCGGACATGTTGTAAGCTACACCGTCATAGGAACCTGATAATGTTAGTATGTTGCTATCAGATGTTCCATATGTAAGCGCACTTGTGTTTCTGCTTGCTAACACGCTAGATGCTGATTTATAGTGAATGATTCCGGGCTTCGTCATTGTAGGTTCGTCCATCCAGAATAAGAAGGAACTGCACTGTGGTGTGCTATCTACAATGCTCTTCACAAGGAATTCAGAAATCGGCTTGGTTACTACATGATTGAGTATCGTGCTGAGTTTACCGGACCTCGGCTTCAATCCTGCAGCTTCTCGAGTTGCGTTGTATGTCTTCGACAGTGGAAGCAGTCCCGGAAATGAATCATAATCATCTTTCCCGTTTCGCTCACCTTTGACGTAAGACGTGAAGCTTGTCGTCATTGAGTTATGCTGAACTAATGTAGGAGCATCACTGTGGTCAATGTCCAACTCATAGTATGAATCGGCTTTGATTGCTTTCGCTATGCCCTCTACAACAGCTGATGGCTGCACGTATCCGCATACAGCAGGAATGTTGAGGACAGGCATACTTGCTTTCACTGCCTGTGATGCATATCCTGTGAGTCTGTACACTAGGAACTGACCTGATGTGTTAACACTATAGCTGATTGTCCATCCCTGATAGGACATGTATGATTCTACACTGCCGTCATTGGCTAGCCATCCAAACATGAATGAAACTGGGATGCCGCTTGCGTTAGTGTATCCTTTACTCTGTGCTCCGCTATAGATAAGAGCTTCAAATGCAGCTACATTCATCTTGAGGCTAGAGCTACCACCGATAGTGAGCTGTAAGTCCCAGCTTGTATAGCTGCCCTGCTCGGAGTTATTAACTTGTAGTACTGCGAAAGGTGACGGGATAGATAACCCGAATTCGGTTAGGTTCACCCCAGCGAGGGTGAAGCTACAACAACATTGCTTCTTCATTATTCACACCCCAAGTTGAGTTTTGTAGCAGTTACTGATGCGAGACATTCACCGTTCTGGAACAGAGACGTGATTGACGGCGGAACTTGTAACTCAGCACCTGCATGTACTGTGAATCCGTCTGATATCCCGTTGAAATAAGCGATAACCCATGCATAGCTCGCTGACCCTAGCAGATCCCGTGCGATAAGATCAAGGCGGTTCTCATACTGCTCAGGCACTGTATAATAGACAAGGTCACTTGTTGTAGAGAATGCATTAGCTGTTTCCAGAGTCATGCATCTGTCCGGAGATGACCCTTGATGGACTACTTGACGCAATCCTCTGTATCTAGATATGTGATCGTAGTCGTAGCAGTAAGTATATTGAATTAGATCTCTTTCTAACTCTTTGTATGGAGTTAACGTGTCCTGTAATTCAGATATCATGTTTACTAACCTCCAATGACATTCTTTGCACGTACGGAAGTGATGTTCTTCGGTATCTTCGACACTTCTGTTATTGTGAATGAGAGTGTGAATTCTAGATACCATCCATCTAATCCGATAGGGCCTGACCATCTTACATTTTCATCTGTCATGATTCCTGTTATAGTAGCATCGCCATTGATGTATAGCGTAACCAGTGTTGTGTTAACAGCGGATCCATTGTATTCTGCATAGCAGCATGACTCAGCGAAGCGTATCAGTGCGTTTGCATTTCCGTCCCTGTGATCTCCTGTCCACATATCTCTATGCATGTGAAATGAATACTCAACTGATCTTGGACCTGAACCTGTGTATGCGTACCATGGCTCATACTGGTAAAGGAGGTCCGGCATCGTAGTGTATGATGCTTTAGCTCCGTCGCTTATCTCTTCTGGGTACACTGGTATATCTACAGAGTCATCTGTCAGTGACGAATAAAGGCGTATCTTTCCCCACGGGAGATTGAATCCCGAGAAGGGAATCACATCAGCTCCACTTGTGTGGTTTCGCTTATCGCGTCTAGGAGATCCGTTATGAGGCGGATGCTTGATGCTAGATATAGTGTTGAATATAGTGCTATCAACTCTTCCGGTTGCATTCAGTGAGTTGATTGTTCTCTGATAGATATGTGTTGCGATACCTGTGAGTGAGTTACCGATAATATCTGATGACTTCTGTAGCTTGATAGTTGTCGGAACAGATAGGGCACTTGGAAGTGTTCCTAGTTTCTGGAATATCTTCCATTCATCTTCTGTCATCATAGCAGCTGTTTCGAATATCTCGCTATCACTGGTGAGTGTGTTGAGCATATTGATCTTCTGCACAGCTGTTACAGGACTTGCTGTCTTCAGGATATCATTGCATCTAGAGACGTATGCTTGGCCTACCTTCGGAGTTCTAGGAAGCTCATTTGCAGTGAGTATCTCATCTACATTCTGTCTGCCCACTTGTGATGAAAGTGACGCTAGTGTTGTCTGTGGAGTTATTGTTAGGAACTGCATGTACGCCTCCTTTCTAATTAGAATGAAGAGCTACTTAATCGCAAGCTCTTCATAACGTGTGTCTCTCCGAACATTGTCGGCGGTCTTCTATCTTCGGAATCAAGATACTTACTGAGCCAATCGACACTGACGTCGTAACATTTCTGTGCAACATCTGCATCGAATTTAGGCAATCCGCTGTCATCAGGTAGATCTGACATTGTTATGATGTCATTGATGTCAGCTACATCTGAGTAAGGCCCTATTACATTGCCTAGCATATATCCGTATATCCAGCTCGGAAGGGATTCAATCTCACTTGCCTGGTACTTCGCTATAGTGTTGTTGATGAATTCTCTCAGAGTCTCATATGCATCGTTCAGCTCTTCCTTCGGACATTCATATGTATTGATGAAATATCCTTCGTCAGATGTAAATGCTTCGAACATCTCCTTATCTGACACTAAGTGATATGGCAGGTTCGGCAAGTATCCTAATCGTATGTAGTTGATCTTGATTAAATCATGCACAAACATTAGTTGATTGCACCTCCGGAGAAGATATGATAAGTATCTGGTTCCCATGCAGGAATTGATGTGTATGATAAGCTGTTATCAAGTACTGTTGTCTTTGAATGGAATGCGATAGATCCTTTAGCTGTTTCAGCTGTTGTAGTCATGTCGAATACGTTAGTCAATGCGCTGAAGGATGTATCTGTTAAGTACCACTGCTTCTGTGACAGGTATGCGCTTGTGAATGTTCCTGTAATCTTGAGCTGACGTGTCATGCAGGACTTCGGATATGTCAATCCGCTTCCCTGTGGCAATTCAAACTCATTAACAGCGATTTTCTCACCTGGGAGTACGTTGTCTGTTGAGTTGTTAGCTACAAGTATTGTGCATCCGATTACATCTCCATTACCTGCGAATGTCAGGCTTCCAAGGGCTACTAAGTAGTGGTTATCGTTAGCTTCGGCTCCTACACTGTCCCATACAGATGTCTGTGTAGGGATAACTGGGCCGTCAAGCTCACGTACCGTCATGTCATTGACTACTAAGTTTGGATCCGCACTGTGCATGATCTCATACCATAACTTGATATCTTCCATACCTGTGAAGGTAAGTGAATCTCGAATGCACCCTCTGATGTAGTTGAAGATGTATGGGTCATAGTAGATACAGGAACGGTATATGTTGATTACTGGTGTTCCTTCAATGTCGTTGTCAATCTTAATCTTAGCGCAGTCGCTGATGTTGATTACTGTGTTTTCATTAGCACTGCCTTCTATGTGAAGACAAACAGATGTGTTGAATCTGCAATCGATGTCTTTGATTGTGATCTCTGTAGGAGAAGATTCCTCATACAGAGGGATATGAACATGTATGCAGTTAGGGCTATCGGATTCAAGCTGTGTTGCATTAGCGAATGCTACACGCTCGTTGACGTATTCGTTCAAGTATACTTGGATCTCTTCACTTGTCAATCCAGAAGGTAACTTCAAGTCCTCGCCTAACTGATATGCTAACACACCTGATCTCAGCAGTGCGTAATCTACTAAGCGAAGTCTACCTGCGTCATCTCTGTATACATATCCTGCATCCGTATCTGTTGACTCTACATTGTAGAATCCACCGATGGCTGTATCAGTTGCAAGTGGTATCTGTCCTGTTACAATGACTGCATCGCTCCAGCCACGTGGGCTAGATGTTGCTACTGTGTAGTAGTAATACTTGACGTGATCTACACCCTCTGTGTCAGTGAATTCATACTTGACGTAGAAGTAATCAACTCCGATGCGTCCTCTTATCTGATCTGTATCTGGATCAAAGAACTCAGGATACTTTTCAGGATCTGTTGTATTCGGCTCTTCTTTTCCGGACTGTCTATTCCAATCGATGTATCCAAGCGGAACACCTGTGATGTCTGCTGGAATCTCTGCACTATCAAGTACCTCTTCTTTGAAGATGATGGTTCTTATGATGCCAGGAACAACTACATACATTGTAGCAGGGGCTGATATACCCGTTGCTTCCGGGAGAGCGACAGAATCTGCTCCTACCAGTATATAATCACCACACTCCCATGCAGGATTGATTGCGGGGAGCTCATCGCCTTCTACGAAAGTCTCTCGATACTGGATCTGTTTTCCTGTGAGAGTTGTACGGAAATCATTCACCTGATCTGCAATGTGCTTGATCTGCTGTGTATACTCAGGAGAGATTACACCTGGTGTACTTGTTCCGTAATTCGCTACAGGAAGCTCAATCAATCTAGGTGCGTAATATTCTGGATCTCCGTCGTATGTTTCCATACCTTCTACTTGCTTGTGTACTGCGCACAGATACACTTTATCGGAAGAAGTGACGAATTGTGATTGAGAGTATGTAGGAGCATCTGTTGTTCTCACAGGGTTCGCATCCCATATCATTGTTGAATCAGTTACATCTTCCCATGTATCCTGACCGGTTGATGGATTGTGACCCTTACCTGCGAAAGCGTAAATCTTCTTAGGATTCAATCCAAGCTTGGTTACATACTTGGTATTGACGATTCCCTCGATGTTTCGGATACGCTCTGCAGGGAGATACTCAATCTTCTCTACATTGTTGTTGATACGCTGAATAGCATTGTTAGCGAAGTAGATATTCGCTAGTAAGAGATCAGCGGTAACTGCATTCTTATCGTTAGGACTATCCTGCGGTGTGATAAACTCTGTTAGCGGTAACACAACTACTTGTATACCGAGATACATTCCATCATCACCCTCTACAAGCAAGCTACCTGCGATAGATTCTTCTGATGCGTAGAATGTCCGAAGTCCTACTGCTAAGTCTCCTTGAAGCGGTTCCATTGACTGTGAAATCAACTTAGCATTTGCTTCGAGTAAGTCGATAGTAATGTCTGTTAGTAGCTCTATGTAGTGGCCATTGATTACAGCCCTACCAGGAGCGATGTTTAGTGTATAGTTATTGACTACTGCCCCCGTATCGTCTTGTTTGATACTGACGAAGAAATCTTCCTCACCATGCACAAAAGAGTGCCCTACTTCATATGTGATATCTGATGAAGTGTCCACTCCTTCTCTGCATCGCAGATTCCATTCTGTCAACAGCTGTGATCCGTTAATGCCGTTAGCTGCAGGGAATATGTTTGTTGCCCCTACAGGGAATAATGCGAAATTCATATAAACCTCCTATATCCAAAGTTTAGATACGGTGTGTGCCGTCGTGTGTATACAAGGTGTTACTGCCTTATATTCTTGCCTGTTTCACTAGTGACTCCTAAGCCCAATCCAGCGAGAGCAGTAGGAAGTGAAATGGTTGATGTATTGTTTACTTGCTGCATGATAGCTTCTGCTACGATCAAGATTTGTGACAAGATGACATTAGTCTGTACCACTGGATCTTTCAGGTTCACTTGATTGGATGTGAGTGCTTGTGCGAGAGCAAGTACAGCTTGTCCTGTTTCGCTTCTTTCTGCAGCTCGAATAGCTTGTACGTTGTATGCATTGAGTGTATCTGCACTGTATGCTGTGTGATTGATGTAGTAATCAACCCACGCGTCATACATTCTATCTTGCTTTGTTGTTACCTGTGTCTGAAACTCAAGTAACTGGTCAGTGAATTTAGGCCATGTCTTTTCTTCGAATGGTACTATGTGTTTCTCCCACAGGGTCTCTTCGAATGTTGGCCATGTTGTTTCGTAATACTGAATAGCATCATTCCAGAACTGATCTTCCAGCTGCTGGCGTGTGTAATTGTACATAGAAGCTTGCTGTGCTTCTGTCTGCTGGAACTGGTTCTTTGCATCTGCTTCTGTTAAGCCGTAATCGCTTAACGCTGCACTCAGGTTTGTGATGCCATATGCAGATGCTTGTGATGCCCATTCTTCATATGAGCGACCTTTCTTGACGTAGTCTGTCATCGTGCCGAAGAATGACTCTAGCTTGCTCTTAGATGCTGCAGCCATTGTCTGGCTTGCTGATAGCGGTGCGTAGTTACCAGCAGATGACTTCTTTGCTGCGATGGATCCAAAAGCGGACTTACCTACGTTTGCCCATGAGTATCTAGATGCAGGTCCCGAAGCCTGTGCAGATGATCTCATTGATGCTTGTATTGCACCTGTTACTAGATTTGCCTCTGATGCGCTGCTTCCGAAAGATGAAAGCCAACCACTTCCAGCAGCTCCTACTGCACGTCCTAGGTTCATATCTAGCACTGTGCTGATAAGCGTGGATCCAAGTTTTCTACTTGCTACTGCAGATGGCTGATTGAGCATCTCTAAGTAGCTGTTAGTAAGATTCAACTTGGATCCGCGTGTTGTAAGCTGTGAGAGAGCTTTCATGTTTCCTGTGCCCACTACGTTAGCTTCGAGAAGGTTCCTGATGTCTTCTGTCTGTGCCTTTACTTCGTTAGCAGAGTCAATGACGTTGAATATCTTCTTGGCCCATGCGATCGGGTTCAAGAAGTTCATTATGTTTTCTACGGAATGTCCGATAGTCTGTAACAGCTCTGATGTTGTACCTACAAGCTCTACTCCGTATGTGTTTTTCTCTATCTCAAGAGCAAGCTGCTCGTCCCACATGTGTTCCTGAATGGATCTTGCTACTTCGTTGTCCAAGACATATGCGAGACCTTCGTCAATCATGTATTCGTTGATCTTCTGAATACGTAACTGCTCTTCTGTTGCTGTTGTCTGACCACTAGAGAGTAGCTGCATATTCTGATTGAGAGCACCGCTGTTTGTATTCATCTGCGCGATGTTGTTAGCTAGCATTGCGAAGTCAACACGTGCGAATGCTCCTCTATCTAATCCGAAGGTTGTTGATAACGCATCTGCAACCTCCATGTAGTTATCAGCATTCATTGTCTGCATCTCTGCGAGATTGGTGAATAATGTGCTGAATACTTGTTGTGGATTCTTTGCTAACGCCTGCAGGAATGCGGTGTTAGATGCGCCTGTACCTGCCATAGAACGAAGAGCTACGATAGCGCTGCTGTTTCCTCCTGTAGCTGCTTGCACAACTGCGTCTACTAATCCACCAGCTAAGTCAGGAGCGATTGCACCTACCATTGCTGATACAGATGTGAGTACTCCTGAGATCTCTGATACGTCACCTACTCCGTGACTTGCGTTAGCTATCTCTGTTGCTTTCTCAAACAATCCAGATGCATTCTTAAGTCCAGATGAGAATCCACCTGCGAGCTCTCTACTACTGTATAACAAGTTGTTAGCGAATTGCTCTAACTCTGCGTTGGCTTTTTCTATTGCTTGCTGCTCAGATGCACCTGCTGCTAATGCGTTAGCTGCTACAGATGCATATGTAGATGCGTATCCGAAGAAGTCCTCTGTAGGTACTGCTGCATTCAGCTTTGTAGCTAAGTAAGCGAATTCCTCTGCTACCTTACCTGAAAGGCCTGACTCAAGTACCTTAGTCAAGTTAGTTGTTATATCAGCAGATGATACAACAGATGCGAGTCCTTCATCTCTCAATCTAGATGCATATGAGCCGATGAGTGTCTGCAGGTCTGCTTTAGTGTATCCTTGCGTAGCAGTTATGGTCTTCAGGGACTGGTCCCATACACGCATCATCTCATTAGCCGCATCTTTCATGACCTCGAATGGTGCTTGAATGACTGACTTGAGATCTTCTTCTAATCGAATCTGTCCGAGCTCTCTAGCTTTCTTCTCGAGGCCTTGTGTCTTGTTGGCTGCAGCAGCTACAGCTCCTCCGAATCTACCTAATGATTCGCCGATTGCTTTGAATTGATCTGTTACGTAGTCGATTGCGATTGCTGCGCCGGCTATTGCTGCTACATACGGACCAGCTACTGCTACTGCTGAGCCCATGCTAGCTCCAAGTGATGCAGTTGCCTGAGACATACTTCCGATTCCATCTGCAACAGCTGTCCAGCTTAGATCTCCGCCTTTGAATGCAGTACTGAATCCTTCTGCGAAGTCCTTGAAGTTGCTCATGTTGAATCCGGTGGATCCAGTAGCAGCTATGTTGTCCCCTGCTTGTTCGATGAAATCTGTTATTGACTTCGACAGGCTTGCTGTTACTTTGTTGAGATCATCTGAGAATCTCTTGACTCTCGGATCTTTCTTAGCAGCGTCTGCAAGTGACCTTCCGAAATCTCTTGCAGCTGTATCGAACATCTCATCTAAGCTCTTGCCGGTCTTCTGGGACATCTGTGCAAGTGACTTCGCAATGTTGCGAGATATATCAGCTGCACCTAATCCACGCCAGAATTCTTGCTCTACTTTATCGGTGAAATCATCGAACCATCTTCCTGACCGAACGTTGCTTCGTCTTCTGCTTCCGCTGAATGGATCATTGCCGAATGGAGATGAATCGTCTCTATTGATTTGCCACTTGTTTGCAGGGTCTGTTGAGGCTCGTCTTGCAGCAGATTGTCCCGGAGCCATTCCTCCGTTTACAGCTGACTGTGATGATTTCAGGAAATCAGTCAACTCTGCTAAGTTGCTATCTAATGTCTGCACATGTGCATCAATGGACTTAAGTGACTGATCACTTGTCCTACTGTATGCTTGCGCTTGTTGTAGTATTTCTGTTTCCGTATTTTTTGCCTTGCCTATTCTACCTTTCGACACAGTTTGTCGTTACAAAAATATATAAGGATAGGGAACCGAAATTCTCTATCCTCATATATTGTGTTGTATATACATATGGCAAGAAGAACCATCATGGTTTGCAGGCTAATGATTCCATCTTCTTGTGACAATCTTTGATGTTATCTAGCGATACGATCAAACAATGTCCGTCTTTGAATCGAATCGCTACGGAATTGTTGATTCGTGTCCATGTGACTATCGGGTTTACTACTTCTATTGTTGCATGTGTGAATCTTCTCATGGTTCCGAGCAGTTTCTGATAATTACTAGATTGTCGTTTTGTTAATCTATAATCACTATCTGTTATCATATGTTTTTGATTAGCTCATGTGTGCTTCTGCATTCAAGCCCACCAGCATATCTACTGTGTCTCCGATTCCACCATCCATGAATGTGTTAGCTAACTGGCAGTACAGGTCAAATGCAGGGTCGTCTGGATCCTTTGTGCTTTCAAGACCGAGGTCAGCTGAGATGCTGAATTTATCACCCATCTTAAGTGCTACTATTCCGTTGTGGAACAGCTTCAGCTCTACTCTTTCTTCCTTGTCCTCAATCTCATTCAGATGTGTATCGAATATATCGAGAAAGTTCTCTACTTCTGTTTCTTTGATCTTTAGCATAACTGTGTACCTTCCTGTGCAGTTTGTAGCTCAAGTGCAACAGCACTCAGGTTTGCAAGTGAATCTCTTGCTACTGGATCATCACCAGCTATATCTGCGAGAGCTGCGATAACACCCTTGATGCTATCGATGATAGCACTATACTTCTGCTGGTCTGTTACTCTCAGCTCCTCCATCGGAGTCTCTTGTAACTCTGCGGACGCGGTCACGTTCTTCTTCTTTATTCTCATCTTCGGTATCCTCCTGTCCCTTGTCTGGATCTGCGACTAAGTTAAAGATCGGAATCGACTGATTGCCCTGTTCATTCATCTTGTCAACTACTTCGATGAACTCTTCTATCTTCTCTAAGAGATCCTCGAAATCATCAGGTTTAGCTTTCGCCCCGCTGATCTGTGACTTCATTCTCTCTAGTAAGCTCTTCAACTTATCTAAGTCGATGAACAAGTTGTATGCTTCTAGCTCGATGTCGCCTAACATAACGATTGTATCCATATCCCACAAGTAGTTGCGGAATTCTGAATACATCTTGTTATACGCTTTCTGTATGTCCATCGCTGTATAGGTTACATCTCTATTGAACATGATGCTTGCTCCTTAAAGGGAATCAATCATCCCGTTGATATTCTTTTCCATCTCGTTGATCTGTGAGATACTCACTAGCTTACGTCTTGCCTCCTCAACATCTGCGTCTAATGCGGATTCTTGAACAGATAACACGTAATCTAGATAGTACTCACCGAAGTCTAGATTCTCTGCTTCTTTGATTAGCTCCTTAATTGTTTCCAGCATCAATGATCTCCTTGATCTTCAATACCAATGGTTTCAATTCATCGGGAACACTCTTGAATCTTTTCTTCTTCGTAATGTAGATGACGTAGAACCACTCAAGTGCTTCGATGGATGCGGAAAGCTGGTTTAGTGTCGGTATCTTGATTGTCTCACCGCCGCATACTCTACACAACTTGATCAAACTCTCGTGTCCAACTACTGCAAATAGCTCAGGTAGCCACGCGAATTCCGGCGTTTCATTCAAGGGCATCATCAGTTCTAGTAAGTATTGAAAGTCAGATGATTCGGTTAGGCTTAGGGTCTCTTTTTTCTTCATGTCTCAAGTACCTGTGCGTATTGACACGCATCTGAGTGATTTCTACTTCACTACATAGTTATTAAAGGTGAAATTTACAAGGAACAGTTAAATTTGTGATGATTATGAAAGAATTATTTTAGATGTGTTTGGTGTTCCCTGTTTAATCTTGATCTTTGCGATCATCTTCTCTAACATATCGATAGCTTCCGGTGCGTTTTCAATGAGTAGATCTATGTCTCCTACAAATCCAAGCGTTGTTCTCTGTAGCGCAGATTCAACATATCGGTGGATAGATTCCATGTCCTCATAATCCATGTAAGGGTCATATTTGAGAATAGCTACAGCATCCTGTGGTAATTCTTCAATGGACATTGAGAATCCTAAATCATCGGCTATGTCTACGATAGCTTGATCTGAAAGTGATGCTGTGACTGTCGTTCCGTCCATAGGATAGCTCACAGTCACGTTGGATGGATCCATGTCGTCGGGCATGGCTATTTCTAAACAGTAATACTTCATACTTAGTTTTCCTCCTAGTTATTATACAACAAGAATGAAGTCAGATCGACTCCATCCGCCACTACCTGATGCTTTCTTGATAGGTCTATCTAAGATAACCTCAGGGAGTGGTTTCGGATTTTCGTGGATTACCTTTCCGTATCGGTATTCAAGTGTCAACCAGTCCCATCCTTCGTCTTCTTCTGGCTTAATGGTGAAGTATCCCCCATTCCCTTTCGTCGCTTAGCTGCTCCATGATGAATTCTCTAGCAGTCATGCCATCTGGGAATGTGATGTAGTAAGGAGAGCATGCATCGCCTCCTGCAGGACCGCAATTGATTCTGATTTTCTTGCTGTTCATTATCTTCCTCCTATGTGCGTCTAGTCCCACTCAACACTTGCGTCTCTGCTGTTTGCTAAGTAAGGATTAGCTTGATACAGACGTGCGAGGTCACGCTTGCATTTCTCTAGTTTAGTAGATGCAGCTTGTTCTCTTTCGATGTATGCTTGCAAGATGACCTTACTCATCTCTGCTACATCACCATTACGTGAATACATAGTATTGCCTGACAGAGTATCTATCTTTAACTCATAGATGTATCTCCATCGGCTGTTATCTTTCCACATGTAAGAACCTGCGCCAACTCGTGTATAGTAATCAATTCTACGCGCATGAATCCTGAATGTGTCTCTATCTACTGTATATAAGTAGAATGGTTCATCTTGCTTATGTTGTCTGCTGCCTAACATTGTCATACTCATGATACGTTTGAACCTCCTGTAGGTAGATTTGGTGGAATCAATCCCTCAGACGTAGCCCATGAATTGATTTGATTCACCATGTTCTTGAATTGGTCTACGAAGTGAGCGAAGTTGATTGCTGCAACATGTTCGTTTTTCGGCTTCTCGTCAACGAAACGCAACTGACCACTGCGGCTGATGCACATTTCATCTTCAAGCGGACAGCCGGAGCAGCTCCCACCCCAACTTCTATGTGCCTCGCAGTATCTCATTCCGTTGATTAGTAAATGGGCATCATCCATTATTTTGTCCTCCTTCAGCGTGCTTTGCAAGATAAAGGTCGAGTGCTTCCTCCAGCACCTCAGCCTCAAGGCATGTAAGAAACACCGGCATCTGGCCTTCGTTGGCGTGCATCTGAAGCACTTCTGCTGCACGTCGCTTGCGCTCTTCTAGATCTACGACTACAGGAAATATCCCTGAGCCTACTCGTTTATAGATCATTCTTTCGGACCTCCATGATAGTAACACTCCCCTTGGTATCTAATCTCTGAGATGATATCGTCTAATCCATACTGCCTGCTGCAGTGTCCGTTGTTCCTGTTGCGACAAATCTCGCAGGGGCCTGGGTTATCACATAGACGATTCATGACCTTATCTAAGATGAAGTTGAATTCTCCTTCTGGCATCTTCCTCTCTGTGCTGTTAGCTGTGCTAACATCATTTAGTACTTCAGTACTGCCCCATTCCTTCAACATCTTCTGAAATATCTTTTTAGTGAGTACCACAAGACTGCACTCATAATCACCGACATACATGTTAACGACTAGCTTGTCGCCGTCAATGACTAGCTTTACATCGCCAGTAGTGTCTGCGTACGTTGTATTATGCATACTGTTCTCCTTATAACCTGACCGGATAGGCAATGAACCCAGCTAATCCAGAGTCTTTGTCAAATACTACTATAGGACCATGATGTGCAGCTGCCTTAACAGAATAAGGATGAGCTGTCAACGTAATTAGAGAATATCTAAGAACATTGAAAGACACACCTTCTGGTGTAGCATAAATATCAACGCCCCCGTGCTTCGAGTCCGTGAAGCTATGATAGCTGTGACTATATCTCAACTCGTGTGATGACTTAGCCCAGTCCTTCAACGTCTGGATTCCTGTGTCTGGAATCCTTCCACATCCTTTGAACAGCTTCCGTGCATCGAAGATGAAGTCTTTCTTCGGAACTACAACTACTAAGTCGGTTCCAACTAGAATATAGACTCTAGTCTTATCTGTACCGATTCGGTACTTGCTCATCTTACCTGAGTAGTAATCCGAAAGTAACTGTGTTGTGAATATAGTTGTCATCTTTACTTCCCTCCTATTGTATCAACTTAACGATTCGTACATAGAAATAGGCGAGAACTAAGTCTCGCCTACGGATCACTATTCGCCTGAGATAGAATGCCAGAAGTCCTCTCCCAAATCATTGAAAGTTAAGCTCTCTTCGTAGAGAAATGAAAGTTTACTTTCACTTGGCTTCCGCCCCTCTACTAGCTCACCGTCATTGTCAGCAAACCACACGCTGAAATCAGACCGGGTCCCTTCGCACGTCAAGTACCATCCCTCTTTGTAGATGCGTAATGTTCCGAACGGAAATGCGTAAGTGCTAGTAAGAGCAGATGTCCTATCCAATGCCTTGCTAAGAGCAGCTCGCTTACTGTCGCTAAGGCTCTTTAGCATGTCAATAGCTAGTTCCTTGTTTACTTGCTTAGTTTTCTTAGCTGCTTCTCGATTGATTACTCGTTTCATGTTATCCCTCCTCTATAATAATGTCCTTAGAAGATGGGCTAAGGTAGTTGCGATCTCCCATTCCTAGGAGCAGTATCTGCTCGTCTCCTTTATTAGAATCCTTGATCTTGAATATGCCGTTGATTCCACCTTTGACTTTAATCGCCTTATTCTTCTGTGACAAGTTGATTACTCGGAAGGTGCGGACTGCATCTGACCCATCTTTGCGATAAAGTTTGTATCTTGCGCCTAGCTGAAACTCACGTTTCAGCAGATCTTCGCTAGCTTTGATAATGCGTTTCATGTTAATCCTCCAATGTACAGAGTGCCTCGTAAATCATCTCTAGATCTTCGTATCCATTTAGCAATCCTTCATCTTGTCCCTCGCGGACGTAACAAGCTTCAATTGAATCCATTTCATCTTCTCCGCTTTCTTTGACCCAACTATACCCGTCGAAGTGATAAACAGATAAGTTTTCTATTTCATCCTTGTACTCTCTCACAAGATCAACTGCTTCTTTTGGAAACCTTTCTATAAGACGTGCTGCACGTTGCTTTGAAGTAGTTAGTATTCTTTTCATAGGGTAACCTCACTAATGCTTCTTAATCAAGCGAAGAATTCGTTCCTTCAGATAACTGATAAACTTATCTAAAGAATCGACAGGTTCTCCGTACTTATCACCCTTACCTAGGTAATACTTTACTGACAACTTATTCTTCTTGTAGTAGGCATCGACCAGCTCTACGTCATCTTTATTAAGATTGTATCTTTCTTTAGCAAGCTTGTTGCGTAATTCGACATCTACTTCACCCTTCATACGATTGATGTTCTTTCTAGCTATATTCGGCTTAGATGCATGATCAGCAGTCCGCATGGCCACGATTAACTTGATCTTATTATCCCCGTCTACCATGATGTAAGAATTATAGAATGCCCATCCTCCGTTTCGTGTACTCGGATTATCGCTGTATTGACCAATCAGACAAAAGCCCATGCTTTTCAGCAAATTATCTACAGCTGCATTGAGCTGATTCATTTCTTCAGGTACGTTTTCGGGTTCACTCCCCATTGATGCAGCAGCTACAGGAACTTCGTCTATCTCAAGCAAGATATCAAGTTTAAGAACAAGTGTTTTCATCCTATCTTCCTCCTGTGATGCTTACATAACGATCTTTAGAAAGAGTCGTAAGGATAATTGAAAGCAGATGTAGAATACAGCTTGAACTTTGGATAGTCGAGTGCATATGCATACTCTACGCCATCTTCGTCTTTGCCTATTCCGTAGGTGTCAGACTCACTACAGTCCTTTCCGCTATCTTCTGCAATCCAATCCTCTGTTAGCGTACAAGTATCCCCGTCTACAGATGTTATCTCCATGTGATGACCGTCAACACTCCACCACATACCTACTTGGATTTTTCCGTTCGGCTCGATCTTTGTCTGTGAAGCTTTTATTACTCTCTTCATTGCTAGAAGCCCTCCCTAATATTCTGCATAGCTGCGTCTAATGTCATCCCTCGTGAGATGTCGTAGATGATTGAATCTATCTCGCTCCGAGTGTATCCAGCTTCTTTCAACTTGCGGACAATGTCTTCTTCATTTTCGCTAGGAACTACTGAATCATCATCGCTGTATTTAGCGCGGCGCGCCTTCATTCCATCAATTGCAGACTGCTTAGCCTTTTCTACCTCATCTGCAGGCCAGAACTCACACCACCGAGGTAAGTAGTATGTCTTGCCGTCGAACACAAATGAAAGATCAACACCTGTGCTTTCTGCACTCTTAATTACTCGCTTCATATGTCCTCCTATAAGAACAACAAGTCGCTGATGTCTAGGTCATCGAGGTTATCATCAATGTCATCTAAGTCGTCAGGACCTTCTGTGTCTTCTGTAGTCTTATACATGTCATCTAGCCATAACGATATCGGACGACAGAGCTCAACGTCAATTCCATCGAACTTAGTTAAGCATACATTCAAGTGATCCTCGTCTTCACGCTCGACGTCTACTTCGATTGTATGCGGATCATCCTCATAAGACTCAGCGCATCTCTCGACAGCTTCTTTCACAATCTCAACTACGTTATCTGGAACAGGTGCATCCCAATCAGATACTTCATCTACTGCATCCTTTACAACGTTTTCAAGAGAATACCGTTGATAGTCGTTGATCGCCTCATTCTGACGTTGTTTATTATATCGGTCCATATCATATGGTCGAATAACTAACACTGGAAATTTGACGTCCCAACCAAAGGCTTCGCCGGCAGCATACATGCGATGCAGACCTTCCTGGTTGCTGCTCGCATAGTTGAGATAGCACAATGGGAACTTGTCTCCCTGCTTCATAGCTGCTTCATACTCGTCTACAAGACGCTCACCTGTATCTGGATCTTTTGAATACTCACGCTGCTCCTTCAGGTCATCTACACTAGATCTACCGTCGAATATGTCCTCAGAGCACGTCTTGTAATACTCGGCAGGTGTGATCATCTCAATAGAGCCGGTCATGTTCTTAGCATCCTGCATGTACTTCAGGTCTTTCTCATTCAGGAAGTTGTCATAATAAGATGCGCCTGTAGTGGTTACATCAAATACATCACTTGTTTCGCTTGCGAGTATTGTAGCAGCATGGATCCGCTTTCCTTGCATCGCATACTGAATAGTCTCTACAGCGTCGTCGTAGTATTGAGACCTCTGTAACTTCCGGACTGTTTCAGCATCATTACGTGCAAGTGCGCGTTTCAGCATCTGAAGGACATCTTTGTATGTAAGGTCGCATACCTCGCAGCCTTGTGCTAGGACAGATTGGCTGATTACTCGTTTCATATGTGCCTCCTAGTGGCCTAGAATTTCGTTGATGTCATCGTCGTCGTAATCTTCGCCCGGATGCGCAATGATGGTGTTTGCTATCTGATCAATATCAACTAATTCAGATACATTTGCTGCGCTAAGGAGCTCTCCGTCCATGATTCGGCAGTAAGCATCTTCGGAGCTGAAATGTGAAGAATCAGCACCAAGCTGAGCTACGTCGAGATATGAATATTCTGCCATGTCCATGTGCCCATCAAAATCTGTCATCGGAAATACCTGCGTCATAGTATCATCCAGGAACTCATAGCACATGTAATTGAAGAACTGTCTTAGGTCTTCGTTGCTCATATTCTCTAATACAGAGCGAATTGCGATCCGCTTAGCTTCGCGGTCTTCATCTATAGCGTTAGCTACTACTCTTTTCATAATCATCCTCCTATGATAGTGATTCTATATAGTGATATTGAAGGTTGTATCATAAAACAAGCCCGCCAGTGAACAACTAGCAGGCTCGATGTTACTCTTCATCTTGTTTGTCTGGAATTTTGTATTCAATCTCCGCTCCGCAGTTAGTGCAGTGTAGCTGATGGACAAGCCCTTCGCCTTCATATCCGAAATCGTCGAAGTCGAAATCAGAATCCCATATGACTGTGTTGTGTCCACAATGAAAACATTGATACATCTACTCGTCTCCTTTCGTTTTATAGAGCTCGTTGATTGTGTTTGCGTCTTCTAGCATGTAGCACATCGACGCTGATTTAGTGGATCCAGCTTTTCCGTAGCATGATATGAATACATAGCCCTTAGACTCTATCAGGTCATGCAATCCTTCTAGCGTAGGAAGTACACTTGGATATGATTCTAGCGGGAACTCTTCATCTTTGTCTTCTTTGCAGTACACTTTACGAATGCTGCGCAGAATAGCGACAGCCTTCTCCATAGCATCAATCTCAGTGCTGTTGAAGTCGTTTGTTTGACCTCCCTTTAATGCAGATTCTAGGATATCGGCTGTTTTCTGAATATTGCTTGCAATTTCTATTCCCTTCTCCATGATAAACCTCCTGTTAGATACTATAACGATTCGACATAGTAAAAGTCGCCATTTCTGACGACCTTTACTGGCAGGAAATTATAGCAAGAAAGCCGGCGCATGGCTTGTAGCTAACTTAGTGATTGTATTTCTCAAATCTACGACGTAATTCATCCATGTAGATCTCTGCTGCGTGGATTGCATCTTCTTTTGTAGCGTAGCCCACGAAGTTTTCGTCGATTACGTCTCCGTTATCGGCTACTGAGAAATATGTTGTTCCAGGTACACGCTTGCCTTGCTTGACTCTAATGTCGTTTTCATCCCAATTCTGAGCGTAAACAAGATACTCTCTGTAGATAGATATCTCTGTGTCTGCTCTTCCTGGTATGCTTAAGTTGAAAGTAGCTACTGGATTGTCATCTCCGTCTGTTTCGTAGAATTCCTCGAATTCGTCTCCTGCGAATAGCTTAGAGTTGATCTTATCGGATATCGCTCTAGATCTCTTCTCTTCCGAAGCTGACCACGGCTTAATTTCAGCACTAGCTGTGATTACTCGTTTCATATCTATTCTCCTTCAATGAGCCCCTCTAAGTATGATCTATACTTCTGTTCCCACTGTCCTTCATCACCGGAAGTTGCTTCCTTAACTCCATCTACATAGTCGCTGAATGATACCTTTGTGATGAGTGCATCATCGTCTCCCATCCACATATCTGAATCGGAGTTTTCATGATCTTCATCTGAAAAGATGAATACTTCTCCCTCGTCACCACGGACACTTGAGAAATCTAAGTAAACACCTAACTCATCAGCTACTGCATTTTCTATGTCGAAGAAGTTATGCTCCTCACATAGCTGATTGTATATCTCGCTTGCAGAGCCTTCGTCGTATTCGTCATACTCGTCGAAGTCATCGATGTTAGATCTAATGTAACGTTTCATAATAATCCTCCTATAGATAGTACCACCTACAGACGCTCCGCAGGGAGTTTATTGTCAATATACTCAGAGCCGTCGGATATGTTCTTTAGCACAATGATTGCATCACATGTAATGTCTGAGCCATTGTAGTATTGAATGTGATCAATGATGTCGTATGGATCCATCTCCTTAACGTCTTCAGGAGCAGGAACTTCTGGAACCTCTACTGTGTTGAGCATAACCATTAACGCCTCCAGGAGTGTAGGACGCTCGATAGAAGCGCTGCGTACAACTAAGTTTCCCTTAGCCATCTCGTCTCCTGATATCCACTCTACATAGAGCGATACCTTACCTGTTGATTGAGATGCTTTAATTGCTGATTCAGATAGTTTTCTCTTCATTAGTCAATCACTCCTTATAAGATAGCATCAATGGATTTGACACCTGTCCGTTTCATCTTCAAGATAGTTGGGATGAGCTCGTCATAATCTACACTAGGGTAATCATGACTATCAACATTGTTGAAAGAATGCAATCCGCTATAATCTTCATAGAAGTACTTGTCACTTGTCCGAAAACGTCCGTGAGAAGTCAAGGCCAGTATCTGAAGTGGCTCAAGTGATTCATATTCAGAGTTAAGTCGATGCATCGGATAAACTTTCGGAAATACGTATTTAGAATTAGATGCTTGTGCGAAATCGGCTGCAGCATTCCATACCTTCCAGAAATCTCTATCAGGCAGATTGTCAATAGCTTCTTCCAATGTATAGTATCCAGCAGGCTTGCCGGTTTGTAGATGAGCTGCTACTACTTTCTTCATGTGTCAACCTCTCTTATCAATCAAAATACTGCTCTGGATAGAACTCCTGATTGTAGATGTCATATAGGGCATCTACTACTTTAGCTTGAGCTGCATAGAACCGTCGAATATCTACTGCGTCGTATTCATGCATTGTTATTTCGTTAGGGTCGAGTCTCTCGAGTGTAGGAATGAATTCATATCCCTCCATTCCGTCTCGGCTAACGACGTCGCTTGTCTCCATGCGCACACGCATGTGTGCACTCCTAGGAGCAATCACAGTCAAATGTGGAATCATGTCATCGCCTACTGTTACATTTACTTCACATCCCGAATCCATGATTGCGCGTCTGCTGGATAGCATGCTTTCTACAGCATCTGCTACATCTCTAGGAGTAACGTCTCCTGCGTATTCAATCATACTTATTATCCTCCTGGTTTATTTCTCAGATCTACTCTCAATCTTTGAGATGAGTCGATTGATGTAGTCCTCCGTATCAGTGAGCATTGCATCACGCTCGGTCTCATCTTCTACAATGTAGATGTTCTCTAAGAAGTGAATCTTACGCTCATCTGTTTCAAATGCACTGTTGTAAATCTGACGTGCTTGATTCTTTGCTTGGCTCTGTACGTCCTCAATAGAATCGGATCCAGCCAATGTGCAATCTTTGCCTTCTGGGCTTATCCAATGAACACTGTATTTTGTCTCGAAAGGTGGAGCAGCGAAGTGAGCTGTAATGGAAGTAGCGGATTCTACATTTTCATCTCTTACTACTTCATCTACAGCAGCTTCTGCTTCATCTTTAGTTGCGTATTCATCATCTAAGACCTTTCTACCCTTGAGCCATACATCGTATCCGAAGGTAGTCTCGTGAATGTAGAATCCTCTATACTCGTATCCCTTCTTTTCGGAATCGCTTGCTTTGATTACTCGCTTCATCTTCTACTCCTCCTTAAGGTCGCCTTGCTTAGATGCCTGTCGTGTGTATCGCTGAGCTAATTCACCGAATGCATCCTTAGCTTCTTCAAAAGTACCGACACGGGGTGAATTGATTCTGGATCCATCATCTAAGTCAATGACAGCTTGATAGTCGTCATCATAATGATAAATATGCAATCCAATTTGCTCGTCCCGTGCTAGGCCATCGATGAATGCCATTGAGTCAGTCCATGGTTCCTTAGGGTCGTCTAACTTGCTTACAGCATCTAGTATTCTGCTGTATGTTGACTTGGCTGAGGATGAACTTGCTTTGATTACTCGTTTCATAATAAATTGTCTCCTTAAACTCGCTTGACGTATGCCCAATAACAAAATACGCCATCATCTATCTGAGGATCTATAGAAGAGCGTTTCCATCCATACATGCGTCGAGTCCCGTCCTCGTATTCTAAGATAAATGCAGTGTCTACTTTATCGCTTTCACCGTACGAAACTGATACTACAGGAACTGAACCTGTGAATCTCATTGCTCCGCTTGAATACTTACCTGCAAGTCTAGCGACGTCATCAGGGCTGACATTCCACTCCTGTATGTCGTAGAGTGCTTTGCGACGTCCTTCGGTCATGTTAATAGAATCTATGATCTGCTTAGCTTCGGCTAATGTTGTAAACTCTGCACTTGAACTTCTGATGTATCGCTTCATATGTTATTCCTCTACGTATTGCACGAAGCCTTCTAACTTCACTTCGTGGTTATTCCACCAGGATCTAGGTAGATAAGCGTACTGAATTGTGCACTTGTCGAAGTCGTAATCCCATACTCTGCAGAGGAACTTAGCTTGCTTCTCTGCTTCTGCATATGTGCGAGCCATGACGTGGACTTCACAGTCACTTATCATGTAGTTCTTATCTCCGAAGAATTGAATTGACCAAATCTGCGGAATCTCGAATTCTATATCGTCGCGTGCAGTATTGCGTGCATACTCGTTGATGTCTTCATATCCTTTGTACGTATCTGCTGCCTCTACTTGTGAAGCTTTGATTACTCTCTTCAAAACTATACCTCCGTAGATGTTAGTATATCATTGTACATGTTGTATGCTTCTGTAAGCTCATCATTGTCGAGGTCGTCGATACCGAACTGTTCCAGACGACGTTGAAATTCACGAAGGGACTTCATCTGCTCGTTGTGCTTAACTAGCGCGTTGATGACCTGCTTTGTGTATCCTCCGATTGCATACTTATCGAAGCTTGCTTTAACTACTCTTCATTAGTTTATCTCCCCTGAAAGATCGTCCTTTGCTAACTCGAGGGCAGCTTCAATAGCGTCGTCCTCACTAGGTCCGTATACTTCGTATGACTCTGTAATGCCTGCTAATCCAGCGAAGTTGATCTCGACTAGCCATTCGCCATCTCCTTGGTTGATTGTTTCCTCTGAAGAAAGGTCGTCTGCGGCCTCATCTATTGCAAGATCGATAGCTTCGTCCTCGTCATTTGCATCTACTGAATACAGTTGCTCTGAACCTACATATCCTGCAAATGATACTAATACGTCATAGTTCATTAGCTTTCCTCCTCAGCCTCATTCGGCTTGATTTCTTGTTTCTGCTCATTTATGATGAATACCATTGCGTTGTCTGATCGTGCTAATCTGTTGAATTCGAGATTAGTTTGACCAGATGCATTCAGGTAATCAACTACGTCAATCATCACATCGTTCATGTTGATGTCGTCGTTGTAGTAGATCCATAATTCCTTTTCTTTTGTAACGATTCGAGCGACACCTGCTGTATCTGCATTAGCGTTGAGTGTGCCTTTGATGAGGGACACGTCTAAGTCGCAGCAAGCATTGATCTTAGTTGACTCTTCTACAGGCTCTTCTGGAGCACTATCGTCTACTCCCTCCTCTACATCAGGTTCATCGCCATCTGGCTTATCCTCCATATCAGGACCATCACCATCTGGACCATCTACGTCTATGTCATCAGCAGACGGCTTCGGGCCTAATGGGCCGCTTCCTCCTGGATTATCACTTACATGTACCAGATTGCTTTCTACGTCGAAATCATCATCTAAGCCTGGATCCAATGGATCTTTTGCTTCATCAGCTTTCTGTGTAGTTGGATCATTAGGATCTTGAGCAAGTGGTCTGTATTCCTCGTCTAGCGCGTCAGCTAGCTGCTGAACAAGTCCTTCATTATTCGGAAGCATCAATGCGGACTGAATAGCTTGTTTCCGTCTACTTGTCTTATACACTTTGCTTGCAAATATTACTTGTGTTATCATAACTACTCCTCTAAGTCGTTATTCGGCTTCTCTCTGTTCATATAGATGTAAGGCTTATCTGGATTATCGTCCTGAATGATATAAGAGAAATACAGGAAGAATGTGTCTGTTGTGATCTTGTCTACAAAGGCCATTCGGTAAATGTGTTGCCCTACCTTCTTGTTAAGATGATCTGTGATTACACGGATCCATGTAGGAGACACTCGCATGAATGTGTCAGGGAAGATAATTGGGCTATCTTCTTTGTCGAGCTCGTGCACTTCATACATTGTGCAATCTCGAGTCATCTCAGGATTCAGCATGACGAATAAGTGATAAGGAATCTCATCATGATTGAGGACAGGCGTGTGTTTCCCTATTTCACGATACGGACATGCATCAATTCTCAGCTCATTGAGTTCCATTTACTCACTCCATGAAATAAGAGCGATATCCGTTGCAACTGCCTGTCCGATGAATTGCACTTTATAGCCCTTTGCTTCGAGAGCGGATTCTGTTTCCGGAAGCATAGTCTCTTTGAACTCTGTGCGCGTCTCGCCTGTATTAGCTGCACAGTTGATTGCGTATGCAACTGCTTGCAGCTGGATATCTGCTGCGGAACTTTGAGCTGTGCTCTTGGCTTGTTCAGCAGTTACTAGCTCCGTTAGTTTATCTCTAGGAATGAGTGCCATATTGAACAACCTCCATAAATAGTGATGTATCACGAATTTCTATTCTGAAAGTATAAAAGGTCCTAGCCCTGGAATTTGGCTAAGACCTCTTATTTTGTTTACCTTATCTGCGTGCTATGCAGATAAACTCTCTATCCTATCTTTTAGTTCGGCTACTTCTTTTGCGATGCTGTGCATCTCCATTACTGCTTGCTCAGTAGATACATCTTTTTCTTCGATAGCTGCAATGCTTCTAGAAAGTATCACGTATGCATACTTCATTAAGAATATCTCTCTATTCACTAAGTTGACTCTGTGCGATTGCCATATGATCATGACAATGTTTACGACTACTAACGCTAACGCAAGATAGGCCAGCTGAGTATCTGACGATAATGCTATCATGTTTCAGCCCTCCTTATGCTATCATAACGATTTGATGCGAAATCATGTTAGATCTTGAATAGTTTCCTTGCTCGAAGTATCTTCTCTGGAGCGTAAGGATTCTCTGCGCAGTAGCGCTGAACCTCACACATATCAAGTGCGGTTCTAGCAGAGGACTCCTCCATCATCTGCTCTCGAGTGAATCCATAATAGTCGAGCAATTCATCAAACTTGCGAAGAGTTTCCTCATCAGCTATCTCAAAGAAGCACTTATCGGCTGTTGTCCGAGCCTCTCGGGTCATCGAGAACGAAATTGTACCATAGTCTCGAGTGAATACTTTGTTATATGCAGCGCGAAGTCGATGAGATACGCTATCGCATGAGTACCAAGGAAACTTAGGCAATCCAGGAAGTGATGTGTATCCAAATAGATGAGTATGAATCGTAGGATTGCTTGACTTAGCGATGAAGTCGTACACTTCCTTTAAGTAGATATCCTTGTCGCCTACAGGACGGTCGTTAGATGGAGATATTCCTAAATACTGAAGTGGCTTTCCATTCTCATCTCTCCAATCCAAGATGTGCTGAAGTGCATCGAATGATTCACCCTGATGAAATACATACAAGAGCTTCTCAGGGCTCTTCATCTTCGGAAGCATATACAAGAAGTTATCCCAAGACAGCTTTACAGACTCTACATAATCCTCGGGCTTCTTAGGCTGCTTAAATACACCTGGAATGTGGTCAACCTGAGCAACAGCTAAGATCTTATCGTCAATACTGTTTACAAAATCGATGTAATCATCAACAAAAGCTTTCAGCTCTTCGTCATTAGTTACTTTGATGCGTCCTGTATGAACTGAGTAAGCACCAGAGTCGATGAATAATGATTTGATGATTCCTCGTTCCATATGCGACATCATAGATGCGATTCCGGACTTATCTAGCTGAGATACAAGAGCATCTGCCGGCTGCCACTTGCCTTCATGCATGAGACGCTCCAGCTCATCCGCCATCGAAAGTGTTAGCGAGCCAGAGAAGCAATAGTGTTGTTCCATTCCTAGTCCTCCCATCGTTTGTGAGCTCGAGGCCATTGTGAATACTTTGCTCGAGCTGCCTGTAAATATTCTTTTTCATCAATTTTATCCAAATCCCGAACCAGGTAAAATGTATACCCGTCATAGCAAGTTTGCCTTGCAATTGAATCTAGTATACCCTTACTTGGCAGACCTAACTCTTCTTTAGCTTGTTGTTCACTTAAGAAAATCTGTCCTGTATCTAGACATTTGATTCTACGATCAATTGTAATCAGCTCGAAGTGATATCCGTGACACTCCTTGCCTTCTTTTATACATTGACCTAAGTAGACTTCGGGAATATTGAGGTCTCTACTAGCTTGCCTTATTGTAGCAAACGTCATGTCAAGTTCACAACAGCAGAGTTGCTTAGGACTCCTGTCAACTCCTACTTGATGTAAATCACGCAATCCAGTTTGTATAGAATGCTGTACATTCGCTTGCGCAGAGCACCATTCTAGGTTCGCAACTCGATTATCATGCTTGTTCCCGTTGATATGATTTACTTGAGGAAGATTTTCCGGATTTGGGATGAATGCTGTTGCTACTAATCGATGAACGGTCCTGTATTCTGATTTTTCTCCATATATCAGGTTGACTTGGTAGTACTCATCTGTTTCTGTTGACTTCAAGATTAGCTCGCTGACGGGCCTAGTAGTGCTTTTAGCTCGATTCTTAGTCTTATATACATCGACTCTTGCTAATCTTTTTACTCTCCCTAAATTAGATACTGCATAGCTATCTTCAAAACCCTCAATGGGTCGCCACTCTTCTCCAGGAAGGGATTCAGATGATTTGATCCTCAAGTTCGCTACACAATTGTTACTCTTATCTCCATCAATATATTCAATCTTCGGTTTTGGTCGAGCATTGATATCTACTCCGAGAAATGCGCAAGCTACAATGAATCTCACTTCAAATACACGAATTTTAGATTCACGTACTAAGCTTACGCAAGGAGCAGCAGTAGGAACTAACTTAGGAACAGCGTGTTTCAATATCTTTCCTGTTTTTACATTCCTGATATCCCCTGCAGAAGATACTTCATATGTATGGAATTCAGGGACAGCTTTCCACTCTAGTTTCACTTCGGGTGCCATTACTTATTATGTGCAATAGGAGAAGTGAGCTCGTCGATTGACTTAGAGTATACAATAGCTTCCTTGCCCATCCATGATACCTTAGTCATGAATCCTGGGCGAATGTTAGCTCGCATCTCATCTGTACGAGTTTTAACAAGCTCTGCGAAGGTAGTAGTCTTGCCTTCCTGCTTACCGCTGTACTTCAAGCTTCCGTCCTGTTTCTTTGTCTTTGCCATTACTTTGTTTTCCTCCTATGAGTGTTCTGTATATGTATATAACGATTATTCGCAGTATTTCAAGTTGAATGCTAGCTTTGATAATATAGCATGCTGTGCTACTCGGCCTGTCGATAGTTCTCTCAGCGTATCTAAACAGCTCTTAGTTACAAAAGGTGTGCGGTTCAGCTCCATTATCTTGCGAATAGAGAATGCTATGTTACATTCCCTGCCATCTGTATAATGAGACCAGTTCCATACAATAGTAGATACGCTGTCTCTGAATCCAGTGAATGTATCTGTCTTGTCGAAGAAGGATAGCTGGTCTGGTGTCATGTGAAGGACTTCATCTACATCTTGGAATGTACGAGTCAGTGACCATACACCTCGCTGATGTGCAAGATTAGCAGATGCGTAATCCATCTGAGAAGCATATGTGACTAGGTCTGCTTGCGTAGGCGGATCCACAGAAACAACTGCGCTTCGGCTGATGATAGTATCCGGTACTCCCTTCAAATTCCTGCAAGTTACTACAATGTAGACATAAGGTAACGGCTCCTCCAGGAACTTGAGCAATGTGTAGGACGCTGCAGGTACGCCTAAGTCGAGATTCTCTATAGAAATCACGACAGGGTTGTTGATGTTGTAACATCCATCTATAGCTTCTCTGATATCTGCTACCTTGGGTGGTACCGTAACAAAGTCTGACACCATCAAGATAGTAGCAAACTGCTTCGCTAAATAGCTCTTACCGCATCCCTGAGGGCCTTCTACTAGAATGCTCTGACGGCCAGATTCGGCTAGCTGAGCGAGATTGTTCATTGCTTGCTGCTGACACTTAAGCTCCATATTCCATCACCTCCGGACTAGGTACATGCTGAAACGTGAATAGACTCGCAAGATAAATCAAACTGCAGCTGATGTCAGTGGATTGACTAGACCTAGATAGCTCCAGATGCTTGTAGACGTTCATAAACATGTAGTAGATATCTTCTATAGACCACGCCTTAGCATAGTCGCGTAACTCCGAATTCGAGTACTTGCTTGACTTGATCTTCTCTAATTCAATCATTGTCTGCAAGAATGAATAGTAGACTGTGGACAAGTCACCGGAATACTCTGACAATGCTGAATAGAATGCAGGGAAGTTGCGAGCCGCGATTGCTACTTGGATATTCTTTTCTGTAGAAGCATCGTGACATCCGAAGAATGAACAGATCTCTTTCTCAGACATTCGAGCGAGTACCTCTACATCTGTGCATGACATAGACCGGCAGATGTTTCTGGAATGACCGTAGTTGTCACCGGCATCAGTTGCGATCCTAATTGATCTATCATCTAGCTTAGGGAAGTCTTGATGCAGATATCGCTCTACAAACTTAGGATTGACTAAGCTTATAGTGCAAACGCATTCAGGGAGAAACTTGTCAATCTTATTGATGTGCTTATCGTCAATGTATATGCAGACGATAGTTCCTATGATGTTTGTCTTCCGGATCTTTTCTGCATACACACCGTCAATCTTGCTGACGAATGCGTCATCATAGCGCACAACATACAGCGTCGGCTGAAGTGGAATCAATCGGCGAGTTGACATCATGTTGATGACATCTTCTACGTGTGCATATTCTTCTTTCTTCCCGTAGAGCTTCCAGAGATGATCTAAGTACTTGTCCTTTACACCATATTCAGGCCCACCGAGTACATAAAATTTCTTAGGGCTATCGCTTAAGATGGATAGCCCTAATTCCTGAATGTCAATCACTTTGCACAGATCTCCTTGAATGTGTAGTATGGCATAATAGCTACATGGTAATCTTTCCACTGGTACTCAAAGACGATACCACGGAAGAAAGCACCCATGTTGTCCTTACTCATCTTAGTTAAGTAGCGAAGCTGGTCGCCTGAGTTGAAGCTCAGGTTTTTGCGGACAGGAAATGGAACATCTGTAGCTAAGATACTACTTGGATTCTCGATGTTATGCATGTAGCAAACTGCCCATGTACTTGCTAAGGTCTGGCTTCCATCGTCGCAAAACAAAACAGGCTTTCTATGTCGCATAGATGCTTCTGCTTCAATCTTCACCCACACATTGTAGTCGAAGAAGATCTTGGTCTTATCCATGTGTGTCTTGCACTCTCCGAGCCAATCATCTCCGATAACATCGCCGGGTGTAGCAGGAGCAGCTCCGCTTCCAGATACAACTGACCAGCCTAAATCTTCGGCTATCATGGATTCTTGTTTGGACGAATAGTCCTTTGTAGATGCCATATTTATTCCTCCTTGTTCTGTTCAATAACAGGAACGTCATCTGGGAGTATTGATGACGGATCAAATTCAACTCCATTGATATCTGCTAAGATATACTCCTGAAGTAGTCGATAGTAATCTGGATGCTCCTCTAGATATGCATATACCTTAACCTGACCGTTGACCTTCTCAGGCTTACCGTCAACCTCAAGGATTTCACCAGTTACTGGATTGCACATCGTGAACCATCCACCGCTCTTCTTGATGATTCCGTACTTGTTGATTGCTAGCTTAGCGTAATCATAATCAGGTCGAATTCCTGACTGAGCCATTAAGAAGTAAGATGCTATCTTTCTATCGAATGCAGCTCCCTTCTGCTTCAGTAACTTAACGTTTACAATGTATCCGCTAGGATTCTCAGTAGATTGCGGAAGCTCGTTTCCTGCGAAGTCTACAGGTGCTCCGAGTCGGAAGAACATTCTCAATGTAGAATAGAACTTAATAGCTTCACCGCCAGGCGTATTGATAACATATGGATTCTCCATATTAGGTCGAATCTGATTGATGAGGATCAGAGTACAATCATGCTTAGTGAGAAGCGGTACAATCTTACGAAGGAAATCAGTCATGAGACCGGCTAAGGAAGCTACGGTTCTCTCTCCGTACTTCTTACTTAACTGAGCTTCGGTAGCTAATGTAGGCACAGAATCCAAAACAACTAACCCCAGCTGCCCATCTTCGATAAGATCCTGAATGAACTGAAGTATCTTTTCAGCAGCTACATCAGGCGGCTGCATGACGTCCAAATCAGTTTCTTTGATATTCATCTTAGCTGCCCATGTAAAGTCATATCCATGCTCGATATCTGCATAGAGGATCTTCTTAGGACCTGCGTCGAGTAAGTCCTCCAATGGACCTGAATACTCTTTCTTGCCCTTTGCGATACGGTTACGGTAGTCCTGAACCTTTTCTTCAAACTCTCTATTGAATAGCTCTCTAGCGTTATGACACACATCAATAGCAGTAGATGACTTACCGCTACCTGGAGCCCCACAGAACTCACTAATTCGTCCCCTAGGAACTCCTCCGTATGTCGCATAGTTTAACATAGGTGCAGAGAACGGAATCTTAGGAATGTTCAGCTTAGCAGAAGTGAACATATCAGGGCAATTCCAGTCCTTCGCTGCCTTGTTAAGCATTTGTTCATATTGAGACATCTTATATCCTCCTATTTATTGAAATCATATTCTCCAAGAGATCCGGGAGTCGGCAGGAGCATGTTAGATTCCTTTCGTGCGTCCCACAGCTTCTTGGCACTCATGATCAACTCCCTAGAGAACGAAACTTGCTTATCTACTCTCTCGGAGATTATTGTATACACAGAGCTGAGAAGTCGATCACCCGCCGTTATCTGTGCTGCGGCTTCTTGCCGCTTGGTGCGAGTATCTCCCATCTCAGGATTGTTGATTGTGTCATTCTCGACTTCTTTGATGTGCATCTTGATGACTTCTTGAGCAGTCTTGAGTTTGCTGACCTCCTCAGAAACAGCAATCAATTCTAGCGGCAAAGTTGTGAGGATCCACTCAAGGTCCTGGTCAGTAATAACATAGGACTTAGAATGGATTCGCTTGTATAGCTCTGCCTGTTCCTTAAAGTGAGGACCGAAGTAAGCATCGTACTGCTCGTCTGCCCACTTCTGGACTTGATTGATGTCATCTTGATGTGTCTTTACTACTTCATCGAAATTCACGGCGTATTACCCCTTTGCTGACGGTGTACATAAATAGTAGATAGCTAACTCCTGTAAATACTGAGAGGAGCGTAGCTCGCCGTTTAACACGGCTAGACGGTTACATATCTTTAAGCATAGAGCTGCATGCTGCGCTCCGTACCCTTTGATCTTTTCTTGATACGTAGCTGGAATCATCGTCTGATTGATATCCTGCAAGTAGATATACTTCACAATGTTAGTGATGAATGCAAAGAAGTTCTCGAACCACTTCACGAAGTTTACTCCGGAATTGTATACTTCATTTACAATAGCTATGATCTTACTGTTGTCCTTCTTAACTAGTGCGTTGAGTAGGTCGAAGTAAGTATCGTAGTTAGGCAATCCGAGAGCCTGCTGAATGGTTGTTAAGGACACTTCATTGCTGTAAGCAAGTGCCTTATCGAGCAATGTGATTGCATCTCGCATACCTCCGTTAGCCATCTTGCTGATGTAAAGGACTGCATCGTCATCTGCTTTGATGCCTCGACCTTCTGCATTCTCCTGATCAATGATATAATGCAATCGCTTGTTGATTCCATCTAAGCTGATCTTAGATAGCTGGAATGTCTGTACTCGTGACAATATAGTTGCCGGAATCTTCTCAGGGTTAGTTGTGCATAGCAAGAACATGCTCTTAGCTGGCTGCTCTTCTAGCGTCTTCAATGCAGCTTGCCAAGCCTGCTGGCTCAGAGAATGGCAGTTATGCACTAAGCATCCATTAGCAAAATAAGAAGGGTGACCCTCTACTTCAAGATCGTACATATCTACATATTCGCTATGCAGTTCTGAATGGCTGAAATAACGCTCGAAAGATTGGTCATTATATCCTGGTTGGTAAATCTCAATACTGTCCACCCTAAGTTCTCCAAGCATTCCGTCTTCTTTTGATCTAGCGATTTGTGAGATTTCATATTGTGGTCTACACCATCCACCTCGATCGCTAGCTGAATATCGGGACGTCCTAGGTCTACTTTGTAATTCGTAGGATACCCCATTTCGTTGTGCCTCGGAGCGTGCGTCTTTACAGGATACTCCAATATCCACTGGTCCCCCAGAGCATGATAAAGTCGCATCTGAGGCTCTGTGTAGGAACCATTTCCACCACGCATAACAGGTGCGATGTGCAATGTCCCATTTTTCTCTTTCGTAGCTAACGTCTTCTTCACCGTCTCTGGATTGCTCATTGGATTGTGATTCTTCATCCATTCTGACGATGCTGGTCGAGGAGTGCCCATTTGCATACGCCCAATCAGAATATTCCTGCACTTCTGCGAGCATGTCCGGACTCCAGTTGATTTCGGATGAAACTCTTTCCCACAAATCTCGCAAACAGCGATACGCTGCTTCGCTTGCTGGACATGTTGAAGATGCTTGGCTGCTCCCTGGCACTGGACTGAGCAATACTTCTTCGGTTCTTTCTTTCTCACCCATTCCTGCTTTCCACATATCGGACAAGTAAATAAGTATCTGTGACTTAGCCAAGTCTGTTGTTGCTTGTCCGAACGGCCTTGCTGCACCCTCCATATATTGCCACACTTCGCAGAACACGTTATAGCATCCACTGATTTCGGAGTGTAAAATTTCTTCTTGCATACGGGACACTCTTTCGTGTAGCCAGTCGGATTGTAATTCTGATGGAATTTCGTCAGATTCCGTTTGCGGAGAATCTCCCCACATTCTCTCCCACAAGCTTGTCGATGGTCCGATTCGTAGCTCTCGAACATCTTGCCGCATACTACGCAGGGCTTCGTCACTCTTCCCATAAATCACACAACCTTTCTCAAGATTCTTGCTTTCTACCCACCCCTCATCAGTCATGAATAAGTGATCGCAAGTTGTTAATATGTCCCTTGAATTAGTATGAATGATTGTTAAGCGTAGCGGGCTTACTTTATTCTTAAAGACGTTCAATACTCGGTGATCTTCACCTAAGCCCTGCACTATATCTCCTCTGCGTACAGACGATATTCTAACTTCGCCATGATTAGTAGCTATAAGTGTATCTTCATGAAAACACTCGTCAATTATGAATATCTTGTAATTCATTCCAACAGGATAGGTCATGGCTTGATTGACAATCTCACGCATATCAGCTGCCCCGCTGTGAGATGCAGCATCCATTTCAATCGGCTCGCCCTTTCCTTCATTCAATATGTTAGCGATGCAACGGGCCGAAGTTGTCTTTCCACAGCCCGGAGGCCCCACAAACAGGAAGTTTCTGTTTGAGATAGTATCTGCACTACAGATGTTGCGGATGATGTCAACAACAAGTCCCTGCTCAGTGATGTCATCTAATGTCTTCGGTCGATACTTAGAGGCTAAATTCTCTGCCATAGTTACTCCTCGTCTCCGACAGATTCAGTGAGCTCCACTTCGTCGTCGTTTCTTCTTACTTGTGTTAGCTCTGCTTTCGCAGATTCTACTTGTCTCTTGTAAAGGTCTGCATAGCAAAACTGGAGTGCAGTTACTACTGTTTCAGAATCTACTACCAGAGCGTCTCTTTCACGTGAGTAGGTAGACTGATCTAAAATGTAATCTAGAAACATGCGACCTCTCATGTTCTCATTCTTCAGCTTGTTGTATGTAGCTGTAGAAAGTGTTACAACATTGACGTCGCTTACGGGCTCTTTTCTCTCGATTTTCATATTACCACTCCTTACATTTCTGATAATACGGGCACATGCTAGATGAGCACCAGGGATCACCCTTAGGCAATCTATCGGGTGCAATGCGTGCTTCTGCAAGATCCATTACCTTCTTCATACGAGAAATTACATCCTCGCGTTGATATAGGGGCACACGAACCTGGAAGCATTTCATGTCACCGTACTGTCTATCGATGTATAATACAAGAGCATTTTCTACATTGATCAATGCACAATAGCATTTCACCTGATCAATGTGTCGCTCCTTAGGTTCTGTTAGGTCCTGAAAAGATGAATACTCAGATGACTTTATCTCTAGTAGATAACGTTGACCGGAAATCTCTACAAGACCATCACATGCAAATCGAACAGGTGGATCATTTATCTCAATGAGTGTCTCATATCCTTTAGATTCGCATGTATACGGAAACAAGCAGTGCTCAGCTAGATGCTTCTCAACATCTAACCAAGCCGCTGTTCCTGACAGCCGCCGCTGAATCATTTCATGGCAAGCTGTCCCTACAACAGCAGTAAAGTCCAGAGCAGTGTCTGCTTGGGCGACCTTATCTGGTTGTACTCCCCTCAACCGAAACCAGCTAATCCGGTCGCATCGAAATTGGCTTGGAGCAAATGTTCGATGCTTAGGCTCAGATGATGCAGCCACTAATTCGGCTTGTGTAACTTCATCATATGTCTCTAGGAGCTTAGCGCTAGCGTCTGAATTAAACTTTACTGTGTGTGCAAGCAAATTAGCGGACCTGAACATCTTATTCAAGTCCTCCGAGAAGAACAGTCAGGTTAGGAGTTCCTACGAGAATTCCTACTGTAACACCTTCTTCAATGATAGGAGAAATATTAGCGGTCTCTTCATCGATGTTACCTAAGATGAGCTTCAAGTTAGAGAAATCGAACTGAGAAGTGAAATCGCTACAAGTTCCTTCTACAGCAACCTTACAATCGATGTTATCGTCCTTTAAGCTGAGCTGCCCTGCGGAATAGGATAGCTCAATAGCTCCGCCTGCAGAAGAAAGCAACTCAGCCTGGCTTAAGAACTTCTTCACCGGTGCGATAGATACCTTGATCTGATTAGCAGGATCCAACTGTGACTTCTCTAAAAAGATAGCAGATTCGTAACTACCTACTCCCTCTTCAGACTCATACTGAGGAGTAAACTGAGCAGCGTAATCAAATGCATCAGTAGATACCTCTACGCGATAGCTTGTTCCCATCTGTGTAATCTGAGCTCCTTCCGGAAGGCTCTCGAGAAGGTTGATGATTGTATCAGATAACAAACATGTTGTACCTAAGTGGCCCTTCTTAGAGAATGTAAACAATGTGTTGTCGATATCACCGACAATGACGTTACCGTCAGCGCCTACCCATACACGAGTGTAGATAGGATGAACGAATGAGCTTGCAGCAGCATACAACTGATAGTTCTTAATGAACTTCCAATCGTCAGATGCTAACTTGATAGTAGCCGCAGATGGATCATTGTTCACTTCAGGGCGAGACAATGACACGCCGTCTGCACCACTTACTAAACTCGGCAAGTTGAACTTAGAAGATCCGGAATGAATGACGATACCGCCTTCTACGAATTCAATTGTAACTGTGGATGTTTCAATTGTGCTGATAAGAGACTTGAGAACTGCACAATCTACAAATGATACTACTTCTTCATCAGCATCACCTGATCCTCTAAGAAGAAGCTCAGATTTGATGAAGCTTGCCTCTAAGTTGATTCGGAGTGTGTTCTTAGAAGCAGTTAACTGAGCTAAGCAGCTTGTGCGGTAGAACTTAGAGATGTTAGCGTTGATTACACCTAAGTCCAGCGCATTGCTGAGCGGCTTAGTCGATAACGTAAATTTCATTTAGTTTCCCTCCTTGATGGTTTACTAGTTTCATATATGATTATAACGATTCTGCTTAACAAAGTAAATGTTATCTGCAGATATCGGCAGATCCGGATCTTTAAGGGCGATAGAATTAGTTGTCATACTAGGGTCATATCCTGGAATGAAGGCTTGCGCTACTAGTCGCTTAACAGCAATCCGATGGCGCTTGCCCGATGCATCGACTAGCCCTACGTAACGCGTATGCGACGATTCATTGTATACTGTCTGCGAAAGTATTCGCTCTTCTATGTGCCAGGTCTGCTCCATATCGCCGCCACGCCTAGCTGTTTTAAATGACTTCACTGATTCATAACCGAGCCGTTTGATTCTTCCTTGCGAGGATACTTGATAAAGTCCCTCGAATCCTGGTATATCTTTCCATTGTTCTTCCATGATCACCTCAGTTGAATGTTATGCACAGTCGGAATAGCCGTCTTAGGGCTGACGCGTATGCTATTTGTTGGATTTTCGGGATTAAATGAAGGAATGAATGCTTCAGCTACTAGTCGCTTGATTGCAACGCTCTTCCGTTCGTGATTAGCATTGTAGAGACGCACGTAGTATCCATTATCACACTTGACAGGCTTCAGAAGCATTCCTGGACGATGCCACATCTCATCGTGCACTACGCCGCCGCGTCTGTGAACGCTGCGGACAGCAGTTGTACGACTACATGACCTTACTCTACCGAGTGAAGATATCTCGTAGAATCCACCAAATCCAGGTATAGGTTTCCAGATCTCACCATCTATGTGCCACTGCCCCTTCATCTATCTAGATCCTCCAATTCGTATTCTAAGTCAATGACCCGCCATCTGTTGCGCAAAACCATGTTAGTGAGTTGTGTGATAGAAGTTTTCATATCACGAATCTTAGCTCTGCAATAGATGGAATTCACTACAGCTAAAGCAGCTACTGCCGCTAATGCAATATCAATGCCCAATCGACTGTCCATTAACATGTCCTCCTTAATATTCTCCCCAGATTACCTTCTTCTCAATGTGATCCAGGAATTGATCGTCTTGTAATGAATAACGATTGCAGTAGCTTCGGATAGCAGAGGACATTTCATCTGACCATCTGCCGTTTACACCTTCTGCCTCAAGACCAATCAGCTTGGATCCATCTTCATGAGGATATTTCGGCATGATGAATTCGTTCTCAATAAGCATGCACTGAATCCACTTGATGTTAGATTCGCTCATAGTAGATACATCTAGTGAAGTAGGCTTGTCGAATGACAGGATATCGTCTACTCCTAAGCCGTACCATCTGAATGTAGTTTCTACGTCACATTTCAGCGGGAACGGAAGAAAGTCACCTGCTTTCTCCATATTCCGTGACAATATCTGGGCACCCTTCTCCCTGTTCTCAAAAGGAACCTCGACAATCAACTCATCGTGTACAGGAATGAGGAATCTACCGCCGATTTCTTCCCATTCGGGATCTGTTGTAAGGTTGAGCATTGCCAATTTAGTTACATCTGCGGCGCTGCCCTGGATAATCCCGTTAAACACCTCTCGAGAAGCTGTGTTGATCTTGTATGTGTTATCAATGACTTTGATCTTCTCTTCTGCGAGCTCTTTCGTTCTCTTTACTCTCTGACCATAATACTTATAGCCGTTGAACTCCTTGGTGAGCTGGTTGATGATGCGTTGTGGAATCTGTTCCTTGGTAGTTAATGTAGATGGGTCTAATGGATCCACATCGGGGTTGATATACCCCTTCATCGGCTTGAATTCATACTTAGGAAGTTGCATGTCCGGGTGATGTCGTCTTCTACCTAAGATAGTTTCTGTATATCCGACTTTCGCTGTACGTATCTGTGCGTCTGCGATAGCCTTCTGTAGCTGCGGGAATCCCTTCGTCAGAGACTGTTGTATGTTCTCAGCCTTCTTCATCTTCTCTTCTTGCGTCATTGTCTCATCATCTCCGAAGAGCATATCTGCAATAGAGAAAGTGGACATTCCGTAATTTATCGGTTCGTCTCTTATTTCTAAGAGCCCTGACTATATCATATCGGTGCCTAAATACCGATCTTTGCGCTTCGGAGGGTAACTCATCTTCCCTCCTATGCATCTATCTCATTGATAGATGCGTTAGTCGATTGACCTTCCTTTTATTCTCCACCTGTAGCCATAAGCTGTGCATTTAGGATTACTGCTAACGCACACCTCACGAATACGAGTGGCACATGTAGTGTACTTAGCTTTTGAAACGTTCTCGGACACCCATCTCCCTGCGTCTGCTAGATTGAAGAACGTATTTACAAGACATCCTGATTTATCTAGCTGTTCAATCTGTTCGCTAGAGTTGGCATTCCGTATTGCTTGCTTGGTAGCTTCTGAATGATGGCGGCCATAAAATGAATTCTCTTCGCCCTCGAATCTGCCCATTCGAGCAGCGCTGAGCGCATCTTTCCACTCCTGCTTGTACTCTCGGCCTGTCATGATCTCTTTGATGTGAGCATTGCGCTCGGCGCTGAATGTACATCCTTTACGCTGCTCACTTTCCTTAGCTCGATCAGCATCAGTGAAGATATATCCGACTGTTCCGTTTCCACCTAGGGTCATATTGTATCCTAGCGGATTCTCGTAATAGGTACCTAAAGTAGCAATGTAATAGCGCTCCTTCTCTTGATGGTCTTCTTCGGCTATGCCGGATTCTAATAACTCGACGCTAAATGATTCGATTCCATATTTGACCATATCAAGATGTAGCATCGACTGATGCCTTACGTCATGATTAGCTTCCCACCAATGATCTTTGAATCGAGATAAGTAGCCTTGCTTAGTCATTCCGACATATCGTTTTCCATTGACGTTATTAGTTATCAAATAAGCTTCGTACATGTGTAATTTACTCCTTGTATGTGAATTGCTCCAAACAAGGTAAAAGGCTTGGCACAGGATTAACTTCTAGAAACTAGATTAGCCTTCCCTGTTAGCACAGCAGTTAGTCGCCATTTCCTGCGATTACTATATTAGTCTACTGCACACCCTTGAGTAATAAGGTTCACAAAGTTTGCACTCAGTAGTCTGTTACATTTAGGCTTCTACTGAGGGGGCATAAATTATTGGTTATCGGCAAGATGTTTAACCTCTCGGTCTACCCAATACTAACACCTTGCCTATACCCCGCCGGGCTTTACCTTCGGGCTGATTCTCGTGCGTGATAGGATTGAACTCCAAGCACTCCTCATATGGAAATCCTAAACCGATAGAAGCAAGTGTTGCATAGATGTCCTTTCCGGTCTGGAATGTTTCAATCATTCGTTGATCGCCGGTACAGAATGCTGTGAGCTTCGGCTCCTGCTGAGAGAAGTCAGATGACATCATTACGTATCCGTTGCTAGCACGGAACATATGTCTGATATCATGCATCTTAGACGGTATATTCTGTAAGTTCGGATCGGCGGATGAGTTATGCACGCAAATCTCACTTGCGATGAAATTATGATATGTTTCTACTTCAATATCATATACATCGAATTTACCTGCGGGTGCTACTGACTGCACAGCATGATTCAACGGTATGTTATTCTCGTCACCGTCGGATGTCTGTCGCAGACTAACTAACCTATCATAGCACTTGAGTTCATCAGCTCTGCACCATGTGCCATCTTCCTTCAAGATTCTGTGTTCCGGAGTACAGATAAGATGCCCAATATCTCCGGATCCGTTACTCCGCCACTTAACGTCTACGCACTCGCGGTCTTTTCCAGTGAGCCATAGATTCTTTACTCGAGATAACTGTATACTGCGTCGTTCGTCATAACAGTAAACTAAGTCACCGGGGACAATGTCCTCAATGTTCTTTGTTCCGTTGAGGACAGTAATAGGGGTGCCCTTAGCGATGCACATGCGGCCTGTATCTGCGCCAATGCTCTTGAAGGTACAATGAACTCTACCATCAGGACCGGCAATGTTAGGCATCTTATCAATGTATGTGCCTAGCAACTTGACTCCCTTGCGTACTTGTAAGATGTCCTTAGCTGACGGATCTTTTACTTCGTTCAATACTTCCTTACCGGTTCCATCTACGTCTAGTGCAAGCAGTGTATTTAGCAAGTACTTCACATGTGGCTGGCTATTTGCGTTGAAATCAGCCCCGGTTCGGAACGGTCTCTTTCTGTTTCCTGGAACATCTCTTTCGTCAATCAAGTGCTGAATATCTTTAGCTAGTTTTTCCTGAGCAGCTTTCAGATTATCAGCATATCGCTCATGTAATGCAGGAATCACTGATGTATCTAGCATGACTCCGACTCTATGTAGGTGAGCACATACACGGATCATTGGCATCTCTACATTCCAAATGAGGTCTGCTATCTTCTCTAAGTGATTCTTCTGACACTTAGGATTAGATTTAGTGATGTACTGGAGCTCCCAAACGAATAATTCATATGTGATCTTAGCATCGTTTGCTGCATAAAGACCTGCTACTTCAGGCTTAGAGTAAGGAAACAGCTTTGGTGAGAAGAAATCTCGGAACTTCTTGGCTTCTATCTGGCCTTTCATGACGTATTTAGCATACAGGCCCTTCAATGTATTGTCCTTTTCATCTTCGCGTAAGCATCGCCAAGCTAGGATTACATCGAAGAAGCAAGCAGGAACAAGGTCCACCTTCAGGTCTTTGTAGATCATCGCTAAGTCGAAGTCTGCATTCGCAAATATCAACCGCACATGATTATCAGCTAACCGCTGAAATTCCTGCCCGATCACTTCATATGTCAACTGGTTAGGATATGGCTTCTCAAATATAGGAAGCAAGTGGCAAGACGGAATATAGCATTCTACTCCGCCTGGATAATATAAAGAAGCTCCTACAATCTTGTCGCGAATTCGGTCAAGACCGGTGGTCTCTGTATCGATGCCGGCGTAGCCAGCTTCGATACATTTGTCCACGTAGTCATGTAACTCTTTCGCATTCTTAATCAAGATTGCAGGAGAATCCTTAAAGTAATCTAAAACTTCTTTTGTTATCTGGTTCAGCTCATCGTTGATGCTTGCAGGCTTTCCACCAGACGCTGCAGGTTTGAGCGATTCGTTGCTCTTAGCAGCTATAGCGTTGATCTTATCGATCTGCGCTGCACTGAATAGCTTCATGTACTAGATCTCCCTCCTTGGTGTGTAACTAGAAAGCAACGTCGCTTAAGTCATCGAGGGAATCGTCTCCGCCTTCCGGAACAGGCAAGTCAGGTAGTGCTACATCTACTTCAGGAGTAGGCAGTGTAGCCGGTGCACCGGTTCCATATTCAGGAGCTGGAATGGTTACTGGATCTGGTACTGGGTCTGCGATTGGCTCTGGAACTGGAATAGCAGCAGGACGAGGAATTGCTCCATAGTTAGCATAATCCTGAGTAGTAGCTGCTGGAGTGGATCCATTAAGCATAGAATCGAGCTCGAATGTGCTTACTTCGCGGCATACTGCACTGTATCCATCCGGAAGTGTGATGTTATTCATAGACAGAATCAAGTCGTAAGGAAGCTGCTTGTTAGTTCCCTGGCTGATGATGCTGTATACTGTCTCACGAGATCTGTACTCGCCGTGACGTGTGATACGGAATACATACTCACTTGGATTTGGATAGTTAGCAAACACCTGCTTAACTAAATGATGTTCGAATGCTGCATCTCTGTCCCAGAACTCGATCTTCTGAGAAGCAATGTTGTAAAGTGGAATAAATAACTTAGTCTGCTTACGCAAGCCCTTGTTACATGCAGGGCAGCCACCCTCGCAGCAATGAACGTATCCGGAATACTGATCTGACTTGACGTAATGTACATCGGCTACAAGTACATCTTCAATGCCCCTGTACAAAAAGATTACATCTGCGTATTCCCCGTCGTCGCGAAGTGTGAAGAACTGACCCTTTCGTTCCTCGTTGAATGATGATAATGTTTTGAATGCCATAATTGACCTCCTGTATGTTGAATATAAATCTTTGCAATGTTTGGATGTTACTAGATGTTATGCTACATAACGATTCATGCAGTAAGTACGTTGAAGTAAGGAGCGAACTTAGCAAGACAGCTGCGAAGCTGTTCCATCAATGGCTCGATCTCTTCATCAATGAGATTGATAGCGCTGAGCTCGTCGATGTACTTCTTGGAGCTTGGTCTGATTGCCTTCTTGTATTCGTTGTCCTGATTAAGAAGATAGTAAGCTAACTTCTCTGCCTTAGGGCCTGCTTGCTTGATTTCGTGCCAGAAGAGGGCCTCGATTGTCTCTCTTTCCAGCTTGTCAAGTACTGGGTCCTGTCCGTCAGTAGATACTAAATCAAACAAGTCGACCTGGTCATCGCCATATCCGACGATGTTAGGTGTCTCATTTGCCCATCTCTCCTTGTCGCAGATGCGGTCGTGGCAGATGCAATACATGCAGTTGTAAGCTACTCTATAGATATAAGAGGCTGTAAATCTCTTACTATCCTGCTCGATCTTAGGAGCGTTCTTTCTGAGGTACTGAAGAACGATGGTAACTCCGTCTTCGGCAGGAATGAAATCATATGAATTAGCCATCTGCCAAGCAGCGATGATCTCCGGAAAGAACTGAAGATACAATACAGCTGTCTTCTTGCATTCAGATGACTGATAATAGTCTTTGTTGTTTTCGTCTTCTGGAAGTTTTGCCCACTCATCGAAGCTAAGTGGTGCGGAGTACTGAGTGTACTCTAAGAAAAGGTCTCTAGTTTCATAGAAAGATGTCAGGTTCATATTTAATTGTCCTCCTTTTGGATTGTTGATAAGCATTGACGAAAATTGATAATGTTTATCCCCCGTTTATTACCTACAAACATATTATAAGATACATTGTGCAGAAAATAAAGAGAAAAATCAAAAATTATATAAAAATATTTAAACCTGACATCTTACCACGATATTAGCAGCTAATTGTTCTCCCAAATGATGCAGAGAGTGTTATTTTCACAAAAGTAGCGAGTAACTCGTCTTTCCTTAATCTCTGCAGGAATGCTGTTCACTGAGCACTCAATGCCAGCTAGGTATGGAGGTCTGTTGAATGACGTGTTAGTGACTAATCTAGGGCACAACCACACCTTAGATGCACCTTTCTCCTTAGCTAAGCTAGCTACTGATTTGAACTCTTTTGGATCCATATGTATACTCTCCTTTAACTAGATTGCTCTATTGAATGGGATAGAGTAGCTCCATGGGTTGACGTTCTCGTAGATTCGAGACAGCTGGAACAGCTTGTGGTCTGAATACTTCTTTCCTACAATCTGCATTCCGATAGGCAAGCCGTCGGCAGACAATCCTGCTGGGATAGAAGCTGCAGGATATCCGATGAAATTCTGTAAGAATGTTTCGCAGAAGCCGATTGCTTGATCTACTTTCCGTCCGTTGATTGTAGCAGGACCTGCTGTTACCTTCTCAGATGTATCATTAGGGACAGGGTTGCAACATGTAACTGGGCTGATGATGAAATCGTACTTCCTGAATAAGTCAATGTGCATATCAAGGACAGCAGTTCGCATTTCGTTGAATGTGCGATAGTCCATGATTCCTGTCTGAGTAGACGCAACCTTATCCCAATGAATGAATTCAGGAGTGAGCTGATACTCTAGAGCAGGGTCACGCATATCTACCTTACCGGATCTTGCCCACAGGTTCATGTCAATGGATGTATCGATAGAGATCATCCTGCACCACATCTCAGCTAAGTCCTCTGCGGTGAATGGAGCAAGTGACAAGCTATCTGGATCCACTTCTTCTACAATGATGTTAGCAGATAAAGAAGATTCAGCCATCTTAGCAGCTCTCTTGATTACTTCCCAGAGTTCATCTTCTACTGGAAATACTCCGAAGTCTCTGACAAGGCCAATGCGGATTGTCTGGTTAGCTACAAAGGAACTATTCTTGTTGAAGATAACTGAGCTAGGCACACTAAATGGATCATGTAGGTCGTAGTGACACATCATCCGGAATATAGCTAAACTGTCTTCTACCGTACGCGTAATTGCACCATTGAAGCAGAATGGATGTGTTGCAGTCCAAGCATCAGGTCTGCATACGCTAGGAACAGCTCCGACAGACGGCTTGAATCCAAAGCAACCGCACCATGCGGATGGTATTCTAATGGATCCGCCTCCGTCTGACCCTTCTCCTAACGGAACCAATCCGTCGCCGACTGCAGCAGCAGTTCCTCCTGACGATCCACCCGAATTGTATCCTGGCTTGAATGGTGTGCTAGTAGGACCATACATCTGATTGTCTGTGATTCCTCTGAAAGCGAAAGCAGGTGCGTTGGCCTTTCCAATAGGAATAGCACCCATTGCTTCTGCTGCCTTAGTGAATTCGGAGTCCTCTGGGTCTCTCTGGATAAGTGCTCGCACACCGCCATGACTGTTTGTCCATCCCTCCTTAGAAGGCAAAAAGTCCTTCAAGCAAACCGGAACTCCAGCGAATACTCCCGGAGACATTCCGGACATGATTTTCTTCTCTTGCTCCTTAGCTACTTCCATCGCTTCGTCTATCTTAGTGTAAACAAATGCGTTGATAGAAGGATTTCTCTTTTCGATGCGATCCGCAAAGTAGTCTACTACCTCTGTAGGCTTTACTTCCTTAAAATTAACTAGCTGCCCAATGGAAAGAGCAGATAAATTCTCTAATTCTAATGACATTGCGTCTACCTCCTTCTCTTACAGAATATAACGATTCTTACATAGAAATAGCGCAGCTTTGTTTGACTGCGCTATCATTTATGATGCCTTGAAGTTGTAGATCGGCTTGATTGTGTTGATAATATCACATGTAGGCTCGATGTTAGCTATGATTTCATCAATCGGCCTGTAGGCCTGAGGAGCTTCATCTGCACTATCTGTGAATACTCTTGCTGTGTTGTATTGTCCTTGTATTTCAATCATATGTTGTCCTCCCTTACTTGTAGTCGCCACGTTCACGAAGTGCCTCTTTCAGATCGTCATCGTCGAAAGAGAAATCATTGTCTAAGTAATGCTTCAAAAAGATATCATAATTTCGTGCAACGTAGTCGATGCCTTCTTGAATCATCGTCATGACATTCTGAGGGATGTCGTTTGTTCTAGCTAGGATTCTAGGATGCTCTTCAATAGAAACAGAGACGCTATGCTCATCTTTACTTATTTTGATTCGAGGGCTGTTTCTATGCGATACTGAACGATCTACTCCATTATGATCTGCCCATATGATTACAGGCAAGTTAGTTCTACGTGGATTCAAGTTAGCCATTCCTAAAATAGCATCTTGATTGATTACTCGTTTCATTGCTACCTCCCATTGACGTACCCATCGGCTAAAGCCAATGGGATTCGTAAGAAGTTTGATATCTAAGATATCCTTATTCTTACTGGACTCGCCAAAAGTCCCTTACACAGTTTGTCGAAATCGACATTCTGCTTACATTTTCTTAGTATGTTTGCAGCACCATTTACATCTGCATTGAGGATTGTGCCATTTTTTGATTGATATAGTCCTCTCTTTATGCGCTTTCCGCTGAATGTCCCTTGGTAAGGCTGTTCCGCTTTGTATTCGGGAAGTTCATCGTTGTCAAGAAAACTGCTTTTTGATGTGTATGCTTCTTCTTGTTCAATGTACTCAACAGAATATTTCCAGCACAAGAACTCTAACTGTTGGCGCAAATCACCTAAAGGTATCTGAACAAAATTCTGATTATTTGTTTTACCAAGATTGGAGTTCCTCTTGAAATCTGCATTGTATCCAACAATCAAAGTTCCAATGTTGTTATTGATGCAATAGTTAACGACATATCTTGCTGACTTCTTGATAGAGTCGTTGACTTGATTATTTCTTTTTGTTGTAATTCTTTGAATACAAGCAGTAGTCTTAAGACCTTGTTTCATAGATATTGAACGAAGTCTTGCGATTTCTTTATTCCATCGGTGGTTGATTGATTTAAGTTTACGTCCGTCTATTATGAACGGTGTCCCGATAGTTGAAACACAAGTTGCTAAATTATCTATGCCGAGGTCTATTGATAGCATGTTATTTCTATCAAGATTTGTAGATTCCTGTTCTACTTCATACACATATTGAATCTTAAAGTACCTTCCGTCGTTGTACGGAAGAATCCTAACTTCTTTAATAGTCTTGTTCTTTAATCGTCCTGGAAACGTAACTTCAAAGTCTTTGATATCAGGGTGTAAAGCACGAAAAGTACGGCTCATTGGAATCATAAACTTGCCGTTGCGGATAGCAATTGAATTAGTAGAAAGAATTAGTCCAAACAATCCACCTTTCTTTCGATAATGCGGAATGTTGACATCGTGGTATCTATAATCTCCGAGTTTGCACTTCTTAATCAGATTAAAGAAAGATTTGAAACTTCTGTCTACAACTTTCATTATCTGTTGAGATACTCCTGCCTGCAACAAAGCATAGTTTTCATTAGTCTTACATTCGTGATAATTACTTTCATAGGTCAAAAACTGCTTTGTGTTAAAGTAATGTTGTCGAATATTATAGAGAGCAACATTATACAAGTTGTTTGAATATTGACACATTTCTCGAAGCAGGGAGTATTGTTCTTTTGTAAGACCTCGAATCACATTGCTTTGTACACAGTATGTAGCCATCTTTCTATTTCACCTCCTTTCTTAAATCTGCATCATTCATCCAAGAAACTAAAGTTTCTTGGTTTTCTGATGTAATTTCATATAAAATAAAACTGCCGATCTGGTTTCTTTTGCGAAGTCAACCTATGAAAGATCAGCAGTTTTACTATCTACAAGCACTAGTGTGCTAGTATTCTTAATTCAATTGTAAGTTGACTTCGCATCTATATTATAAGATGTGGATGCGAATTCGTCAAGCCCTTTCTTTAGAATCTGTCATCCTTGTGAGCAGAATTAAACTTATCTAGCCATTTAGCCTCGAGTTCTCTATATCTACCAGAATGCTTGTAGCATGTGTAAACATACTCTACAGTATCCTCCGGAGCGTCCTTAGCATAGACAAAAACATGGCCGCTGTTTTAACGCTATGCTTTATGCTTCTCTATGTAATCTCTTCCTATTCCATCCCGTTCCCAATTCTTAACTACTCGATAACCAATCGGAGCGGTGACAACTTCGCAAAGCAGTTCGAAGAATCCGCCGACAATAGCAGTTCCTAAGCAAGTCTTGATTGGCAATGGATCCATTCCCCAGAAGATAGGAGCGAAGATAACATATACACCTGCAATGAAGATGAAATTATCCAATGCTTGTCCTACGAATGTAGAAACAAAACTTCGAGTAGCAAATTCAATGGCACTTGTTTTATTGTTAAAGAGCTTTCCGATCGCTGAGTTAAGAAGAGAATTAGCTACACCGGAAAGAACAAATGCTACAATGCTAGACAATGTAATGAACCAAACGCCGCCTAAAACAGTATTGAACGAAGTGTAATCTTGTTCGGTAGGAATAGCTGCAACAAGGCTAAGGCCTAAAACGAATACTGTATTACATGCAGCAGATAACAAGTTTAGCAGAATAGCAGCTCGTGCACCGAATCGCTTTGACACCATGTCTAAGCACAAGAACGGCAAGAAAGAGGCTAAAAATCCCCCAGTAATTGCAACGTTGAATGCATTGAATATAACTTTGCCGGCTGCAATATTCATCCAGCATGAGCCAATACAAAAAATAGTAGTAACCAGCGCTGGAACGCTATCAAGCAGCAGTTTATAGTCCGCTACAAGACTCTTGGTCTTTGAAATCATCTCTAGATTTCCTCCTTTTGGTATTTGATTTATAATCCGCAGGAATGGGTTGGTTACCGAACTGCGGTTGTTTACTTCCCCAACAACTGAATGATCACATAACGATTTGAACATAGTAATGAGACCGCTGTTTGCGATCTCTTCTAGTTGTTCTATTTAGGTTGGGTGAGCTTCTGTATTTCAACAAGCTCTTTGCTCTTGATTTCTCGATCGCGATTACGTGCTTCATCCTCAGATATTGTTTCTAAGGTCAGGATGTACTCAACTGCTTCCTGCACTTCTCCGTTGCCGCCTAACTTACGATACGGAACATACATTGATTTGATGGTTGCTTTTTCCTTGTTAGTTATGCCGCCACGCTCTGAAATTCTATCTGAAAGATACATGATACGATCATGTGCTTGTCCGACCAAACTTGCACCTATTGCTGTCTGTGTCTCTGTCAACGCTGCGATGCTTTCGGTTATTGCAGATTCGTTGGAAGTAAGCTTATCAATTGCCTTCTTGAGCTCTAGGAATTCCTTCTGATGATCTAAAGCCATTTTCTCAATAGCGAGATGATGCTCCTCATATCGCTGCCGACCTACATCTTCACGATCTTGCAGACCCTTCACTACCGCGTCGTGAAGAGCTGCAATAGATTCTCTATTCTTATCACAGTAGTCCTCTTTCCATTGAGCATTGACTTCTGTGAGATGGTCGCGCATCTCTTGTTTGATCTCCTCTTCGCGATTTATCTTTGCTTCTTTTTCTTTCTCATCTTTTCGAGTGATCCAAAATTGAGCGAATCCAAATGCCGCTCCTGACCCGAGAAGTGATCCTAGTATTGTAAGGGCAGCTTGCCATCCTTCCATTCTGTTTCTCCTATTCGATGCAAGAGCTACGACAGCTCGGAGCTCTATAATTTAAAAGAGAGGGGCGGGCGGTTCAATGATGCCACTCACCCCTAATCTAATTGAAAAGCTATATAAGATAAAGATGTAATAATGATGCCCTGTAGGCAAGATTACTTAATTGTATAAAGATTACCTTTAATTTACTTTCTGCCTGTCGGTAAAATACACAATTAGATGATACGGTACAAACTGGCGTGGAAATCTCTATCTATATGGGCGATTAACTGATTAACGATAGTACACAACCATAGCACGTGCGGCAATAGTGCCGATGGAATAATACTCATCAGTGATATAGAATGCGCCATTGTTCTTAATATAAGAAACCTGCATTTGTCCAATTTCCGAATGGTAACCAAGCTGTATGCGGAAATTTCTATCTTGTGCTAGAAAATGCATAGGAATGATTACCGAACCGCTTATTTCCGCCTGTCCGTTAATGTTAAGTGCACCAGCAATCAGAAGTTCGCTAACTCCAGTTGTCGGCACAGTTACGGCTCCGCCAACGGTTCCGGTACCGCCTGCAATCGTCCAAACCTTATCCGCTTTATTAGATAAATGTGTATTTATCGTATTAACTGCTTCTGCTACTACTTTATTCTGCACCGGGTTGGTACTTGTTGTGCTGAGTGCTGAATCTACTACAACGCCGCCTGCGTAAACGACTCCGTCATAAATAAGTTTTCCCATTATCTATTCTCCTTTTCTTTACTGTCTGATTTATTACATCCTAGCAAACTAGCTCGCTAGGTATCTCTGAATAAATATAAGGTGTTGTAGATCATAGAGAAAGGCCGCTAAATTCAGCGGCCTTGATGGATTAGACTTGTGTGTAGTCAAGCTAGTTGCTCCGATGACGATTTACTTTCCTGCAAGGGCTACAAGTACCTTATCACGAAGTGCTTCATCATCGCATGCATCAGCCATGTCGTAGATGTCATCTTTAAGATAAGAAATGAAATCCTCAAGTGATTCATGGTCTTCCCATGCATCTTCTGCATCATACCACTCGTAGATGATATCTGCGATTGGTTTCTTCACTACAAGTGCTTTCATTATTGCAGGAACGACTTCTTCTCTGCTGTAGTCCCATGTGTCGATATCATCAAATTCATCGTCATCATCTAAGAATGAGCTTCTTACGTATCGCTTCATAATAAACCTCCTCAGGGTTGCTTGTTTTCACTTGACGTTATGTAAGGTGCGATGCTAATTCTCAATCAGTGAGTAGAATTCAGAACGAAGGTCAGAATCATACTTGAACTTGCCACGCAAAGTAGCTGTTCTAGTAACTGCTTCTCTAGCTTTGATTCCACGTGCTGTCATGCATCCATGTTTGCCTTCGATAACTACAATGATGTCATCAGTGCCTAGGACGTCTTGTAAGATATCAGCAATGTCGGATCCAATGCGTTCCTGTAGTTGAAGGCGCTTGCCTACCATATCAGCAATCCTAGCTAGCTTGCTGAGACCGATTACACGTCCCTTAGGCAGGTATCCGATAGCTACAGACATATCGTACATGAGCATGAGATGATGTTCACAAAATGAATGTATCGGAATGTTGCTCTCTACTACTAGGTCGCCAGTCTCTACATCTTCGAAGCAAGTATTGAACATAGTGCCAATTTCTGCGTTTGTATAAGTCATTCCCTCAAAGATCTCATTGCACATCTTCGCAACGCGGTGAGGAGTTTTCTTCAATCCTTCTCTATCCGGGTCATCCCCTAACGCAATCAGGAATTCGCGTGTCAACTGTTCAATCTTATCTGTATCTATTTTCTTGTATCCCATAGTTCTTATACCCCTCTCATGTCTGGCGGATAAATCACCTTATGCTGCTGGATTTGTAGTGTAACGTCGTTGATTTCACCCTTTACTAAGTACTCTGCGATTTCTTTTGGCTCAATCTTGCCGAATACAGGGCTCAAGTAGAGTTGAGCTCGAGTAAGTGAATGCACTCGCATTGCTTCGTCTAAGTCAGCTATGGATCCAACAACATATTTCACTACGTCTGTGTCAGATAGCAGAGACAAGTTATTCTCAACCATCTCATCTAACATTCCGCTTGTAGGGCATTTCCAGTCCATAGTGATGAGGAGTGAATCGCTGATCTCCCTATCCCTTCTAGCTTTAACAAGCTCAGTCAAATCAACTGCGCCGTTAGTTTCTATCTCTATGTCGTAGAGCCTGCAGCAATCCCCGTCGAGTAGGTAGATGAGATCCATCATATCCTTCTGGATCATAGGCTCTCCTCCTGTGAGGGTAACACGATTACAGTGAAAACTGTCGACTTTCTCCTTGATCTCCTCGATAGTCATGTCAGTATAGTCGTTGCCCTCAACTGCATACATTGTATCACAGTAGCTACAGCGCAGATTACATCCGAATGTACGAACGAAGACGGTTCTCTTCCCTGTTCTGGCGCTTTCTCCGTTGAGCGAGCAAAAAATCTCGTTGATTTTCATAGAATCCTCCTTAAATTAGTGAAATTGGATCGCATTCCCACGGAAAAACAACCCAGTTATCACGTTTGACGAAATCATACAGGTCAGGGACTACTCCAAGCGCGTTCTCCTTGTAGTAAAGAGTAGCGATACGGTAATTCTGACGCTCACCTGAAGAATTCTTGTAATAGTGCACAAGAGATTCTCCGGAATCACATATGTCGTCTACAATCAAGCATCCCGGAGCTGGTGCAGCTAGCATCGGAATGTTAAGCGCATGAGATATCATTACTGCTAAGCACAAACCTCCTCTAGGCAAGCCGTAAACTCCAGTAAATGCCTCGTCTAGATGCATCGGAGCTACTTTTCCGTAGATGAAATCTCTGACTTCATCCCACGTAACATATTCTTTCATACGATGTTGCTTCTCCTTCCTTAATACATTTCTTTATTCATTTCATGATAAGCAGTGTATAACTCCACTGCAGGTGTCCGATCCAGCTGCTCCGTCTCTAATACAGAAGAATCTAAGCATCCTCCTTCAATGAACTTGTAGATGTAATCATCTCGGAACCCGATAGCAGCAGCGTCTGTTACTGTTCCGGAAGTATACACCTTTTTGATGTTTGCCCAGATGATGGCTGATTGACACATCGGACACGGGGCTCCTGAGGCAAAGATCTCACATCCTGTCAGGTCATGTGTACCTAATTTCTTGCATGCTTCTCTAATAGCGTTGACCTCTGCGTGAGCTGTCGGGTCATGATCACCTAGCACAGAATTAGAAGCTACAGAGATGACCTCTCCGTCCTTCACAATGACTGCACCGAATGGCCCTCCGATTCCCTGAGACATCGTCTCGAATGCGCGATCTACACCTAATTTCATGATTTCATTCTTGCTTACCATACTACATACACCTTTCAATTATGCTCGCCATGTGGCGATGTTGTTCTCCGTTTCCTGAACGGAAACTGACTGCACACGCAACTCGTCATCCTCCAAAGCGAATCGACAGCTCAATAAGCTTGCAAATGACTCAGCCATCCACTCTGCTGTTGGGCTTTCAGTAGTAACATTCATCTTCTGCTCTGGAGCTAACTTAGCAAATGCAGCTAGTAGCGGATCGCATGTTCGCAAGATGAGTGAATGATCGTACTGGTCTTCAATCACTTCTTTGATTACCTTCTTCAGTAACTTGAAGTCAATCACCATTCCTGCATCGTTGAGATCCTCACGACCCACAACGATGGTAACTGCGTAAGAATGCCCGTGAACAGAGTCAGAGCACTCTTTTGAATACGTATCTACGTCATACAGGCGGTGCGCTGCTTCAAATGTGACGCGTGTTTGCACTGTATACATATTTCTACCTCCTTATAGTGTACAGGCGAGCATGAACCTGCTCGCCCGGTTATTAGTTAATTATTATCGCATATCAGCGAATGGATCTTCGCCTTCATAGAAACGGAAAGTAAATTCCTTGAGCTTTCTGAAAGTAGTAGCTGTCCCTTTGCATCGAGCTCGAATGAGATCTACTGTAGCACCAAATGCAGAAACACACTCTTCAACGCTAGAGAACACCTCTCCCGTCTCTACACATTGTACCATCTGTCTCTTTGATTTTCCCAATCTCCATCCAGAACTGAGATAGTTGTCCAATTCAGAAGGATTGACGAACTTACCCTCATTGCCCCTTGATATCCTTATCTTGCCTGCTGTAGTCGGTTTCATGGTGTTCGGCAATCTCCCTTCTAAGTAGCCTTGTTCCAAATACGAAGCCAACTCATGAGAATGTATCCATCGCTCTGACTGACTGCCATGAACCCACATGCGGTCTTGATTTTTAGATGTTATTGCCTGTCGATACTCAGGTCGATTCCAATTTTCCTTTTGACGATCTGACATTCCTTTTCGATAGTTCGGATCTGAGCACACTTCTTTCATCCTCTCTGAAATCTGTTTCCTCTCATTTAGGTCAGAATGCCGTTGATAGAGGCACTGTACATACATCTCTCGATTCGCTGGGTCGCTCCATACTGCTTTCATTCTCTTTGACATCTCAGCAACGTAGTTAGGGTCGCTACATTTTTCTTTCATCTTCTTAGATGTAGCAGCACGCACAGATTTTCTAGATTCCGCAAAGCATTCTGCAGTTTGGTAGTGCCTACTGTTGTCGCTGGTAGTAAGCATCTCTAGATTGCCAAGACTATTATCGTCTTTCTTTCCATTTATGTGATTAACTGTCCAGGGCCAGTTAGGATTCCAATCAGGCAGAAATGCTTCGGCAACAAGACGATGAATTCTCTTAGTTTTAGGTTCGTTCTTATCATTCCTCATACTAACTAAGATGTATCCATCATATTCAACTTCTGTCCGAGCTATCTTATGCAACTTAATGTCATAAACTCGTCCTAAATCAGATATCCAGTATCTAGAGAAATCTTCAATCTGTCTCCATTGCTCTCCTTCAGCTGAGATGGCAGATAGCTCAGAATTAATCATGATAAATTCCTTTCCTATAATTTATCTCCTTACATCCGGACCAATCTATTTCAGCATCGTATTCAATAGGATCAATTACACCGTTAGCTCGAAATGCTTCAATTCTGTCTAAACAAGTTGCACATCGCGTTCCGCACGCTTTGTCTCCTCCGCGATAGCAGCTCCATGTAAGTTCATATGGAACGCCTAACTTGATGCCTTCGGCACATACTTCGGACTTATTCATGCTGATGAGAGGTCTCACTACATGAATGTTTCCATATGTCCCGATATTGATAGCCTGATCCATAGCTGAGGCGAATTCCTCAGAGCAATCTGCATAAGCCTGGCCTGCAGCATCATCTGCATGAGCTCCATACCAGATTTCACATTCCTGTCCTGGGAACAAGCTATCTGCATAAGCAGCTGCAATAGATAAGAACAACCCGTTACGGAATGGAACATATGTGCTTACTCGGCCTTCTCCATTCTCTGCAATCTGGTCTGCGTAGCTCTTGTCGATGATCTCATCCTTCGACCCCTTTACAAGTGAGCAAACCTCTCCTGCATACTTCATAACAGATGAAATATCTTCTTCAATGTGACGAACTCCGTAGTACTCAGCTACTGCCTGTGCACACTTCAATTCCTTATCATGCTTCTGTCCGTAATACAGTGAGGCGGTGATGATATTTTCTGCTCCGTACTTATCTACAGCCATGCCTACTAAAGTTGTAGAATCCATGCCGCCTGAATTTAAAATCAATGCCTTTTTCATGGCATTTTCCTCCTTTACAAATAAAACAAGCCTGCATAGAAACAGGCTTGTAGTCATGTTTCTAATTCTATCGTAGTGTCAAATGTTATTAGATGTATGCTCTGAATACATCTTGTAGTACTTGCACATAATCTTCTCTTGTGTAGTCTTTCTTTTCGCAGAGCATCGGAATGGCTACTCCAATCAGATGAGAACATATGTTCATGAGATCGCTTGCGGTCTGTGCGTCAGGTTCTCTGTATGGGTAAGATTCCTTATCTTCGTAGTTGAACTTCCCGCGCTTATTAGCTGTTTGGAACATCTCTAACGAACCTACATAGTCTTGTAAGTGATCTCCCATAGGACCGAAAGTAGTATCACGAATCATCGCAGGCTTGAGATGCCTATTAGACGGCTTCACAGTCAATCCATCAACAAACTTCAGCCATCCTGAAATTTCTCCGATCCAGTGATCTATCTGTTTATGTCGAATGTCATGATAAACAACTATCTTGATCACATGCTCCATTATATCGTCAGCATAGTATCCCGCACGCTTGATTGCTTCTGCTTTCGGCAAGGACATTGCTCTTACATAAATTTTCATGATTAGTCCTCCTTGAATACTATAACGATATCTCAGTTCTCGTACATTCCATCATATCCGACAACGGATCCCCATTCTTCTTGCATGCGAAGCTTTCCTCATTATCTGCCTGTTCTCGGTCTATGCTCTACACTATACTGCATCATAGTAAGCTGACGAGCATTCTTGATGTCCATGTGATCCTCATCAGCGTATACACTGAATGGCAAGATTGAGATACCGCCGCGGCTATTGAAGTCACCATAAACTTCCAGATAGCATGGATCCAGCAGATCTATTAAATCCTGCATGATCATATGAACGCAAGATTCATGAAAGTCTCCATGCTGTTGGAAACTAAAGAGATAGAGCTTCAATGACTTAGATTCTACCATATATTTATTCGGAATGTAAGAAATATGGATGGTTGCGAAATCCGGCTGCCCGGTCTTCGGACATCTAGATGCAAACTCAAAGCAATCCAAGCTGACAATCTGCTCATCCTTAACAGACCCATCAAACTTGCGCTCGAATTTCTCTAAGATAGATGGGTCGTAATCATACTTGTACTTAGTGTTCTGATTACCTAATAATGTTACTTCGGATAAATCCTGTTCTCTTTGTTCACTCATGTTTGTGAACCTCCTTGAAATATAGTTTTATTTTGTAAAGCCGGTGGATTTCGTCAAGGAATGAATACGAACACCGGGAATTACCGCAATATAAAAAGACCTTGCTAATGCTTAGAAACTGTGCGTCCCTTCACACTAGCAAGATCTTACTCGATTTTGTTACATATGAAGGCCTTAAGATCAATAGTGTTTGATTTATATACCGCAGGATTTCGTGAAGGCTTGTAAAATACGAACTGCGGTGTGAAGACTTCATTCTGGCATTTCATCTGCATGAGTCTTCTTCTGTTGTTATTTTAGGTTGTAACGTCTAGTCGAATTGTCTAGGGTGTATTGAGATGAACGCTACACCGGAATGTGTAGATTCATCAATATCAATTTTGATATACAAGTTAGCTCCTACTATGATGTCCTTCTGTGGGATAAGAATGTTCGGATGCATGATTACTAAGTTATTACCTAAGTGCCCGTAGTTGATGCTTTTTGTTCTGGAATCGAAGTCGCTTTTCTTCAGATTATGTAAGATAGCCAATATGTCGTCATCAGTCAGTTCATAAGTAGCCCTAAAATCATTATTTTTACGACGATTTTCTATGAAAACTTTGTTGCATTGACTAAACATGCGAAGCAGATCAACTTTAGCTGCATCGTCTAGTGGAACTTTCTTTTTAGCTTCTTCCCTATAGATCGCAAGCTGATCAGACGAAAGTCGCTCCTTGCACAAGTGTACAAGACGATCAAGTATCTCAGGGTCATTGATTGAATGGAGCTCATTATCACTGAGCTCAGCAAGGCGGCTGTCAGGAAGAGTAGCATAGTATTCCGAATCATCATCAACTTCATCTGGTGCGTTTATAACAGACAAGTTCAAGTTATCACAACTATCAACTAATACAAAGTAATCGATCTTTGATAATATATCAGCTAGCGATATTGTCCTATTTGTCGATTTGACGTATCTTTTCATTACTGTTTCTCCAAATAGAAAAGCGCCGCTTGATCTAAGAAAAGTTGTGAAGAAATCCTAAATCAACTGCAGCGCTTTGATCTATAGTCAGACTCCATAAGGAGTTGCGACCCATTTCATTCAGTTATAGTTGATTTGGGATTTCTTCACATCTATATCGTATGACAGAAACCTGAGTTTGTCAACTATGCTACGCCAGAGAAGACAATCTTGCTTCAATATCTTCTAGTGCATCATCATAACTATAATATGTATCCTTGTTTACTGTTATTCGTTTCACCTTCCACTTCTGTTTGGACTTTGTAGCAGGCTGCTTCTGCTCCTCTGCGTGGGAAGCGAACCACTCATCTTGTCTCCTTGCAGATAATTTAGATAGTGGATGATCAGATAATCGAATGTAAAGAATGTACTTATAGTCCTTTTTATTTTCTTGCTCAGACTTAACTAAGTCAAAATAGTAAGATTTAGATTGAGGGCTCTGTCTCTCTTCAATGACTTCAAAACCGCATCTGTCGAATACTCCCAGGACGTTCACTACAAAATCTTCATACTCGTCTAGAGCAATCTGATCATATGTTCCGTCAGGTAGCATGAGCGGCTTGATAAGAGATTCAGAAGCAGCTACTGGAGCATCATTGTCTGAGTATTCTAATTCAATTGTAATTGTCCATCTTCCGATGATTTTTATCATGTTTAGATCAGACATGATGACCTCCTATCTCCGATGTTTTCTGTACTCATCCACGTCCTGCAATTTCTTGATAATAGCGTCGCATTCTTTCTGCCTAGCTCTGCGTTCGGATTGATAAGATACACGCTTCCATGTCTCAGCTTCGTTGCGAGCTCGCTCTACTTCTTCATAAGCCTCTTGAATCTCTTGCTTGCATTCGCTTTGTTTGACAATAGCTAGATCATGAGCTACTAAGTAGTCAAGAATAGCAGAGGCCTGTACATGTGGACTGGCTACTTCAGATGACTCAGCTAGGTCTGCGAGTACATTTTCAATTTCGCCGATAACAAGAAACGTGCAATCTGATTTCATTATCTATGCTCCTACTTCGTGATTCTACATGTTTGAAAGACAGTCATGCACAGATCTCCTTTGTGGAAGAATTCTGTATTTTCTGTAGCTTCCCAGAATTGATAGCCGTCAATTTCAGAATTAAGAGAGTATACGTCACCATCAATAGATACAATGGATCCATCTTTGACTGCAAACATACCTGAAAAGATACTGTCCACTCCGAAGACAGCCGGATCTAGTCGAAGGCGTTCTTCAATATAGCCAATAGTATCTTTATTCTCTTGAGTAAGTACTTCTCGTAATGTCATGTTGTCTCCCTTTGTAATACTATAATAAGTATGTAAATTATTTAATATCCCTTCTGCCTCGAACCCATCCCGAAGGTATAGCTGACTCAGGGCCAAAAAAATTTACGAGTAGTGAATCCGTCATTTATCCAATAATACACTTGGTCCACAGCACTCTGCTTGGCCCAAGGTGGAGGAGGAAAAGTTAGCTCACACCCAGACTGCAAACAAGCAACAACACGATCTGCTAAATAATAAGGTCCGAAATTTATATTTTTCACATTATGATTTGCTGGCTCCTCAAATCTGAGTCGAAATTCGGCTTTTTCACCAACTTCACTGAATGGAATAAGGTAAGTTCTGCCATCTAATGAAGTAGCGAAAAATCCACATCATCCGGAGAATAAGTGCAAGTTTCAAGCTTAGTGCGAGTATTGATATTAGTAGTACATTCCATCGCGTAAGCGCCTTTAGTCGCATTGTGGCATTTCTTGCATTGCAATCTATATAATCGATGATCAATGTCTACAACAAGATCGTAAGGGGCTAGATCCCCTACAGGAGCAGAAACATTAAGCCCCAGCTTGAGAAGATATGTACAGCATTCGTATTCTATGATTGTCCCTTTTCTTTTCGGAGCTCAATTATCCTTATCGCAACTAAGAAACTACTAAGTGATGAGGACCACACAGCAACGTCACTATAGTGACGTTGCTCTAACCAACTGAGCTAAGGGTCCAGAACAGCAGGCACTGAGATATTCAATGCCTGCAGAAAGCATGAGTGCCGCTTTATCGTCTGCGGCCGTGACCTGCTCACAATTGAGGAGCAACTCGCTGCACTGGAAATTGCGCCCAGCTAGAACCATGTTCTCTGATCTATAGAAGATGTACCAATTCGTTCTACCATCAGCAGCGATCTGAAGTTTGTTGTGTTATTTTCTGGAGGACACCCTATGTCAGCAGTGCCCAATTGAATCCAGGAGGACTTGAACCTCCGTCTTGCCGGGAGTTGAGGAACTAGAAAAAGACCTCGGCTGCTCTGCTTGAGCTATGGATTCACAAGAGGCAACGCGTTTCTGCGTCACCCCGAATGTAAGAGATGTAACTACAGATTACATAACGATTCTAACTTTAGTCTGCGATGTCCTTCGCTATCATAGGAAGAACCTCTCTGTCTGCTTCCATCCAATCTAAATCATATAAACTACATTCGGCTACCCACTGAGTTGCGCGTGACTCAATAGTCTGCTTGAATTCTTCGTTCTCAGCCTGTGCCCAGAAGAAGTGCATGCATACGGAATTATCACTGATTTCGGTATCTATACTGTATGCTGGCTGGACGTTAACTAGCTGCACGCCTAGCTCCTCGTCAATCTCGCGTCTTACTGCTTGATCCAAGGATTCGCCGGGTTCCACCTTACCACCAGGGAACTCCCACTTACCTATGAATTTACCTTTACCTCGTTGACTAGCTAACACTAGTGTGCCTTCGTCTGTCAATTTGAAAATGATTGCTGCTACTACATGAATTGTTTCCACTTCATTTCCTCCTAGAATTCTACTGTATCTCCGTCATCCATCGAATCATCTAACAGTGATAGCGGAGATGATATGATAGGTGCTGAATTAAACTTAGGTGCCGATACGCTAGGCGCGCTTATTGTAGGTGCTACAACAGCGGGGCTAGCTGAGTCATCACTTGGAATGAAATCCATCTTTCCTGTATTGATATCCCATGAATAAGAGAATACGGGATTCTGATTCTTTGCATTTCTTGCTTTCAGAAGCTTGATATCCAAGACACTCTTCTCAAATATCTGACGAATACCGAAGGCCTGTGTTGCAATTCGGCCTGGGTGGTCAGATCCTTCTGCATTGTAAAGGTCTGGAATTGACTCGCCTTTATCGTCTTTGTTCTTGACCTCTCGGTTAGACTGCATTGCTACTACAACCGCACAGCCGTATTTCTTACTCAGCTGGAACAATCCAGCAGCAATGTTCTTGTATCTCTCTTGTGTATTGATTCCCTTTCGGTCATCTACCATATATGACAAACCATCAATGATTAGGAGCTTGATTCCGTGCATGCTTACGAATGGATCCAAGACTCCGACTGACACCCCGTCCGGAAAATCTTTGTCCTCGATAATGTAAGCGGATGTCTCATCTTCTGGGAGACTCTTGATGTATTTAATGTAGTCGACTGAATACTTAGCTTGGAACAGGTCACTGTTGCTGAACTTTCCTCTCCAAGTATCGAATCGAGTACCTAGATAGGCTGCTTGCATTTCTGGAGAGTAATATGCTACAGGAAATCCATTCTTCTGAGCAGATTCCATCATCTTTGTGCAGACCCATGACTTTCCTGCATTGGATCTTGCAATGATTACTAGCAGCTCCTCAACTGTGCTGAGTCCGCCATACATCACTTTGTCTATCTCAGGGAATCCTGTTGGTATTCGAGTCTGCCTAGCATATTCAGCTACCTGATCTGCACGTTTCTGAGCATCTTTGATGATGTCTAGCGGCTCGGAATTGCCGAATGATCCAGCAACCATACATTGCATGGATAGGTACTTCCATGCATCGGCTACGTCTCCTTCGCCTAGGTCCTTTATCTTGTTGAATGTCTCCATCAGAAGAAGGTACTGACGGTAGTCCCTTAACTTCTCTTTGAGGTATTCTACAGGCTCAGGAACTTGTACGGGCACAAAATCAGCAAACTCTAGCTGAAAATCAAATATGCTAGGAATTCTGCGATACTTGATCCAGTGATTTCGTATGTATGCCATCTCCTTAGCATAGGACATGAAGTAAGATTGGTCATAACTGAGAAGGGCATCTATGTCGCTCTGCTGATCTGTAGTCAGGAGCTTTGATATTACTTGAACTTCAATTCCTTGGATCATGTTTCCCCTTATACCGCCCTGTTATTCTTTGATAGTAATTGCGTCAGTTTCGCAAAGAACGGACCTTCCCCTACTAATCCCGACAACGCAGGAGTGACAAGCACAGTAGTCAACTGCGGCTTGTCCCTTTCTTGAAGCAACGACAATAAGGTCTGGCTCGGAAAGTCTTTGAAATTGACATAATCTAATCCTGATATCACTAGGAATTGAGCATTGGTTGCCCATATCTTAATGTAATCGGATTCCGATGTATCAGCACCATATGACCAGCTCTTCTGGACGGTCTCTAGATACTGATTGAATTTCAGATTATATACTACACAATGAAGGCCACTGCCTTTCCACATCTGGCATACTGCACAATATGTAATCTTGTCAGCTACGCTAGAAGTAGATGATGTAGTTGAATATGTGTTGATTGGATGTGCTAAATCGTGCTGTCGGCTTTCCACATAAGCACTGTACTTCTGTACCTCATGCTCATCCATTCGGAACACTGCGGAGTTAGTTACTGAGATTTCATTTCTCTCTAGGAGGTATGAATTCTGAGCTAATACAGGGCATGACCCGTCACATGACTCTCTGTCTATGCAATTAGCAGCAAAGATGCAGTTATTCATACAAATGTAACCTCCTTAGCATAGGGTTTCGAGACTGTAAGAATGAAACTCGGCTCTTGACACATTGGCGAGCGATTCCTACAACATCTTCGTAACCCCTCTCTATATAAAACGAAGCTGGCATGAAAAGTGTTAAGAATTCTTCTAATGTACCATACATAGGATACTTATGCTGGATTCCATGGTCACGCTCTAGCAAGTACTTTCGTGTCATGTATTCACGAACAATATCTCGGTGTCGGGGAACTAGCTTAGAGTCAGGTAACTGCTCCCAAACGTCATCAATAGGAACTAGCTTGCCGTCGATTTCTACGTCTACCCATATTGGACGCAATTCACCCTTCTCATTTCTTCGCTTAAGCTTCTTGTGAAGATGAGGATATCGGATGATGTTGTCGATGACTTCCTCTCTTGTGAATCCGTGGATAGGATAGATGATACCTAAGTCCTCTTCATCCTGATAGTCGAATCCTGGAATCCCTTCATACATCACTGCCGGTCTGGTCTCGATGGTTCGAGTAGGGAACAATGCAAGTAGCTCTGAGTCTGTCATGCGGTTCACATCAGTCGTTACTGAAATCTCTCGCTGGCGTGTCGGTATCTCAGGGAGTGTAGTATAGATAGCAAACTGCTCTCCTTCGTACTCCATTGAAAGCCATGGCTTAGTTGCATCGAATCTCGGATAAGTCGGAGGAGCTAAGTACAGATCCTCTTTAGGTGTATCAATAGTCAGCTTTTTCGTGCTAGGTGCTTCCGGATTGATTGATCTCAATGAGCTAGACGGTGTCACTACAGGTTCAGCCGGCTTCGTTGCAGGCTTACTGATCTTGGGCACTGCCTTCTCTTCTTTGTGCTCTGGATATGGTTCCATCGCTATGTCATAGCCGCTCTCTGCTAAATCCCACTCAATAGAGTCAACAGACAACGCGAAGTCACCTAAAGCCCGAAGTACTTCATCCCGATCATACTCAGACGGAACTGACCCTAGCGGATTATCAATAGTCCAGTCGAACGGAGGCACTTCGTTGTTGAGCACACAGTAGGTCAATAAATTCAATGCATCAACCACACGCTGCTTATACTTGATAGTATTTCTGAAGTGTGTATTGACGTAAATGATCAGATCGCTGTGGATGTTGCCGAGTTTTGCTCTGTATGCCTTAGGCACTTCGTAGCGAGTCGATATGTCATTGAAATTGATTTTGTTTGAACTTGTGTAGATCAACGCCATTACGGAGCCACCTCCTGATATTTAGATGCGTCAAAGGACGACGTAGTTGCCAGCGGATGATGAATAAGGCTAAGTAGCTCCTCAACACTCTTACCAGCTAGTTCCGGATAGTAGGTCAAGACTTTGTCCTCAACTGTATGCATCCGCATTGGATAAAACGAATCGTCGTATATCGCTTTCTTGAATATCCTCTCTACAAGGATTGCCTCACATGTGAAGTCTTCGACATTCTGTGATGTGATGAAAGATGAAACAAAGTAAGGAAGCTGCCACAACTCACCGTCATCCCTACTTACGACAACGACCCAATCTCGCATCTTAGACAAGAATTCCGTACATTTGCCTGACTGCATGTACGCGCCATAACACAAAATCAGAGCGTCTATCCATTCACATATCCGATCAGCTCGGTATCTGAAGTTAGGATTAGGACACTCTGGTAAGTATCTTGTGTGGTACCACAACGAAACTACGTCTGCGAATCTATTCATCTCTACGGTATCAAGTCCGACCTGTGCACACAGCTTCAAGCGAACTGCGAATGAATGCAAGATCATCTTTGCTGAGTACTCGGAATTGCTTTCTTCAGACGAATCGACAATGTCGTCAAGGTCATCGAGAACATCTACTTCGTCACCTGAATGTGCAGTAGACATCTTCTTCTTAGGCTCATAAGACGCTATCTCGTAGAGCATTCTACTCATGGCCTCGAATTGACTAGCAAGCATGCGACACTTATGACGGTTCTTGGCCTGTAACCCATGACCAGATTCCTGAATGGATTCAAGGAGACGTAAACATCTAGCGGCGCTAGATTCAACAGTAGACAGTTTGTCATTGTTCTCGTATGCCATCTCTAGTTCCTCCCTTTTAGAGTCTGTCCGAAACATTTCCCCAACGGACAATGGACTTAACGATTTCGTCTTGACAGGCTCGTCTCGGCCTGATGATAGATAAGTTTTAGCTAAAATTTGACGTGTTTGAAGAAGGGTGTATAGACAATGATAATATACCTCAGGTCAGAAATCAAGACCCGTTTTAAGAAATTTTTCAACTAGACGATGATACCCCATAAAACATATCAATGCCTATGTTTTGAATACGCTATCGACGCCTTTCGCATTGTTTCACATATGCCCTACACATGTGCGAATTCGGCTGCATACACATGCGTACGCATAGCACAAGCATGCTTGAGCGATTTTTCAAAAACTTCCCCCTAGGGGTCTTTTCAGAAATTCTTGCGAAGCTATCAACTCCCGTTTTCGGCATCATCAATTTTCGGCATGTGTTCAATCATGCGATAGCATCAGAGCAGAACACTCTCAGAGTCAGTTTCACGAATTTTCAAAAAGAGGAGAGGAAGAGGCTTGCGCGTGCGCGCGCTTAATTTAATTTCTTTAAAAACTTAATTGTGGTAATGTTATAATCGCGAAGCGTCTATCGACGAGTATTCTACAAGTATACTGTGAGTATACTCACTGCGCGCGTACGCGAGCACTTTTCGGGGGATTTCAGTGTAAATTTCACTGAAACTGAAAAATTTTTCAGTGTGTTTTACACTGTTCACTTTAGTCCAATTTCACTTTAAAGTGATAAACTCATGGAGGTTTGAACCGGATTTCCACAGTGTAATTTACACTGAAATTCATAAAACAGTGTAATTTACACTGAAAATTTTAGGGTGTTGAACCACGAGATCTTGTCTGATGGGTGACTAGATGTAGCCATTGGACATCAAGTTGTTGATGTGATCTCAGTGTGATTTGACGATAAATTTTTGCAAAAATTATTTTCAGTGTAAATTTCACTGAAACTTTCGCAGGACTACATAGACGTGCATTTGCAGAATTTTGGTGGGAGTTGATTTTTGATGCATATGTTCTTATAATATGTCCTAGAAGGGCTAAAATTTGATAACTATAGAGGGTTCTCACATCATCGGTACTAACTATTTTTAATGAGGGGGATCACTAGCAATGGTCGACTGGAAAAAGATCGACGCTAAGTATCCAAGTAAGTTGAACAAAGACGAGATGACCGAAGCTGAGTACAGAAAGCAGCGCACTATCGAATTGTATAGTTACCTGCCACAGACCACTCTCGAAGAGCGTGCGACTTACACGGATATACGCGACGCAGTAGTTGAGCTCAACTACACATTTTTTGGCTACATAGCGAGCCACAAGTTCATTAACAATCCTTCTGTTTCTTATGAGGATAAGTTCCAATCTGCACTTCTTCACTTCTGCGAGATGTGGACGAAGTTCAAGTACGCTCCGAAGTATCGATGCGATCTTTCTTTCGGAGTATTTTTCAAACCACGTATAACTGAATGTATGGAGCGAGAGCTAGATCAGGTCAAGTATAGCTTGCGACGCACAATGTGCATGAAAGCAGGAGACCAGCTCGGTAAGCACTGGGCTAAGGTAACTTATGATGATTTGAAACTAGTTAACTTGCCGCCAGAGGATATGCAAGCACTTCAGGCCATTTTTGGATCCATGTATGTTGCTGATTTAGAAACACATGCCCTCTTCATTGAGGACAGTCGTGTTGAGCTAGGGGAGATGAAAGCAGCTACTGACAACTATGATACTGTGACAGATATGCTGATTCATGAGATGATTATCAGAGAATCTGATCTTTCAGACAAGGATTTGCTCGACATTGCGACCTTGATGGATATTCCGTTTGAGCACCTCAAGAAGCTCCTGCCGGAAGCGAAAGAGAAGTTGCACCAAGAACTTCTCTATCGAGTAGAAGTGCATGATTGCTTTTCATAACAGCTGATCGACTATAATCTCACTAATGCAAAATAGGCGAGATGAAATTCTAGATATGTTGACGTAAAATTCTACCTGGACATATCTAAAATTTCATCTCGCCTTAATTTGAAAGTCATATGTAATGACTTTTAGTAATCCTCTTCTACGATGTAATCTATGTCAGGGATTTCGTCTTTGCTCTTGTATCTCCTCAGCATGTCTTTGAGCTGATCAGCTGTGTATGCCTCGAAACGAATTCCGTTAGGGAAGTTTTCTTTGTCTCCATAAGCCTTACTTCCTGGAAGCGGTGCTATTCGTAGAGTGTAGCTATCATGATACTTACCTGGATCCTGGAAGTCAACAAATTTGATGAGCGGTCGAACCCATCCTGGAAGCTGATTGATGGATCGTCTCTCGAATTCGGATATCCAGTTGTCCTCTGCGAAGTCTGTATATTCTTCTTGTCCAGATGCACGTCTCACTGTGTCTGCTTCTACAAGCTTCATCTCTGCTTGATTGACTGAATACATTCTATCGTAGATTCGAGTGTTGAGTGTTTCATGCACTTTCTTCTCGAGAGTGTTTGGATCAATCTGAGGCGAGATTGTTATCCCGAAGTTGTATGCATACTTTCGTTCACGCGGAACATATTCACACGGAGGTAGCTCGAATGTGATAGAGATACGAGCATTGAACTGTGTCTTGAATGAGACCTTCCATTTGTATCCCATATCCTCTGCCCATCCGTATTTGGCGCTGAGCTTGTCTATTTGAGCTTCAATCCACGAAGAGTATTGATCTCGAAATTGCCCTAAGGATACTTCAGTATTCACTGGCTTAGATAGATTGTCAGGAACAGCGATGAAATATTTAGGAGATTCATCGAGTGAGTTCCAGCTATCAAATACATTTCCGTCCTTGACACAGACAATGTGATCCACTCCGGTCTTCTTAGGATTCCCTGTTTCTACTAGCCATGTGCCTTTCGTGCACTTAGCGTCAACGAAGTCACTCAGTGTCTTATATTCTTCAGGGACGGGCTCTCGAGTAAGACCGAAGTTGTCTTGGAGCCATTTCATGTAGACACGTCTGTTGTTATATTTCCATCCGAGAAAGTTCTCTTTGGTGAAGGCGTCTAGTTGAGTAGCTAGGTCATGATAGCTCATTCCTAGAGCTAAAGAAAGGGAACGTCGAACACAATCTCCTGTGTGAGTTCCCCTGTTATTCGCATTGTATTGTATAAGATCCGCAGATGATATCCTCTTCATAGTAAGCCTCCTAATGGATTGTTCTATGATAAAGAAGGTTAGTCATTCCACACGAATCTGCCATTCAGGCTCTCTAGGTTGTCAATGACGAAATCCTGGCCAGATGCACTTTTGTTTACTGTTGTAAGGAAATAGACCCACTTGGCTACTTCGTCTTCAGAGCACCACTTATGCAACGGTGTAAGGTCCATGACCTGCTGCCACAGCTCTTCGCTGTAGATTACTGGCCCATTAGAAAGAGTAACTACACCCCCAAGTGAAATGCTGTTGCATGTAGCTCCGTACTTGGCTATCTCCTTTGCTGTCCATTTGGTGTATGCAATTACTCCGCCCTTAGATGCAACATACTGTGGGAAGTCGTTTCCTAGATGTGCAGCTGCTGATGCTTGATTGAGGACAGCAGTGATGTATGGATTGTTCAATGCATACTTCTCAGTGCAATTCATTACACCTCGAAGGTTGACATCGATGTCGCTATCTGTTCCTTGGACTCCTGCATTGTTGATCAAGATCTCAACTCGCTCGATGGACGGGAGCGACGATGGATCCGCTACATCTGCTACAAAGTGATTGTAGTTAGTGTATTCCTCTAGGTCCTTAGGACATCCTAGCCGGTCAATTCCGACTACAAGATGACCATGGTTAAGAAATTCTAATGTAATTGCCTTGCCCATTCCTGAGCATGATCCGGTAACTAATACGGTATTGATCATATCAGATATCCTCCCAGAAATATTCTTCTACTTTGGTGTATAACTCTACGATGTGCGCAGGTGACAGTTTTGGAATCATCTTGAGCATCTTTGCTCGCTTTTCTTCACCGGAACGGATCATATGTGATACAAGTGATGAACAGTCTACAGATGGATCTGGCTCCTTAAGGGCTGCTTTGAGTTCTTCGGCTCCGTCATCGTCTACTTCAGGTAGCTGAGTCTCGCTTACAGGACAAGCTTCCGGCTCAGTATTGTCTGCCGGTTCCTTCAGTGCAGCGTCGCTTTCAAACTGGCCTGGCCACAATTCAAGCTCACTCAAATCAATTCCTGTACCTAGCGAAAGCTTTGTCGCGTACTTCTTTGACACATGTAAACCTCTTAGACCGAATAATTGGCTAAGTGTTACTTGATTGATGTTACAGATCTGAGCAAGCTGGCTGTTGGATACTCCTGCTTCTTCTTTCCACTTCGCTATCTTATTCATAGCGTAGCAGCTAGTAATCGTCTTTTCAAGTTCATTCAGGAACATCTGATTAGTTACTCCAAGGCCCTCAAATGAATACTGAATAGCTGCTATTGAATTGATGTTCATTGCGGTTTTCCCTGTTCTCCATCCAACAGACTGTCCGCTATATAAATCAGCAGCAACCTCAAGCTCGCGTGGCTGTCCTTTTGTTTCTAAGTAGCGCCACAAGGATACTGTAACTCGCTTCTTGTCTTCAAGTGAAAGATCTGTGTATGAATCTGAGATGATCTCTGGGAGTGTACTTTTCAATCCAGCTACCTTCCGGCCTAGAATTTCTCCTCTAGAAAGATGCAATCCGCTAGCAATAGCTTGAATCTCATCTTCAGTCATCTCGCACTCACTTGTGCATAATTGTATAAGTCGATCAGATGCTATTCCGCATTTAGTTGAAATATCCTCCATTGACCATTCATGATGATTGAGCATTCGCTCGATTACTTTTCCGATTTTTGATACCATGACGTTCCTCCTTATGCAGCTAACACTCGCTTGTGAATCTGATCTACAAATGGATGTCCGACAATAATCTGACCCCATCTGTTTTCATCGAAGTTAGCTGTTCTCCGTAACGGTTCTGCGTGATCTGCAAAGTCAGCAGCTGCATTTACTACTGCGTAAGCTGTACCCTTGAAGTTAGCTAGGTCAGGTGCATTCATGCACATGAAGAAGTTTTCCTTCAGGAGTGCGATTCGTCTTTTCCGGCCTTCGGAGTCATCGTCTTTGACTTGATACATCATATCAAGCATGTCCTCAATCTGCTTGTCAGTTACTTTGATAGAAGCTAGTAGCTCTGCTTCTTCATTCAATGATTCGTAGTATGAATCAATCATGCCTAATGCTGCTTGTGCTTCTGTCATTCTAGATGCGATACTTCCCATGTGTCTAGTTGACCATGATCTAGATGCATGTGAAAGAGCTAAGTTCAATGTATTCTGACAGACAACTCGGGTAGGAGTTAAGCAAACTCGAACAGCTCCTGTACCGTCATGTGTATTTGTGAAACAGATGTACGGAGCAAACTGCTCACCGAGTACGAGCCGTTCCGGCATATTGCCTAGCACCCAAATCTGCTTTCCGCCTCTAAGCGACCCTGCTGTTTCAAATGTCAATCCTTCTTCTACAAGGCCGTCTACGAATGCGAATGCTTCTTCGTTCTGAATGATCTGATATCTATCAGATACAACTCCTAAGATTTTATCATCCTTGTCTCGTGTGTTAGCCTGGAATCCTGTAATCTGATTCCCTGATCCATCGAAGATAGGTCTACCTTCTACTTTCCAATCAAGTCCTGCTGCTACAATAGCGTCTTCGGCAGTAGGCGGAGCGTCTAAGACGATTCCCTGTCCGTGCCATGCAGGTTTTCTTGTTACAAATAATGTTTCTACGTTAGCTGCCATGAGTTCATTCCTCCTTGATTTGCGTTGATGTCTAGCTTATTTGATTGTAGATTTATTGTTGCTACTCACATAACGATTCTAGTGAAGAATAAGAATCAAATTAAAACAAGCAGCTGTATTTAGCTGCTTGCTGACTAGTTCTCTTATTCTTGTGTTTCGGATGCACGGCTGATAGCTTGTTCCATCACCTGTGGCAGCTCGTCTACGAATAGTGTGCTGCCTGCCCATGTGCGGACGTTTGATGTATCCGCATTGAAGATTGTCAATTCAAACGCGCTTCTGCCTCGTTCCTTATAGGTTTCGTACGTTATCTTATTCGGCAAAGGGATGTGAATTGAATACTTGTGATCATCAAGTGTGAAATTGATAGACCAACCGCCGGTTGTGAAGTTATGTGCTACTAGGCAAACTACCTCTAAGGTAGGCTGATTGAGTAGCTGACGAAGCTTAGATTGAACCATTTGAAATGATGATTCTTCTGGGTACTTCCTTCTTCTGTCAAGCTTTCGCCCTTCAGTATCACATCCCTGCATGATCATGTTAAGCCACCTCTGCGCTCCGTTGAAATCGAGTATGTAGAAAAGGATGTAGTCACACTTCTGCTTGTATGTCATATAAGCACGCTGCTTGAGCAGATCCAGTTCTACTTCTGCTTGATCTACTGCTTCCTTCTTATTCTTAACTTGTCTCTCAACTAGGTCAAATGCTTCTTTTACAGACATGTAAGGGTCTAAATTCAAATCCATATCTTGTTTCCTTTCTGTCAAATTGGCCAGACGCTATCGCTTGAAAGCATCTCTACAATAGAATTCAGGATCCGTATAGCAGCCCCAATTGTTGCACATGTGAGATTGGCCTGATAGGTCTGTCGTTGACCATCGGTAGCACTCACTGCAAGTAATTAGCTCTTTCAAAGGGCAGTTCGGAAGCCGCATGTCCCTTGTAGCAGCGAAGAGGACGTCTATATCTTCGGCGCAAGCTGAGAAAGCAGATCCATAAGCCTTGCACACAGTCTTCTTTCTGCAATAGTGACAGCTCTTCGGCATTGATTCATCGCTCATTATCATGATTAGTCTACCTCCTGTAAGTCCTGTGGTTCCTCAGCCTCTAGTTTTAAGCTATCTCCGTCATATGAGTTGTATCCTGATATCTCATAACGATGCACATTATAAGCTGCGTCTGTGATTTCAAGGAACACTTCCATGTCATCGTCTAGCCACTCGAGCATCATTTTAAGATCTTTTACTGTCATTGAGCTAGTCCCTTCCTGTGCGCAAGCGGCGCTGAACACCGAAGTCAATTCAATGCTCAGCGCTAAGCTTGACTGAAACTGATTAGTGGCTGAATAATTCCTCTGTTGAGCAATCCTCCGGGTAGTAGACGTTTGTGCGGATCCACTTGTTAGACTGATATGTCACAAGTGTGATGTTGTCCTTGTTGACGCTGATTGAAATGTTCTCACCGTCTTCGTTCTTTCCTGCCCAAGGCATCGGAAACTCTTTGTGACGCTTGCACAGTTCAGCAATTCCTTTCCAATCATGTGGATCAAATGAGATCTCTTTTCCGTTAAATGTTGTAGCCATAATGTTTCTCCTTTCGTGTGTTGGCTTCGTACTGGAATTGGATCCAGGTTGGACAACATAACGAATCTGAGGTACTACCTGATTCAGCAATATCTCAGAACACTTTATCTATGGCGCAGATGCTTACTTGGTTAGTGTATGGACAAGTAGATCTCCATCGGAGCATGGTCCCTTATGCTGAGCCAGCTGCTCCTGTGCTAGCTTGAATGCAAGCATGTATGTTTCTAGAATAGTTGTAGGCTCCTTCCCAAAATCGGAAATGTACATCCACGCATCTGGATCAATTCCACTGAGGATTTCATATGCTTTTGACCCGAATCCAGTATCTGTATTCAGGTCGTCAAGGACAGTCTCTATTATATCTTCCCGGAACTCTGAATCTGTCATCCAGCTATATTCGGATTTCAGATCATATTCAGCTAGATACACAACAAGATCTCTTCGAGCCTTATAAGGGCTGTACTCGTAAAACGGGCGATCATGACATACAACCTTGCTCGCAAAGTACCCTATGTTCTCTGTGAAATCATTGAATTTGGCGTAACACATATTATTATAGTTATGTGCAACAAGATGCCCTAGGTCTCCTGATATGCACAAAGTATAGCAGTCTTCTTGAAACAGGAAACGAATTGCGTAGTTAGATGTAGCTGGATTCTTGAAATCAAGCACCTTCACCTTGCCGTAATCTGTAAACGTTGCGATGTGATCTTTGAATTGCTCTCGCTCATACGCTAGCTTGTCTTCATTAGACATATCTATCTACCTCCTTCAGTCCTTACGGAATATACAATCCGTCATAGTCAGTTATGGTTGGATACCCTTGCCTACAGATGCGATGAAACTCATCTAATCCCTTTGCAGCGATTGTCTCAAGTAGGAATACAAGCAGCTTTTCTGTTTCTGGATGAAAATGTCTGCCCTTGCGTACCTTGTTGTAGTAATTCAGAGGCTCTTCCTGTGTCCACTTATCTGGGCTGTAAGCCATCCCTGCGCCTATCCAATCGCAGACCATCTCAATAACATACTGTGACGGTATCTTATATGCTACTACGTTTCCGTTATCATCGAAGTCAGTCCACCACTCCCAATGATGCTTGTTGTGTCCCTTATGATGCAGCCATGCGACAGAGTATCCGTATCTTCCTTCTCTGCTTCAATAGGGCTTCTGTTTCCTTGAAAATACTTAGCACTTGCAGAAAATTCAGTTATACTGAATTTAGACAAGTCGTGAATCAATCCCTGCCATGCGATTCCGCATGCTCTGCATTCACGAAATACAATCGCTTTGTGTTTGCATATTGTTTTGAAATGACGTAATCTTGCTCCCATCTAATGCTCTTCTCCCTTCTTCTCCTCGATCATAGCATGCACATCCTCGCGAATTTTATCTTCTACCTCGCTATCATATACTAAGCTACCGCACTTCTCACAGTAAGGCAAATTGACGTTGACGGTGAAATCGTAACCGTCTCCAGAGTAGCGTCGCTCTGTATTCTTATAGATCCAATTCCCTGACCTGTTATTACATTCTGGACAAATTGCTTTCATCATGATACCTTACCTCCTGATATCAGATATCCTCATATCTTGTGCAACCTCTATTCCGTGAATGAATGTATCGAGGGAGCACGATCTAGACCACTTCTTCGGACCTACTTCTGATTCTACGTAGCATTTCAACTCTCCGTTAGAATTCGCTATATGGAACGCTGTAATTGTGTGTTCCTCTAATGCACCGGCTCCATACACGAATACTTTTGACCCTACACGTAGCGTAAGGAAATTCTCATTGACCATTGTCCCTTCCTTCCTAACGTCTAATCTATTGTTTCAATTACATCAGACTCAACGGCTTCCTTGATCTTCTCTAGTAAGTAAAGCTGAGCGTTGATCATGATGATAACGTCTTGCTCTGTAACTTTTGTTAATTCCTCATCTAGAATTGCCTTCTGGTAGTCGATGTATTCAATCAGTGTCATTGTTCCTCCCTAATCCTCATAGATGAGTCCTACGCGAATTCGTTCCGATATCTTCTTTAGGCTATAAGGATCCGTACGAATTACTGAACCATCGCTCATCTTAATAGAAATCGTTCTTTCGCAAATCACTGCTATTTGGTCAATATTTATCAAGACCCAATCATTGTCGGCTACGTTGTGTATTGAGATAAAATTCATCTACTCTCCCTCTCTTCTATATGGTGCGTTCTACCATTTCTTTAGTTTCTCACAACAAGATGAATACATCATACGGATTAAAGTACAATAAACATCTTTGCCGAAAAGTTTTTCAACCACATCCCCATCAGTAGCATTGTCAGGGATAACAGTGCCGATTTTCACTGCTTTTGCTAATCTTGTTTCTACTTCTTGTGGTAACAAATATCCCTTGCCGTCATTTACAAGATTATCTATTACTCTCTTGTGGTCTTCTGGTATCTCAATCAACACTTTCATCGTGTCCCCTCACTTTCTGTAACTTAGGTTCATATCTATCGCATTTAGGGCATTGGGTTGAGTATATTACATGAAATTTGTTCCAATACTCTCTGCATAGATCACCATGAATGCACGGGCCTTTATTACTCATTGGTGTTCCGTTGAGTATCAGCCTCTTATAATGTCCTAATATGTCACCATTCTCGACAAGCTTATTGAGATAATTCCATTCATGCTCCGTTATTTCAATTTCTACTTTCATCCTGTCCCTGCACTTCTACAATCAGCTTGTCTATAAGCGATATACAGTAACCAACAACCCTCACTAACTAATAGTTGTCTATGCTTTTAAAGCTATTACTAAATCCCTCCATGCTCTCCCTGATCTCCTTGATTTGGTCTAGTACCTCCGCACGTTCGATTACATCTGCGATAGACACACTTTCAACCATCTCCCTTGTAGTTAATGAACCCTTATCAAAACAAGTTATTTTTGCATAAGGTATTTGCGTTCTATCTATATATTCCGCCATGTTACCCCTCCGTCTCTGCAATCTTAGCTTCTTTTCTCATTGCTACTCTGTCCTTCTTGTGATACATTGCGTATCCTTTGAGATAGTGGATCCTTCCCTTCTCGCCGCCTCTATCGTATGCAGTATTCTTACATTTTCTCTTCTTTGCTCTGCTTGTCATAGACCTCTTCTACCTCTGCAATTAGATTGTCAATCATAGCAATAACTCCATTTATTGCGCCCACCTCGACATCGATAAAATCATTCGACTCATCGTCTCTGTATTTTACAGCATCTTCACGCAAGGACTTGATTCTGCTTAGCGGAACTAGAACATCAGGCGCGATGGGTGATATGCTATGATTTGCAATTACAAGACTGTTAGAGTCTCCCCATCCTAGCTGCAATGATCTGTCTACGTCAGATTTATCTCTATACTCTACCATGTTATCCCTCCAGCTCTGCAATGATCCAATCAAGAATGTGCATACATTCCAATGACCTATTTTTCTTGCCCTCTTCATATCTGTTTGCGGGGCGAGTGTACCATCCTTTGGCTACTTCCTCTCTAGCTTGTTTAATTGAGTCTAGTGAAACTGATTTCTCTAGTCTATCTATTATCTGATACAGCGGAACGAGCTCAACACCTTCAATCATCATCAGATCACAATTGTATTTATCTTTCATGTACCGTTTTCTATCGGTGTACCCTGCCATGTTTACTCCCCCACTTGTGCAATCAAATCGTCAATAATCTGCAAACACTTCTTGTACGCTGAATACTGCCCTTGCTCCACATCATAATTAGGATTTGTCTTGTAGAGATGCTCTCTGTGAAAATCTGAATAATTGGCAACTTCATTTCTAGCCTTTTTGATCTGGTCAATCACGTTCTTGTTAGCTTCAAGTTGCGCTTTTGTTCCACATTCAAATCCCGTCATAAAGTCCACAGAATAGTAACGTCTATTTGATGGATTAACTTTAATTTGCTTCATCTCGCCGTCTCTCCTTATCTGCCTCTAGGATTGTTGGTGCGTTGTCTATATCACGTTTTGTTATATACCTGTAGCCTACTAAGTTGCCTTCAAGGTCAATATTGTATCCTGCTCTTAGCGAATCGGCATCGATCAATCTACCATGTCCTTTAGGAAGTACTGTGCCTTTCGCTATTGCTTCTTCTATGTTATTTGCATAACGTTCTCTAACATGTCTTTTGCAATGTTCTAATACATATTCATCTAACTCAATTACTATCTGCATTCCTCACCCTCCTTATCTGCTTCTACGACTGTGTCTGCACATTCTATTTGTGCAATTCCTACAGCAGTAAATTCATTATGCTCATCGTCATCATAGTAGACGAAATCTTCTTGGCAATCAGGTACTAATTTATCCGCATCAATCAGCCTTCCGTGCCCTTTCGGAAGTGGTGAGCCGTGTTTCAATACGTCTCTAATATCACATTGATATACTCTAAACTCTTTTCCACTTAATATATCCTCATATCTTCCTTGCGGTATGTTAATTACAATCTGCATTAGAACAACACCTCCTTCACCTTTCTTTCAATGTTTTGACACAAAGGGACTAACATCTTTACATCATTATCAGGTACCTTATCTTCATCGATGTTTTTACATACATCTTTTTCTCGGCTCATTGCGGAAAGAAATAATCGCTGTTCTGAGTCTGTTAGTGTTGGAAGCGGCTTACCATCTAGAATAACTTCATGATAGTATCCGACATTTCCTTTTCCGAAAATCTTTAGGGTTTCGTATGCATCATCTGATATATCAATTACTAGCTTCACAGTCTAGTCCTCCTTACCTCGAGAAGATTTTACATTCTTGTTAAAGCGGTACGATACTTCAACTTCTAGCTCTATATCAGTGTCAGGTACACTGATGTTTAAAGTACAACCATCTGAATCTTGCTCATTCAATAATCCGCACAAATCAACAAGTGCGTGTAAGATATTTTTAGACACGTTCATAATCAGTCCTCCAGCTCATCTGTAAAACCTAGTTTTTCTAATGCATTGATAATATTATTTGTTACCTTATTAGTGCAGTCATCGCATAATTCTGCTTTCTTATAGTACCATCGTCCATCAATGAAGATTTTCCATTCACGACAACAATCACACGGATACCATCCATCTTCATATTCTTCAGACTCGTCAATAAAACATCCGCACTCGTCACAAAAGAATTTATGAGTCACTTTAGCTTCCTCTACTACTGTAGTTACTTCTTGATGCATTATTTATTGTCTCCTCTCTGCGTCTCCGCAGTAGAAATACTGGCCTGTTTCAGTTTCAAGATGATTACAATAGCCGCACATAAAAGAAGCATTCTCATTGAACTTCCAATGGTTGCAATTCTTACATGTGATGATTTCTACTAATGGGCAATCACTTGCTCTTTCTTCCATCTGTCGGATCCAGGGCATCGGAAACTGTGTTGCACCACGAGGACACGAATAACTGTAATCAAGTCCGCTACCAAATAGGTACTTTCGGAAGTACATGCAATGCTGACAACCGTCAGGCATCTTTTCATCTTTAATTGCTACCATCTACTTTCCTCTTAGCGTCTGAACAGTAATCATAAGCTCGTCTGTATTTCTTCTTAACTGAACAATAACCTGTCCCGGAGTTATTGCCCTCCCAATTATTGCATTCAGAACAAGTAACGATTTCTACTAGAGGACAATCGCTAGGCCTAATGTCACTCTCACTGAACTGTGCATGGTCGCATGTGTTATAGAAAGGACAATAATTGTAGACTACTTCGTCTGAATAAAGAGGACGAGTTGTGACTGAGATACAGCCATTTGGCATCTCCATGGCTTTATTTGCTATCATCTTCACCACTCCATTTCTGCTCCGCAATGACAATATGGATATTCTTTCAAGAGAGTTATTTTTCCGTGATATTTACTAGTTATCTCACGATTACATTCTGAACAATGATAAGTAGCGTATCCAACCGCCCGCACGCCTTGTTTTTCATTAAGAATCCATTTCCCTTTCTTGCGTGTAGGTGTTACAGACTTCAATCCGTTCACTATGTCAGCACATGCACAAATAACATCTGCAACAGCATCCCCATCGAAGTATCCACCGCCTCGGAAACCATCAGCCCACTCCTCCATTTTTTCAGTAGCTTCTTTTCGGCTTACTGCATCTTCACAAGGCGCTTGCTCTTTAATCTTCCATAACTCATATTCAGCTTGCTTTCTTGCAAGATATTCACTCTCGTAAACCTCTCTTGATACCGTTTCTTCTTCTAAGGCTTTCATTGCGATATCAAGTGCTTGCCCATACTTCTCACTGTATACACCACCTACGGTATCTGGGCAGTGTAGTATCTGATTTGCTTCTTCTCGTGTCATGGCTACTTGGATCCTCTCATTTCTGTTCCGCATTTCGGACAATAGTTCTGTGGAATAATTAAACTATGTGACCAGCCACATTTACTACAAGTTTTCTCTGTATATCTTATTCCCAATGCGCCTTGTTCTGTGGATCCTTCAATCCACTTTCCTGTCTCACGGGCAGGTGTTACAGGTGGCAAGTCAACGAAATGCTCATAGAATGCAACATGCTGATCTGTCGGAACTCTTAAGTACATGTTGCATAGCCTATCTACTTCGATACGACTTACTGCGTCTTCGCAAGGCTCCTGCTTAGTGACTTCGATAACCATATCTAAAGCACCATCATATAATTCCCTTTCTTCATCATCTAATTTAGAATAATCAATGTGTCGAAACGCACGAATTATTTCCTTTGCTTCTTCTCTGGTCATATCTACTTACCATCCATTCTTTCAAATAACTTACACCACACATTTGGATTTATTGGGGTTCCTGTGCATTCTGATTTCTTTATAACCAATATACGAATCTCAAAAGGGCAATTACGTTTGCATCTTGTACAAGGATATGGAATTTTATCTTTTTGGTTTTTCATATCTACTCAACTCCTAAGTAATACTTCTTGATTCTGTCCTCTCCGACTGCTTTGATGCAATCGTATGCTCTCTCCATTGATTTAAAGTAAAGCTCACTGTGTCGAACTGATATGTAGTTAGCTACGTCAGCAGCTTTGGTGCAAATGTTATAGTAAATATAATAGTGAAGCGCGTAGCCGTCCCACTCTATGCCAAACGGCTCTGCAAACTTTTCATCTCTGCGAGTACCTCCCGCCGATTAACTGCAAACTTGGCCTTCTCTTCTGTAAGGAAACAGTTATCGGTACGTGCGCGGCTCTTGTCCCAGCAATCGTTGCACCATGTGGAGCAGCTGATTGAACCGCTAGATTCTATGAAATAATAATCATCACCATTTTGTGGCCAGGACTGCTCCTCCCTGACAGGTTCAGGCTCTTCATACTTCTGCAACTTATCAAGACCATTCTGGTCAAATACAAGAGCATTGAATCCCTTTGCCTTGAATAAGCCGTCTACAGCGTTGTCATCAACTTCGATAATGTATTTGCTCATATCAGTGCCCTCCTATGGCCGTTTTACTAACTTTTCTATCTCTTGCAATTCGCGCATACGCGAGATAGCAAACACTAGCGCTTCCTCTTTCTCACTGTTACTGCCGTCCTTCTGCTTATCGAGTTCAAGGACTAAGGCAGTAAGCACTTTCTCTGCTTTCTTATAGTCCATTCTATTCTTCCTCCGAACCTGCACCCATTATGTATTCTTGCACCATAGTGTATGCGGCGCGAAATCCTCCCCTTATGTCAGCGTTGATGTATGTTTTCATCTTGTCTTCCATGTCATTCAGCAGCTCTTCATATCCGGTCGCTTCTTTGTTCTTGCCTTGCTTGAACCATGCATTCAGCTCATTATGACAAGATTGACAGAGGTCAAGCGGATTATGACCTGCTGTATACAGAAGTTTTCCTCTGTTATTGCGGATCTTCTTGCATTTCTTGCCGCATCGGTCACAGTACATTGTCTTCTTTATCATAGGTACTTTCCTTTCTCGAAATGTGCATCAAATACCTCTAGGTACTGTCCTCCTAGGATATGACACACCTGGGACACATCTCTGTATCCTTGTGAAAACTTCGCATAGTAGATATTCATAGTCTGCACACTGTCTTGAATAGCTTCGTTGAAGAATGTGCTTTCGTCGAGTCTATCCACACGCTCCTGTAGCTGGTATCTATACTGTGTGTAAAATTCATACAGTTCCTGTACTTCTCTGCACTTGTCTTTGACCCATTCTAGCATCTTGTCTTCCATGCTAGTCTGTATATTCTAATTAGTTTGCTCCTCCATGCTCATTGCCCTCCATCTTTTTGATGTCCTCTACTAAATCGATGTATTCGTCTATTAGATCTAGTATGCGATCTAACGATTTGAGTGTCAGGTTTTCGAGGATGCAATCAATCTCCCCTCCGTACATTACTCCCATGTTAATCTCCTATCTGTTATTCTGCGAACCCTACATATAGATGGAACCACACGAATGTAATCTGCTTAGGCTCGCCCCATCCTTGAATTAAGATTGTAGGTAGCGGAAAGAATAAATGATCGTAGAATCCTATTTCGAATGTCATATCTAATTGTCCTCCTTGAGTCTAAATGGTGAATTCCACCAATCTAAGTCGAAATCGTGGAATCTATTACCTATCCACATGCGGTACCCTAATACCTTGTCATGGTCAAATGTTCCATGTATTTCTGACACCTTCACGTATGGAAACAGGATCTGAATGGCCTGCCAGCAAGTAGCGTCATCTGGAATTTCAATACACCGATTGAGAACACGTAGAGTATCTTCGCACAGAAGTGAAATGCAAGTATCACCTGTGCTTACTATGTCATCTTTGTGCTGTGCTCGAGTATGCTTCAGAGCATCTTCTAACTCCTGTTTAGTCATAGTTCCTCTGTCCTCCTTCAATAATAGGGTCGAGGATGTCTAGGCAAAACCTAACACCTCGATCAAATTCGTTGTCTGGATCGTGAAATTGTTCCTTCATACGCGTTTTAGCGAGTTTGACTTTTCTCAGTGCATTCGCAGCAGATGTCTCGCTGCTGAATAACGTGCCGTCGCTTACTCCTCGATGATATGCTGCCTGTAATGCAGCAGATTGTTCAGTTGCAGTCTTCCATGCTGTAGTTACATCAACTCCGTATATCGCTAAGTTCCGCCCAAACGCGAGTGCGATTCCTAGCTGCTCTACAGATAGATTCTCTGCTAGTTCTCTGACTAGCTCTTCTTTTCTTGCGTTATCATCTACTGACTGCTTCATTCTGCCCCTCCTGGTCTAATCCAAGATCTTTTCTCAGTTGCGTAGCTACTACGTTGATTTCATCTTGTAGTAGTGTATCATACCCTAAAGTATGTAACTGAAGTACAATAGCTCTCCACGATGCTATCAATTCTTTCTTTGAATCCATTTCACAACCCTCCTACAATAGTGTGAAAATAAAAGAAGCATACAGCTTCTCGTCTGTATACTTCTATAACGATTTTAGTTGAGATTCAATTTAGTTAGTAACAAAGAAAATAGGGCAATGCTGTAGCACTGCCCCGTCAAAGAATATGATTCTTTTTGTACTCTGTTAGGTAGGTGGTCACAATCCTACTTGACCTTCTCAGTGGGCTTTCTTTTGTTTTACTTAGTCGCGCCCTACGACCAAATCTTCATTTTTAATCGTCTACTGTAGCAAGACCTCTCTATTAAGACCGCCGCCCAGAAGGTTACGGCGGTACGTTCTATAATGCTGTAAAGATTACTTTAATTCATTTCAATTCCTATTAACACACTGCTTGCATAAATCGGATTTCTTAGGAATAGGACAGTTGATACAAGACTTTGATTTTCTATTCTTCTTCATAAAATAACCCCATACTTTAATGCAAATACATTACATGCCCGAACAATCGATGTGTGCCGGATAACATAGAACCATCTGCACCTAGCAATTCAATATCACCAGTTGTCGTAAGTCTACAAGTAATTGTACCGATTCCAAGTGACACGATAGGAAACATGAGGGTTCTCTTTGGTGTATACTGACTACCAACATACGCCTGTTCACCTATGGACAGAGATAAATCTGCAAAGAATAGTTCTCTAATATCACCTTTCTTGTATCCAACCAAAAGATTATTGCCATCAATATTATCTGCATTTGAAGTCGTTAATTGTGTATTTATCTCGTTTATCGCTGATGTAACGATTTTGTTCTGCACACCGTTGGTAGATGTTGTGCTCAACTGTGCATCCATTGCAGCTTTTCCTGCAATATCTACTAGTTGTTCATTGTCATCGAAATATTTTGTTGACATGAATTTTTCCTCCTATTGATAAAATTTAAAAATTATATATAAAAGATATAATTGGATAAATTCAGATCAAGCTCGCCGAGCGATGCGATGCTCAGCTGACTCTCTGATCTGATTGTATGTTCTTCTGCGATGTAAAGATTACTTTCTCCAATAAGTAGTCCAAGATGCACCATTATCGGTACTTACATTCAACGAAATTCCTTGTTGATAATTAAATTCAACTTGCATGATATAGGTAGGAGAAATACGTATATTAAAGAAGATGTAACCCGGACCACCACCAATATTGATTTGTGTTGTATTAGTGAACAAAACTTTGATTGCGTCTAACTTGCTATCAACTTCTGTATCCAAACCCGATAAATGTGTATTTATCGTGGATAATGCACCCTCCACTGTAGTCTGTCCAGGCACAGCAGATGTAGTTACTTGGAGGCCTGTGATGGTATCAGCAGCGTCGTCAGTGATCTGTACGATGGATCCAGGTGCGATTTCGCCCCTTTGAATCTTCCCTTCAATTTCTGCTTGTGTGCCGATTACACCGACACCAACAGCCCCTAAAGCAGCTGTCACTACTTTATTCATTACTGCGTTTTCAGATGTTGCACTCAAGCTGCTGTCAATTGCGTAGTTTCCCGCAATCTTCTTCAGCGCGTTATTTTGGAAAATGTTTACTGACATGTTATATTCTCCTTTCAGATAACTATTGTAATCTGTGAATGATATCTATGTTAATACAAGGTGTTAGTTTACTGCGTTTTTCAGGCGGCCTTTCTTGTCACCTGTAAGCTTTCTGTACCAGTAGTTATTGCGAATGTTGACCCAGAAGTAGTGACCTTTACTTGGAGCTCCAAGGAAGCCCTGCCATACCTTTACGGGAACGTCGTAATAGAGATATACGTCTCCAGGACCTCCGTTCTTCCCCTTAAACTGAATAACTACGTCTCCTACCTTCTTGTCCTTCATTGTGATTCCGTATGACCACAGATTAGATGACTTGACACGTACGAGATTCTTCGACATGTCTCTTGAGCTTGGTTTTGCAGCTAGTATCGCTTGTGTATACTTCTTATCGCATATCCCCGCAGAGGCAAATATATCATCGCCGAAGTAATCTTCTAATGCGACAATCAAGTCGTCAATTGTATCGAATGTTTCGACTGTTGAATTCTTGCCCTGCTGTGCAGTGAGTGTTATTGTGTTTTCACCTAAGTCGAGTACAAGCTCTGTATCTCCTGCAGATGCAATCCATCTACCTCTAGATGAATGGAATCCGAAGTTATCTACAATGAATTCAATGTCATCGGGAGCGTATTCGATAGATTCAGAAGCAGTGAGTCTATCTGAGATGAATTTCTCAGCTAGCTCCCGGTCTGCGAATCCGCCTGGCCATACTAGGTCTGCTCCCGATACGATGAAATACAAATCGTCATGTGGGACTATTGTGAAATTAGGCTGATGCTTACTAGAAGACAAATTCATAGTCGCTATACTCCTTCACAATGTATTTGCAGACGTTTTGATAGATTTTGTCATTCAGAAACGCTAAGTTATCGAGTTCCTCTTCTTTGATTGTGAAGCTACCTAAGGTCTTCTCCCACTCATCCATCTCAATGACGTTGACTCTTAGCTTGTTAGAATACGTAGTTAAGTTGATATCAATGTCCATCGACTCAAATGTTTCTGCTCTGTATCGCTTCTGGTAGTATATAGTGAGATAGACGTCACATTGATTAGCGCTGAATTTAATCTTAGTTGCACCATCAATGTGCTTGTAGAGATATCTACCTACTTGATTGAGTGTCTGCGCAGGACTCATCTTATTCATATATTAGTGGCCTCCTATCGCATTCATTATGTCATGATACAATACATACATGACGTCTGTCGTCACATTGAGCATGACCTTTGTTCCCCACGGGTACTCTTCTGGTCCTAAGAATCCCCCATTGGCTGCAGAAGATGTATCTGACGGATAGAATCCAGCAGATCCTTCTACCATTGCCTTGATTGAGAATCCTGAAAGCAAGATCAACACGTCTGTTGTTATCTCTTCTGTGATAGCAAGTCGAATAGCTCCTGTTGTATCGAATCGCCAGTCGATTAAGATCTCTTCGCCGTCCTCAGTTGTTACTGGCTGAATAGGACGATCCAAGTCACCTTCAATACCCTCAGTAACCCACTCATCTGTATGAATTGCAGATGACAAGATAGGTTTCACCTTCATGTATGGCCGCTTTCCTGTAGCGGATCCATATTCCACTAAGATCTGCTGATTATTCTCAGTTACGATGTAATCACCGTATTCTGTAACTAGTAGATCTGCATGGCGGGTACGTGTCCATTGGCCGGGCTGCAATGCAAGGCCGGAAGTAATCTTTATGTAGTTTCTGCACTTCTCTGCATAATCTTCTGGAATAACTTCTGGATGAGGATATGTAGGAGTCTTCACACCTCCTGGTGTCTCTGGATGAAGCTCCTCTGTGTTGCTGATTAAGCGGCCGTAGCTGAGCACTTCCGTAGCCCACGGGCCTCCGTCTGTTATTATGTCACCATCGAACAAGCTTGCTGTAATAGTTGTGCAAGCGCATAATGACGATTCTTCTGGTAGAAGGAAGTCGATGTAACCTGCAGGAGTTCCTGCAGCTACTTTCAATATCATTGAGCTTCCATTCTTCATAGTAGCAGCTATCCACTCACGCTCCGTAAGGATGTCCGGGTGTGCGTCGTTTGATAGAGCTTGACGTACGTATATTTCGTATGCAGAAAGACCTACTGATCTTCCTTCATTAAATATCTTTCTCATCCAGTAAAACCTCCTATCGTGGTAGTATACAAGGTCCTGCCCTGGATTTTATTCTTCGACAAGATCGACAGTCTCACGCAGTGCTTGTTGTTGCTGTGCACGGAGCTTCTTAAGCTCCTTCAGCGTCTTTCCTGTTATCTTGTTGAAACATGTCCAAGAGCAAGCGTAAACTCCGCTCTTCTTGTAAGCATATTCTTTCATGTTGTAGGCTTCAGTAGCTATAACTTTCCCACAAATAGCACATCGTAACATAATTCTACCTCTCTCGTAATATTGATGTATTTGTACAAGGTTGATCATAGTAAAAGGAGGTACATTTCTGTACCTCCTCTGGTTATTGCAGATGCTTATACTTTCTATTCATTACATCTTCATACTTCTTCCGGAATTTCTGTCGATATGTCTCTGTGAGCCAGCTAGATGAGCATTCGTCTGTTCTTACTGGTTTATATGCGTATGCAGGGCATGTAGTAAGTGCACATTGTCCCCCATATATGAGCAGGTCGTTTTCTTGCATCCTGTCGCTTTTGATGGATCACACCAATAGAATACCTCGGTAAACATTTGCCCTCCTTATGATAGGTACTGTGTAGTGAATGCAGCTTCTGTCATCTTAGGGACGCCTAGCTTATCTGCTTGCTTATTCTTACTGCTTCCGGACGACGGATCGTCAGTTATTAAGCAGAGTGTGTCTTTGCTTACTGATGACGCACATTTGAATCCATGCGCAGCAAGTAGTGCCTCGAAGTCAGCGCGCTTCATGCTGAGCTTACCTGTGATGACTACCTTCTTGTCGTCAGATGAAGCTTCCATCGGAGTCCAATCAATCTTATCCTCTATGAGAAGCAATCGACTAAACTTGTTTCGATTGTCCTCAATTGACTGCATGTTAGCTACTCCAATATCTTTCTTCATACTGTCTGTTACATGTATGTCGAATCCATGTGCTAGATCCTTAACTAAGTCAGGATACTTAGCTAGCTTCGCTGCATTCACAGTGCTGAGACGTGGAATGTTAAGTGCGAGTATTGCATCATACAGTGAATAGTGGCCATCGAAGAGCGCATTGTACATTTCTACAAATCGAGTGTAGAGTACTCCGCCATCTACTGTAACGTTTATTCTTCCGTGTGAATAGATATCTTCAACAGATGGATTGCTACCTAATGTATCCAAGAAGAATCTCTTCATCAGAACATCGCTCAGCCCAAAATACGGAGATAAGCACTTGCACCAGATAAGCAAGTCCTGCATATTACTGTCAGAGCACTCTGGGTTAGGGCACGCTAGGTGAACACCATTCCATACAAGTTCCGTCCTGCATGCAGGGCACACTCGCGGAAGTGAAAAATCAGTAGCCACTTGTAGAACCTGAGTCATATGTGGTATAATCTCACCTGCCTTACTTACTTTGATAACAGCGCCTGTGCCTACCTGCCTATCAAGTATATTCTTAGCATTGTCGCCGTGGCACCAGCTTACTACTGTCCCTGCAAGCTCAACAGACTCGAAGTTGATTCTAGGGATAAGGTACTTCGTCTTGCTGAGAGTCCATTCTACTCCTTTGACTGTCGTCGTCTTCTCTTCAGGTGGGAACTTATAAGCAGCTGCGTCATATGTTATAGCTGTACCTTCTCGCTTAGTGTGAATATCGGCTAACACAATTCCATCTGCTGGATACACACCGTACCACATCTCTCTGAGATGTTCCATAGAGGAAATGAGAGTTGAGTTGGTCAATGGATTGAGTATCTTATGCGGTACTACTTTGTTGAAGTTATCTTGTAGCCACCCGAGTATGGTGTCGTAATCAGGTGATCGTGACGGTAAAATGCAGTCAGGCGTAAATTCCTGGCCTGTTTGTGTATAAACCACAATCGACAGGAATCGAAGGTCATCTACCGGTTTCTGGTTCGGATTCATCAATCCTGCAGTCGAATTACGTGGGTTAGCTGCGTCTGGATGGAGTTCCCGAAAGTCTGCGAAGCTATCATAGCTCATGAGAATTTCGCCTCTAACAGAGCCTGTGAATACTTCATCATCTCGCAGACTCTCCAGTGATGGGTCAATTATCTTGACCTTATCTGTGATGTCAATTCCTGTTATGCCATTACCTCGTGTGAGAGCACGGACTAGCTTCCCTTTCTCATAATAGAGGACTACGCTCATTCCGTCTAGCTTCAGCGATGCTATTTTGATTGTAGACGGATCCACAAGTGAGCTGTACTCTTTATAGTTGTGACACTTAGGGAGTGATCCTGCTTCTGCGTATTTATGGCGGACTCTCTCGCCAGCGGTTGTATCCTTGTTCACATCATAACCATGACCCACTGCAGTTAGCAGTGGGTTGTCTGGATCTTGCTCCTTGAGAGCATCTAACATTCGGTCGAATTCTTCATCGGAGACGTTCGATGTTCCATCGCTATAATAGGCCTGCGAAGCTTCTTTGATAGCCTTCTCTAGGAAATTCATCCTACACCTCCTGAATAATAGAAGCAGTAGCGCAAGGCTGTACTCCGGCAAGGATGTACTGTACGCCATGCTGTGATGAAATGAGATCAAATAACTGAGTAGCGTTATCTCCGTCAAGGTGATCCAATAAGTCGTCTACAATGATTACCTGGAGATCACATCCAGAACACTTCAGCAAGCAATTCATCATTGCTAAAGTGAATAAGCACTTCTCTCCTGATGATAAGGATGCGTATTCAACATACTTGCTGTCTCGAGTGATTCCGAAGCTGAATGAGTTGTTCTTCTCGCTTACGTTGAATGCAGCAGCTACGTCATCTTTGAAGAACTTCGTCAAGTAGTCTGTCATGTCATCTTTCAACTGGCTGAATGGAGCTGCAATGAGGCGATTCTGCAATCCGTTAGCGCCTGTCAGCTTGACCCAATCATTCAAGCACTTGATATCATTCTCAAGCTCAAACTTTTCGCTAGTTAGCTTATCACTGAGTTCATTGAACATGCGATTCGCACCCAACTTCTTTACTCGCTCGTTGAGTGAAGCTAATTCTGCGTCAATGTCCTCTACGGTTCTGTCGGACGGAGCAGCCTGAGGCGCATCCTTAAGCATACTCTGATAAGTAGCTAATGTACGATACTGGCTCTCCTTGTTCTCTTTCTTAGATTGAGCAGCCATCAACTCACGTGAGATTGCATTCTTCTCCTGCTGAAGAGCATTGATGGATTCTGTAAGTGCAGCTACTTCGTCGTAGATCTTCTTGGCCTTAGCTTGATTATCTTCGAACATTGCCTTAATGCTATCGCACTGTTCTTTTGTGTATGGACAAGTGTAGTCTCGAATAGCAGTTACCTGAGCATACTCAGCAGACTTCTCATTATATTCCTTGCGTAGCTCGGCGATCTTAAGTCCTAAATCAGCCTCTTTCCTCTCTAATATAGTTACGGTTGTAGCTAGCTCAATAATCTCCTGGTCCTCGTCTGGACGACTCGCAGGCAGCAGCATGTTAGCGATTCTCTCTCGAATCGGCTCATACTGTGTATTCCACTGGACTACTTCACTTCTGAGCTTAGTCAATGCAGCAATAGATTCATTGATCTCATCTTCGTCGTCATTGTCTGTGTCGTCATAGTGGACAAGTGAATTGATTGTGCCCTGCAAACGCTGCAACTGACCCTTGTTGAATGACACAGCGTCTTTAAGCTTAGCGTTAACGCCGACTACTAAGTCAATTCCTTCCTTTCCGGATTCTGTTACTTCGTCAATGATGATCTTCACTGACTCAAGCAATGTAGGGGAGCAGATAGCAGAATCGGAAAGAGATTCTGATAATTCTGTATCCCAGTCGATGTCGCCAGCCTCATTAGGCAGGAATTTGATGAACCACTCCTTCAGCTTGTTAGCTGTCAGATTAGTGAACTCACTGAAATTGTAAATAGGAAGTTCTACTTCGTTGAGGATGTCCTCCACATTGTACTGCTCCGGATCAGTTATTACAGTTGACTTGACTGATGACCCTGAGCGAATCCACTGACGTGTGATGGATACTGACTCGCGTCCTTCAAGCTCAACGATAACAGATAAGTTGTTGCTGACGCAATGCTTCATGATTCCTTCGTTGGTCTTTGCATATCCTGGAATGTATCCGAGCAGTGCTAACTGGATTGCTTCAAGAATAGTAGACTTTCCTGCGCCATTCGGACCTACGAAGTAAGTAGCTGCATCATTCAACTGATAGACAAATGTGCCCCCTCGATGGAAGTTTGTGAAACTGATTGATTTGATTTTCATACCTTATGCCAACTCCTTTTCTTGCTGTTTCCTAGTTTCTCGTACTTATATGTTCCGAAGACTAACTGTGATAAGTTAATATTCGGTAGCACTTCTTGATGAACCCACGACACTATGTCTAGCTTATCGTGTTCATGTCGATGATAACGATTCGGATACACAGTAATCACAGGCTTCATGACTACACCTCGATAGTCAATCTTGACGATGTATACTTCGTCCTTGCAATCATCTCTTCCTGAAAGCCGTCTAGATATACTAGTCAGAAGCTTTTCAGTCATACTTCCTGGTACAATATCAATTGAGTTCATGTAATATTCCTCCTAACTCTATGCTCTAAATACTACTAAGTGATTCTTGGCTCTTGTTATTGCTACATAGTATAGATTCTTCATCTCTTCTGAATTCAGCTGGAACATTCCGTCATCTGCTCCCATGACGTAGACAGTAGACCACTCAAGTCCCTTTGCTGAGTGAATAGTACCTACGTAGATGTTTCTGCCTTCTTGTTCTTCTATCTGGTCTCTAATGGATTCTAGCAACTGTCGATTAGTGTATTCGGCTTTCTTGTCGAATTTACATTTGGTCTTAATCTTGAGCAGCTTGGTGATATTGTTAAACTTAGTTGCGGAATCTTCTCCTGTGTTGAGGTACTTTCTAATCTGAATGATCTTCTGGCTATGCCCTTTGATAGGCTCCTTGGATCCATAATTCTTAAGGAACCATCGGATGTCAACCTTCTTTTCAATCTCGCTAAGTCGAATGTAATTAGCATACTCCTCTGATGTAAGGAATGTTGACAACCAATCCATCATGTATCCATTGTCGAGAGCACAGTTGAGAAGCTCAAGAACATCGCTTAACTTAGTAGATGAATTGAACTGTATATCTTCTTCACGTAATCTCTGGCTGATCATCTTAACTTCATTGTTTGTACGACAAAGTATGGCGGACTCCTCTTTGTTATTCTCTTTGAGGCGATCAACCAGCATATCGAGGTGGTTCTTATCGACAGGTGACTTATAGTTACAATGTGACCCGTAAATCACTTCTACCTTGTCCCCGTCTCGCTGTCCTTCCATCTCGATTCTATATGATGGATCTGCGTATCGCTTGCTGAATCTGTTAGCAAATTCGCATATCTGTCTAGTAGATCGATAGTTAGAATGAAGCTTCAATACTTTCCATGTCGGATCTATTGATAGCATCTTAATGAATTCATTTGTGCAATTACGAAATTGATAGATATTTTGCAAGACGTCGCCGACTAGGTAAACATGGCAGGTCTCCGGGAATGACGCTACAAATCTGAACTGCTTCGGATCCATGTCCTGAGTCTCATCTACAACAATATACTTATACTGCTCTTTGTATCGTTTGATGCACTCTTCATCCTTCTCGAATAACGCGCAGACATTATAGCATAACATATCGAATGTGATAATATTCTGCTCTCTGACCTGTCGTCTGAGCTCTTTCTTGTATGTATCTACTTCAAACTGTTCTTTGTCTGTTAGGTTAGATGCTTCTAGTCTAGCTTCTGGAACAGTGCAGTGTGTCTTCTGCCGTACTAGTGATTCGAGTTTCTTGATATCCTTCTCGTCACAGATGTCAGGTATTTCTTTGTAGCCTAGCTTTCGTCTAACTTCTTTGTCTTTCACTAACAGTGAATAGCAGAAGGCGTGGAATGTTCTGAATTCGGGCATGTGCTTTGGATCTACTCCTGGAAGCTTCTTGTATTTCTCTTTCATTGAAAATGCAGCTGCATTAGTGAAAGTTAGCACTAGGATTGAGTAGTAAGGGACTCCGCTATCGACTTGTCTCTTTACTCTAGATACCATCGTTGTTGACTTGCCCGCACCAGCACCCGCGAGACATAGGATGTGCAGGCTGTCGTCATTGATTGCTTCTAACTGTTCTGGATTGAAATTCATCTTTGTTGACCTCATAGTAGTGATATACTCTGCGATCACTTAACGATTTTTCTTCAAACATAGAAATACAGCAAGCCGTTGGGGTTAGCTTGCTGTATCTATTCAACTAAAGCTAGGGCCTCGTTTTAACAAGTGCCTAGGGGAAGGATTTGGCCTAAGCCCTCATGAGGTTACCTGCTTTGAGTAAGTTGACTAACTTAGTATTCTGGGATTGTGTGCCGCTATATGCGGTGAATCCATTAGCTGCTGCAATCTTGCGTCTGTGAGTCATAGATGTATCTTTCTCACCGACCGCTGCAAGAGCAGTTACGATGCTTGTAGATGTACCTGTATACTTAGGATACTTGTTAGATGTAGTACCCGATGAAGATGATCCAGTTGCTTTCTTAAGAGCTCCAGATTTAAGCAGGTTGAGCATCTTGATATTCTGATCGGATGTTCCGGAATAGTTGTTGATTCCATTAGCAGCTGCGATCTTCTTGCGGTTGGTCATGGATGTGTCCTTTTCACCTACTGCAGCAAGTGCAACTGTAATGGATCCGCTTGGCCCTGTATATTTGCTATAGTAGCTTCCGCTAGCCGACGGAGCCGGTGCGGGTGCGGGCTGAATTCTGGATTTTCCAGATGTTACAACTACTGTATGGCCTCTGGTACAAGTTACAAGGACATCACCTGTGTACAACGGAGTCTTTGACTCAGATACAAACTTGACTGCAGGCTGGAACAATCCGGACTTAGTGAGCACAGATGCTTCATTTGCAGTAGTGAAGTTACCTACATCTACTTTAGCTGCTGCAATGATACAAGCACGAATAAGAGCAGAGCAGTCACATTCCGTGCGGACAGTAGAGCCGACGCCGTGTGTGATTACTCCTAATCTCTGATTCTGATCATATCCGAGATTCTTGTTATTGCATGCAGTTACCATTGCGTTTGCAATGCCTTGTGCAATAGAATCTGACTTCGGGCGCAGAATGTACCAGCCCTGTCTATGCACATAAAACGATTGCATGGATACTTCGCCTCTGTAGTCAGGAGTGCTAGTCTGCTTAGAGTCACCAGCAGCTCCTCCGCTGATTTTTCCACGCTCGTCTATTCTAGCGCTTCCAATAATTGTTGACATATTATTTACCTCCTAACTGCTCAATAGCCTGTTTCACTTTATCATAGCCTACCATAGAAACAAGACCGCTTGCTAATCCCATCAGAACAGCGTAGATGATATTGTTAACAGTAAACGGAATCGCTCCGAGCTGATAGTAAACAAGAGTGCCTATTGTGCCGATAATCAATGCTACAACAAGTGCAACAATATTAGTGCTCTTCTCTGTGAGTGTAGGAACAATCTTCTTAGCTGCTTCTACAACTAGACCAGAGATAACTGCGAATGCAGACAACATTGTAAGAAAAGATACCATTGTCATAATAGTTAACCTCCTATTTCAGAATTTTCATCAATCATTGATTCGTCTAATTGATCAGGTTCGGATTCTGGATTGAAGATCATACGTACATTCTTGCTTACCTTGATTCCAGAAAGTGCAAGAAGTTCGAATCCAAAGAATCGGAAAAACTGCTCAATCAATGTTGCAGAGACTTCAAGGCCCCTGCCAGCTAACACAAGGACAACAACACTGAATGCTAAAACTATTGTGAATGATAGTAGAACTATAAGCAGCGATGCGTTGTCTCGGAAGAATGTCCATCTCTTGTGTCGCTTTTCTCTTTTTCCTGACTTCATCTTGTGTTCCCTCCTTCCCCAAAATACCATGAAACATAGAAAAAGTAGCTCCACCTTTATGAAAGGTTCAGCTACTTCTTCTACGTTAGGAGTTAACAAGACACGCCAGAGATTAAATCTGGTCTGTGTAACCAACAACTTTACCGAATCCGGCCTTAACATACTCTACACGAGTCATCTCGTCATTGACTTTCTCACCAACAACTACATTTCCTGTGAAAATCACTGGCGGGAGTGTAGCTGACGGAGCAGTGTAAATGCGGATTCGCTTTACAAATTCGATTTTGCCCTCAGCTGGCTTCTCTTCCTCAGCCTTCTTCGGCTCTTCTTTCTTTTCTTCTTTCTTTTCCGGTTCTTCCTTCTTTGGCTCTTCCTTCTTTGGCTCCTCGGCCTTCTTCTCTTCTACAGGCTTAGCTTCCTGCTTAGGAGCTTCAGCTTTCTTCTCCTCGGCCTTTTTATCCTCAGCTTTCTTCGGCTCTTCTTTCTTCGGAGCTTCAGCTTTCTTCTCTTCAGCTTTCTTTGCTTCTGCCTTCTTAGGCTCTTCCTTTTTAGCTTCAGCTGCTTTCTTTTCTGTATCTTTTTCAGCCATGAAATATATCCTCCAATCTACATTGCCCAGACCATCCTGAGCAATATGTTTGCCCTTCCTTGCCTGAACTCATCTAGGCTAGGATTCTGGTGATATAAAAGGTGATGGGCTTTGACTGATTGTTTGTATCCTTCTACGACTGTATCTACTACTTCTTTGTCCTGTACGTAGCTCATCGTATCGTAGAGGTTGTATATTTCTTGGCTCCTAAGCGACTGATACTTCCGCTGAGTCAAATCAGGTAGGTCTCCAGTAAGTGCCCAAGTAAGCAGTTCTGATTCAAGTGCGCATACATCATAGTTGCGAGCTAAGTTTCTAGATGCACGTGCTAGGAACTTGACAGCTAAGTATCTATTGCCTACTTGGTCTGCTAGTTTATTGAAAAGGTACTGATTGTGTGCCCACATCTTCGCTATTCATTAAAGCTCGCCAACATCCTTTTCCGAAACCGCGTTTGCAGAATTGCTCTTGTGTTATCTTTCGGCCACATCTACCGCATCTTCCTTCATGATATGCAACCATCGGAGTCGTATGGATCAATTCCTCTTCTGTAGCCATGCGGACTAGGTATCTGATTCCTCTGACTACTTCTGTACGGTCATTGAACTTTGATCGCTTAGTTAGACGGAATTCATCGCCATCTAACAGCCCGATGTAATTCTTGTGGTCCTTCCCTACAGAGAATACAAATATGTATGATTCCGGAAATTCACCGGGGTCTGTAGGCCGTAAGAAAGCATACTTATGACACTTTCCTGAAGGTGCTAGTAGGACAACTTCTGCAGCTCCTCCGTGGATGTAAGTATTCAGCACATCTGGTTCATGGAATTCACAACACTCTTGCCGAATTGTATCTTCTACACGCATACTATTTGCCTCCCTTCTTAGTGTCGATACATAACGATTTCTACGCAAAACAGGAGCAGCACATCTCTGCGCTACTCCTGATTGCGATGGTGAAAAGTATTATGTATAGAAAGGAAGATTATTCAACTGTAAGTCCTACTTTTGCTAGTACTCGATCTACTGTCAATAGAGCGTCGTCGATAGCAGCTTGCTGCTGATGCTCTAGGTTCGGATACATTAGATTGAGTACATCTTCGAACTGCGTGTATGCTATGCGCATATACGGATATGCATCTTCCGGACGTGTTATCGGTGCATCAATCTGTATAGGATCAACTACGTCGGTTGGTGGAATAGGATTTGGCAAGTACTTCTTATTCTTTGCGAAGTACCACTCCTTGACGTTTGCAAGCATGCTCTCTGCTGCGTATCGTGGGCTACTGATTGCATATGGGGAATCGTCAGGAGATGCTAATGAAAGCGCGTCTAACACGTAGTCAATGTTGGTCTTACATGCATTCACCATAGATGCAAACTCACCCAAGACATCTTCTTGCTCGATGTCTTCATCTAACTTCTCTACATCATAGTCATCATCGTACTCTGTGATGCGATATGTAGTAGGCTCTTCCGTAAGCTGGTCGAGGAAATCATCTGCGTAGCTTACTTCGGAGAGCATATCAGCTGCTGCTGTTACATTGCATCTTATCTTAGATGCTACTAGCTCCACTTCGTTAGATGCAGTTATCTTGCGAAGTGTTACGTCAATGGATTTGCTTGCTGGAATGTTTTCCTGTTCTGCTGGATTCTCCATCATCTCATCCTCCGTCAATCTAAACATACCATTATCTTCCAGCCATTTGTCAATGGCATCATCAATTTCAGAAGAGCGTCGCACCTTATCAGAATTGAATTTCGGTGTTACAATCGGCTCTTCTGGATCCACGTCTACGACGAATTTGTCCTTCTGACCTTGGACAGGGGTTTCTGTGACATGAATAGTAACTGTATGCTCTTCATCGTCTGCGTAAGCAGCTACAATGTCGTATTCATCAGCTTCGCTATTTTTGTCGATTCTTGTAAGTTTGTTCTTCTTGAGGACTTGCTCAATTCGCTTGTCGAATTCTGACTGATTCTGACGATTGATAAGAAGGGCTTTCTTATTTATTTCATCTAAATTGAACCCAGATACGGGCTTATCTTCTCTATCAAGGACCTCAGACTCTACATAGAATGTATTCTCCTTATCACGTACAGGAGATAGTTTCACTACGAATGTGTATTCTTCTCCATCAGCGTCTGCCACAGGCATTCGTGTAATGGATTTGAGCACACCCATCTCCTCTTGATATTCTGCTGCGTAATCTAAGATCTTCCCCATCCCTTTGAAGAATAGATCAACTAAATTAGAAAGCACTCCTGCTTCTACAGTTGTCTTATTGTCTACATCACTCATTGTTTCTCCATAACTTAAAAGCCGCCTGCAGGGTCATTCCCACAGGCGACTGTATTCACAAAACCAGCGGTCGGGGGAAACCGGCAGCCGCTAGCTTTGATAGCGGTAATTACTTACGGCGCGGGATTGGGCGGCGAGAAACAACCTTGCGAGATGCCTTAACAGACTTCTTGCCCTTGAGTACCTTGCGAGATGCCTCTAAGATCTCCTCATCTCCCTCAGGAACTACTTCGAAGGTGTCATCAGCTACCTCGAAAGTAACCTTGTCGTCGTCTACTTCTACAGCTACATCCTCGCCGGTAACTTCAGCGATGAGCTCTGCAACGTCCTCAGCCTCGAAAAGCAGATCAGTAGCTTCAGGAGCTACCTCAACCTCGCCTGCATCGTCCTGAACGTCATCAACAATTACTTCATCCTCAGCCTTGATCTTGCGGCTACGGGTATTTACCTTCTTAGAAGATTTCTGAATATACATAACGTACCTCCAATTAGTTTAGAATAATTAACTTGTTCTTTTTGGCCTCTAGCTCTGCTCGAATAGCCTCAAGCTCTGTATTAGCTTCCTGGAGAAGGATATCTCCGTCAAGTTCTACATTTGAGCTAGCAATCTTATACTTGGAACGGGTTCTACCTAACGCTTTCTTCATGTTAGCTTCGCTCATTCGGATAAGATAGTCGATCCATGTGTTGCTCTTGATTTCAGATACATCCTTATAATCTGGAACATATCTGATAGTAACAGCTGCAGGCCGTGGATCTCTGTGTGTACAGTAGATAACTTGGTTATCTTGATCATAATCCCACTGGAAATCAGTGGATAACGTGTTGCGGACTTGCGCCATCGCCATCTCCGTCATTATCGGATCAATGTTGATGGATGTCGTGTTGCCAATAGCGCTGTACGTATTTACTGAAGCAGCTACTTGGAATACGTTACCGCTGTCGATTGAACTCATTGTTAGGCCTATTCTAGGATAAGCAGCTTGGACATTCAACACCTTCACGGTTTCGATTCCTACTTCTTTCAGGTCGATACGATTACTGAACGGAACTGTCTTTTCTACTGGCGTCTTGATATATCGCTTAAGCTCGCGAAACGCGATAGTAACAGCTTTCTCGATCTGCAAGTTCTCTACATTATCATTAGCAGGAAGACCTAGCATGAAACTAACTTGATCTACAATCTCGCTCATTGTCATGATAATTGCCTCCCTTCTAAGATAGATCATGTTTCATTGTCGAATTTCGACTTAAGATAACAGCGATGTGCTGATAATCAGCGCACCGCTGTCTCAAATTGCACTGATAATACTACTCGCCGATGGTGATAGCGAATCCCTGATCAGCAACTGCAGGAGCTACTTCCTCAAGGTAAGCGATTTCATCCTTGTCATCAGTCTCATAGGTGTAAGTACCCTTCTCAAGCGCGCGCTTAAGAGCAAGTACGAGACCTGGATGAGCAACACTGTTAGCAATGAATGCTTCAGCAGCACCAGTAGAGCCGAAGCCTGCTACGTTGGTATCATAGTAAGTACCATCGAATGCAGGAAGATCAGCAGCAGCGTTTGTAGGAACAAACATGGCAGCGATCTCAGCTACAGGCTGACCTGCAGGAGCAGCAATAGCTGTATAAGTTACTGTAATCTGCATATCTATACCTCCATATAGTATTTATGTTACATATTCTTGCGTGTGAGCTTACGGGTTTCTCAGGCCCTCTACTCTATCTCAATCTTATTAAAGGTTGGGTTAGACTATCTGAATGTACCTGTCGAAAGCCTCCCTCACGGTCCGTGAGGTCATTTTAGCATAGTAACCTAATGTAGTTTCAGGACTGCTATGCCCCAGAAGGGCCTGTATGATTTCTACAGGGCATCCGTTATTCAGTAAAGACGTTGCAAACGTCTTCCGGAAGATATGCACTGTTGTGCGCACCCGTGACACTCCTGCACGCTTTCCTACACACTTAGTTATATCCTCTAGTGTCGTTACACTCATTCTAGTGTATTCCGTGGATCCATCGGGCATTCTTGACTTGCGTTTCGAGATGAATAGATAAGGGAGTGAGTCTGTTCTGCTTGCAATGTAAGCAGCTACGTCTTTCGCTGCTCTTGGAGTTAAGAATACAGTACGAGCTCTGTTACTTTTCTCACTTATCAGTGTAATCTGGCCTGATGATACATCTAAGTTACTGAGATTCAACATATGAACCTCTCCACATCTAAGCCCAGTAGAGAACAGCAGATTGATGATAGCTCGCTCAACTAGAGACGAAGCTGCATCTTGTATGTCAATTATCTCGCTAGGACTGAGATAGTCTATCTCCTTAGGCTCCGGCTTGATGGTTACTGCATTCTTGCCTGGGTTAGTCGGAAGATATCCTTCATCATGAAGCCACGTCAAGAAAGGACGTATGTAGCAGAGCTGATTAGATACCGATGTCTTGCTCATCTGCTGAGACAGAAATGCAACATAACACCGCACGTCATTTTTAGTTGTATCTAGGATTGATTTGTTTAGGAACTGTGAAAATCGATTGAGGCCTGATCTGTATTGAATCAGCGTGCCTTCTGTCAGCCCTTCTATGGATCTAAGGGCAAGATATGAATTGAGTAATTGATTGAATGGATCTATCTCAGCTGAAGGCAAGTTGTCACTAAACGTCACTGTTGCACGACGTAACTCATCTGATAGGGCCTCCCGAAGTGAGCTGAGCTGATCCGTCGATAGTATCGCAGTCATTCTAGATAAGATGCTGTGAATAAAAATTTCCGTAGACTTCATATAACACCTCCTCTATCGCAGTTGATTCGATAAAGTTACATGTCAATATGAGCTCACATTGTACTTATTCTATAATCTTGTTGCACTTCTGTAGATTGCATTTTCCATCGGATTTCAGATTGGGGCATGGCTTTGAAACTGCAACAAGTTTATTCCCTTCTCTTCGTACTTCGTCGCTGAAGCATCTGTTCGGGACAGGATGTCCGTTGTATGTAGCTAACAGATTAGTATCTGTTCTATTGATCTCGTCATTCATCTCTATTCTTCCTCTCTATATTACAGATCCCCACCTGCGTTGCGCATAGCTTCGACAAGTCGGTCTGTGTTATCTGACGATAATCCAGGAACTAGCACACTGGATCCACAATGGCAACAATAGGCTTCTTGCCACAGGTATGTATACTCTTTTCCGTCTATCTCTCCACTCCGCTCTGTGTCTTCTATGCGAAATTCATGAAGACTACAGCACTGCGGGCAAAATACTCGCTTCACATCTCTCATTGTGTTCCCCCTCCTTGGTACGCTATATTCTAGATGCGCACCACTCTCTTTCAACTGCTCGCTTTACTTCAGGAAGCATGAAACGTAGCTCATTGTTTCTCTTTTCGAGCTCTGCCATGTGCATGCTGTATTCTCGTAAAGAAGCTCTGAGTTCATATATGTCGTCATCGAACGTGCTTTCTCGAACCTCTTGATTGACCTTCTCCATAGCATCGACTAGCGATACACCTATAGGCGCGCATTCGAACGTCAGCTCTAAGTTAAAATGAATACCCTCGTCATCTGTTGTATCCGGATAAAACGACAAGCCAGCAAGCTCTGAAATCTTACCAGCATCATTTTCAAGCCAGTTAGAAAGATCCTCAGGACAAAACTTCTCAGGAAGAGCAATCTCTCTACTAACAGAAACGTCATTATATGTAATCACAATACGAATAGTATCCATGTCTGTTTCTTCATCCCTTTCGATTGATTACTCACATAACGATATCATCTGTGCCACACGTAGACGTCTTGCCCACAATCATATACAGGAAGCCAATGGTTTTGTAGCATGAGCTCCTCGTTGTCAGTTCCTTTTCCATAGTCAGTCCCGAATAACTGATCATACCCCCGCTGGCGGAGCAAGTTGTCAGTGATCTTGTCAGTACCCTTGGACCATACTTTAGCAGGCTCGGTTGTATGGTCTAGTGACATTCCGATAGCTGAGTAAACAGATCCAGTAAACTTCGCTCTATCGCAGTAACTGATAACTGATTCCGGACAATAATGTGATATGAAATGCGAGTATAGTCTAGATGCTCCTCCGATGACAGCAACATCAGAAGCTGAGCAAAGACGCAGAAGCTCCCATTGATACTTCTTAGTATATCTAGGTGCACCGAATGTCATGACTTGCACCAGGCGGCCATTGTAATACAGCCCGATGCGCACATCATCCTTGCGAACATCGTTCTGAATGTGATTCTCTTCAATGAACGCATGCGACGTAGTCCGTTCAATCTCTTTGACCTTGCATTGCCGAGCGTATATTCTTAACCTAGGATACAAGATTGCCCGTACAACCTTTTCTGTGTCGTCCCAATCAAAGAGATGGATGCAAGTGTATCCATTTTCTTGTGCTACTCTGGATTTCATCCTATGATAATCAGCGTCAACACATCCTCCCCAGTGGTTAGGTACTGCCGAATGAGTATATGATGGATCCACTTCAATTAGGTACTGTGTGCCCTTGACATGAATATCATACCACTTCATGTTTAGAATCAATTCAAATTCTGTATCTAATCCAGTTATCTGATGAATCACGTCTGCAACTGCCTGATTAACAGACGATATCTTAGGATGTCCTGTTTTAGCTAAGATAGCTTCTCTTGCTCGAGATACACATTCAGGCCGCATAAGTGCTGTAAGGACTCCGAATTTCTGCATGCATGTTGCTCTGACCTTAGATTGCACCTCAGGGAGCGAAGATGGATACTCGACTCCGTAATGCTCGAAGGCTGTCTTTCTCATCTGTTGCTGAATGATATCTGATTGTGCAGGATATGGAACTCCGTAGTGCTCCATGCTACACTGTCGATACTTGTCCTGACATTCCTCACTCTTGAGCCTATCTGAAATCTTCTTTCTGAATTCCGGTAAGTCATCTGGATTCGTAACTCCATACCGCTCGAGCATTGTGCTCTCAATCTTCTGCCGCAATACTGGAGACGCAGTTCCGTACCCGCCGTATCGCTCCTTCATGGTCTGCTTGGTCTTCTCTGCAATCAGATCTCGTTTTCATTTATACTAGCTACTGCCTTCTGTCTGTATTCAGGAATCTCTAGAATATTCTCAACTCCATATTTGTCGAGTAAGGCCTGCTTAGTCCTATCCGACCTGTATTTGACCATGCAGTGATGGCATCTAAGCTGTAACTCAGATGCTAATCTATCTGACTTCTGAAGAACAGGAGCCCCGCAGTCTACGCACTTCAAGTAATGGTCTCGCTTGCAGAATTTCTGATGCGGACGTACTTGCTCATAAAGTTTACCACAAGCTACACACTTCGCCTTCTTCTTCTCATTGATGTTAGAGTAGTCGAATGTGTCAAGTGAATACACTCCTGTGAAATCAGATACTGGCATAGCAAATTCCTCCGGTTAGTAGTTCATCACATAACGATTTACACAGAAAGAGGCCGCATAGCTGCAGCCTCTGATTCTTACAGGTCTTGATCCGTCAAGTAGATGCACTTTGAGATAACGAGAGTTACCTTCGTCTGGACGATCTGGCCGCCTTCCTGGTTCATAGCTCCGTTAGTCAAGTTTTTGATCCAAACACCTGGACACTTGATGACGTCACGTTGATTTCCCTGGCCATCATAACGAATAAAATAGACGGTCCGCATGTATTCGCTAGGCAAGCCCATCTTCTCCGTTTTAGAATCATAAACCTTCTCACGCCACTTGCGCAGCTCTCCTAAAACGTTAGGTGCACAATAGCAGTTGAGTGTCCAATCAACATCGTTGAATGTTGTCTTAGACGGGAACTTGATGACACCATTTCCGTAGTGTACAGTGATGGTATCTTGTTCCTCTGAGATCTCTCCGATGTCGTTTGTAGACAGAGTCAACAGATCTGCGTTTTCTGTTGGTGAGCTTCCATCCATGTTGTATACACGGATCTCGAAATTCTGGACAGTTAGCGGAACGTAGTTGTCCTGACCAAACATGTGATTAGTACTTTCATTTCCTACTAAGTTCGCAACACTTAGCTCTACATATGTAGAATTATCTTTCGATAAAGGCCTGACTAGTTGTCCATCTCAGCATAGCTGAGAGCTGCATTTTTCTTCCGCCATTTGCTTGCGGCTTTACTCTCCCTCCAGGAGATAGTCGATGAACGTTTCCCTTGCAAACTGAGTTGTTTAGGGAAGTCGATGCTAAAGACCCATTTAACTAGGCATTTAGGAGAGCCGTAGCTCCTTTTATTTCACCATGTGCCATCTGCAGAGTTTCTTTCTAGTTTCCTTGCATTCACGCCTAGCATTTCTACTTACGTTGTAGCATCTGCAGCTTTAGGGGTTCAAAGCAGTTAACGCAGGGCAACACACCCTTCACAGGATATGCGGGGCACTACTCACCCATTGATAATGGACTGAATGACATATTATCATACCTCCTCTGGTTATTGTTTGATATAGCTACAGTCATATATAAGGACACCGTCTGTTAGGAATCTTATATAAATATGTTTCTATCAAGAGAGGAGATATCTATGCCTACTGGAGTACCTCAGAAGTCAAAGAGATGCGCTATATGCGGCGAGTTGTTTATACCGAAGCATCCTGCTAACACTATCTGTAACAAGACTCACTATGCTAAGTGCCCTATATGCGGAAAAGATGTAGTATGGAACACAACAAAGAAGATTAGACCGTGTTGTAAAGAATGCTCTAGCGAGCAGAGACGGAGGACGTCATTTAGTAAGTACGGGACTCTGCACCCGATGCAGTCGAAGGAAGTGCAAATGCGTCATGCCGATTCTGTACGGATCCATTATGGAGTTGACTATCCTATGCAGTCAAGTGATCTTAGGGTTAAAATGAGTGAGACTACAGAAATGCGCTACGGAGTTAAGTGGCCTGTATTTGTAGATGCGCATCCCAAGGAGATCAAAGAGATATCTGCAGCTAGATGTGTGAAGTACAAGATGAGTCAACACGCTGCTGCTAAGTTTTGGAGAGACAATCACATGGACGATGTAGCCGACAGAGGGCTCCTTTCGCTAGGGCTAGTATACAAAGGAAGGCTTGCTAGTATGATGACGTTCGGTCCGTCAGACAATCCGCAGTTTGCTGTTGAGCTTCTAGGTGCTAAGGATAGCCCCTACTACGTTGTATTAGATGGGCCACAGGTTCTATTCAAGTGGGCAATAGAATATTTCGGGCTAGCTAATATCGTCGGATACTGCTATCCGGACTCAGTAGAGCAAATACTATTCTCGCGTCTATGCATGAAATTCAGTGGGTCCACTCGTAGAGGTCAGCTTATCTACACAAAATAAAAGCGGAACCTTTCGGCTCCGCTTTGTTGTGTTCTTTCTGCTACTTAGATAGGCTAGCTGCTAGTCTTTTTAAACTAGGCCAAACTGGTAAGGCCCACTCGCTATCGCTCAATTCAGATGCGATATCACGTGTGCTTACAACCTTTGCGATAACGTCGTTGCCTGATTCAGCTAAATGCTTGAGTGCTGCTTTTCTGTTGATATCTGCGAAGTGACCTAATACGGTTTCATTGCTATCAAGTGCAGTGAAAATGCCGTACAGGTTATCTTGGATATCTTTAAGCGGACCTAATGTACTTGATGAAATTACTCGTTTCATAATAGCTCTCCTATACGCGAGTGACGTCGAGCTCATCGAGCTCTCCGCTAGTATATGTTACATCTGCGTCATCAATATAACGATCTTCTACTTCATCGTCTTCTGAGGATCCGCGTCTTGTTACATCTACTCCAGCTACAGCGAAGTTGAATGTTCCTGAGCCTGAGATGAGGTATGTTCCGTCTTCTGTTGGCAGCATATCTACGAGGAGATTATCGAGATCCTCTACAAAATCAGATACAGTTCCGAGGCGGACTCCGTTTTCGTCAACATAGTAGTCACCCTTCTTATCTAAGTAGATGCTTAACCATTCGTCAGACTCATCTAAATACTCCCAGGAATCGTCTGCAACTTCAATCTTGGTACGGAATTCAAAATCAGTTGACACTGGATAGCTCTCTTCTGTTCGTATTACTCTATACATGTGATACGTACCCCCTATCTAGCGACCTGCTGGTGCTTGTTCTTTCATATCGTACAGCTTCAGCTCTTCTGTTGTAAGCATCCGGTCAAGCAGCAGGTAAGTATCCCATCCATCTTCCACGAGATCGACAATTTTAACATCGTTAGGCATCATTCCAGGGCCAAGGCCGTGTTTTGTCATATACCAGTAATTTGACCCAGTATCGACAGATGCATCAACACAAGTGGACTCTAATATGTTTCCATCCTCATCTGTTGAGTAGTTATCGAACCACTCACGAGCATCTTCTTCATTGTCTGTAGCGTAATCGCAATAGTCCTGATTCGGGCCATACAGCTCTTTGTCACCGAACATGCACACGTAGATCTCTCGGTCTGGCATCTCGTCTGGGTCACCTAACCACTTCCATAATGTGTAATCGGTAGTGAAGCCATCTGAATCATATACAGACTTGCTAGCGAGCTCTTCCCATCCGCTCTCCTCATCGCCTCCGATGGTATCTTCAATCTCTTCTACGCTTACTGGAAGGAACTTCTCGCCCAATGCGAATCCGATGTAAGTAGCACCGTCAGCGTCTTTCACTTGCTCCAAAGTATCGAGGGCAGCTAACTCTAGCTTCTCTCTGTATTCGTCCTTGGGTTGCAGCCAGTTTACATGAGTGAAATCATATCCGTCTAATGACTCTGCACTAGCTAGCTGATCGAGTGTGATGCCGGCTTCTTCAACTACTGTTGATGGATCCACTGCGTTGTAGTACTTGTTGTACGGAGAAGGAACAGCTCCTTCTCGCTTACTTGCGATGATCTTCATGCGACTATACCTCCCTGATGATCCACTTGAGTCGATGCTCGGACTCTTCTTTGCAGATAGGGCAAATACCTTTTACAAACTCAATGTCCTCTGATGACTCAGTAACAGCAGAGATGAATACATTCTGGCAATGGTCGCATTCTGCTATGTAGTGGTTTACGATGTTGTTATTTACTTCGATATCAGGGTCGTCTTCGTGCATGTCGTCGATTGTATCTTGTAGATCCTCTACGTTATCAGCGACGTCGTCAATGACTTCGGAAATCTCACCTTCCATGTCATCTTCTGCTTTTACGTATGTAGCAGACATCACTTTCTTGTGAGACGGCTTGACAATTGTCTTTCTACGCATATTATTACCTCACTTTAATATAGTATGTGGAAGTTTCTTCGCTTCTCAACTATACAAGGTAATCAGAGTTGAAATAATCGGTGCATGCTAGGCGGTCTGCAAACTGAAGAAGATAAACTAGCGGAACTTCTTGGTTAGCTTTCTGAAGCTCATTTACTTCGTTGTCTGCTACATTATATTCACCCATGTGCCAGCGAATCGCTAATGCGCAGTCAGGGCTGAGCACTAAGAATCTCGAAACAAGGAACATGGAAGTTACTCCGTGGCCTAATGCGATGTTTCGCTGATTCGTTCTGTAAGCCGTTTGCTTCTCCCACTGACCTGTCGCTTCATTCTTAACATTCTTTTCATATGACTCATAGTAGCCGATCTTGCACCAATCATGCACAAGTGCACACAATACTGCTTCTGACGGAACTACCTTACCAGAGAATGAAGGAACAGTCCATAGCATACCGACAGTTGCGTTAAATACTCGCAATGAGTGAATAAGTAGCCCGTGCTGAAATGACTCATGATATCGAGACGACGCTGGGGCAGTGTAAAAATCTGTGCTATGTAACCACTTTAGCATTGCTAGTGGTCTGGTAGTGTTGCCATCTCGCTCTCCTCCGACAGCAGCTGCAACAAGGCGAGTATCGTACTCCCTGATAAGCTCTTCTGCTGGCAGAGTCAAATCTACTTTCTTAGTCATGCAATCATGACCGATGATCATCAAATTCTTCACATACAAATCATCTAATTGTTCCATACAGTTATATCTCCTAACATTTGTTGCGTGTCGATAAGTTTGCACTAACATAACGATCAAAGAACATTATCTTCTTTAGCATAGTCTAAAAGAGCTTTTCTGCTAGGGATTGTTTTGATCTCCTTGTAAGGAATCTCCCACTTATCTATCTTCTTGATGTTGATGGATTTCTTTCCTGCCTTATTCATTGCATCTATGTCTCGGATATCGAGTAAGAATGCACGCTGATATGTAGCGAACAGTACAATCACATATCCGAATACGTGATCTATTGCAGACTTCTGTAGGAGCCCGTCATACTGAGTAGGAGTAAGCATCGACCACGGGAATCTATCTTCATAAGTAGCTTTGCTCTCAATGTAATACATGTTTGGGTACTTGAATAGAGTGAAGTCACATATGTTGTCGCTTCCCCAGAATCCTGTCATCTGATCTGGTATTCTGTCGAAGCAGTATCCATCTTCTGGCCTATCGAGCCATTCCTTGATCTTGTCCTCTGCTTTCTTTCCTAATTGCGTCAAATCTGCCATAACATAAACCTCTCTTTCAACTTAACGATCAGGCATCTTCTGATATAGATTGTTGCACGTTGCACATGGATGTTGCGTTACACACTTATCAGAATGCTTGCAATGTTTGCACTTGTTGTATTTCCTACACTCATCTTTTGAGCATTGCTCAAAAGATTTCAATGAGCACTGTATGTTTCCTGGTACAAATAACTTACAATCAAACATGAGATGTCCTCCTATGAAGTAAAATACCGGAGGCCTAAACAGGCTCTCCGGCAATTGTTGTTACTTAGATATCAAGAATGAATTCAACTCATCTAGCGCTGTTCGCATCTGGTCTACATTGTTACCATTGATGCCATGGGCTAGAAGAGCACTTAGGCCCTTTAGACTGACGCGTTGCGCATCTTCAAGCTGAGTAATTCTAACTTTGTCTTCGTCGTGACGCGCTTTGATATCTTTCATGTCATCCTCTAACTTGTCAAGACGCTTGTTCTGCTCTTCTTCTGGAGCATTGAACCTATCTCTAAGCGTGAATGTGATTACAATCAAGTTGAGGCCTGACAGTAGTAGTCCTAGAGCCATTGATACATCTGAAGGCGATAGTCTCATCTATGGTGTCCTCCTTATAAGCTTCAGATAGCTGTTGTTATGGTCGTCAGCTACAACCTCTCGGACAGGTTTTATGAGTCTGTCCCCTCTATGAATTTTTCACTCCCGTTAATTGTATAAAGATTACTTTAATTTACT